TGCTAATTCTGCCCCTGGGGCTGTATCTGTACTTCAGATGATTAATGAGGTAGGTGAACATGTCCGTGCTGGTAAGAATCGTAGAACTGCTCTTATGGGTATCCTTAATGTTACCCACCCTGATCTACTTGAGTTTTTGTCTGTAAAGTTAGATCAAGGACAACTCAATAACTTTAATATTTCTGTTGCGATTACCGATAGGTTCTTGGAAGCAGTGGAGTTGGACGAGGAGTGGTACTTCTCCTTTAATAACAAGGAGTATCATTCATATGAGATGTTGCGTAACAATGATGAAATTATTTATGTCATTGGTTTAGATGAAGAGGACGCAACAGCCCGAGCAGAAAACTTTCACAAAAAAGACTGGAAAGATACTTTTGTTTGTCAGGGTCGTAAAGACATTAAAGCCAGGGACTTATGGGATCTAATTTGGAAAAATTCCGTAGAATCTGGAGATCCTGGTATCTATAACATCGACTTGGCTAATAAATATACTAATGTGTCGTATTTTGAAAGCCTTGATTCGACCAATCCTTGTGGGGAAATATCGCTCCCATCCTATGGAAACTGTTGCCTCGGTAATATTAATCTCAGCAATATGGTGCTTGATGACGGCACTGATGTTGATTGGAAGAGATTGGCTAAAACTGTTCGTACAGGGATTAGGTTTTTAGATAATGTTCTAACGGTCAACAATTTCCCTACTGAGGAGTGTCGGACTGTCGCGCAGCGGTCCCGCAGAATTGGATTAGGTGTAACTGGTCTACATTACATGCTTATTAAACTGGGAATTAAGTACGGTAGCGAAAAGTGCCTTGAGTTTTTAGACCGACTCTTTGCTACCATACGAGATGAGTCGTACAAAATGTCGATTTACCTCGCAAGGGACAAAGCCCCATTCGCAGAGTTTGATTACAAAAAGTATCTAAATGAATCTTTTGCAAAAACCCTTCCTGCTCGTATCAGAATGCTTATCAAGCGATACGGGATTCGAAATGCTGTTATGCTTACTATCCCTCCTTGTGGTACTATCTCAATGCTCCACGGGGTTAGTTCTGGAATTGAGCCGATATTTGCTGCTATGTATAACAGGCGTTACCGCACTAACAATATTTGGAAGGAGCAATTAGTTGTCGATCCGTTATTCCAAGAGTTTTACGAAAAAGGAGTCCCGCTTGATAACTTTGTCGGAGCCTATGATGTTGCGCCCGACGATCACATTAAAGTACAGGCGACGATTCAGAAGTACATCGACTCCTGCATTTCAAAAACAATCAACCTTCCCAGCACTGCGAAAGCTGAGGACTTTTCTCAAGCCGCTTTGGATTATGCTCCATACCTTAAAGGACTCACGGTTTATCGTGCTGGCTCGAAAGGTAATGAGCCTTTAGAGGCTATACCCCTTACTCAAACCAATGTAGATAAATATATGAAGGGTAAGGATATAAAGTCGGAGGTACAGACTGGAGAAATGTGCTCACTTGCAGGCGGGGATTGTGGTGCTTAAATGACATATGTAATACAGGAACCTTGCGTAGGGGTTAAAGATACAGCATGCGTAGAAGTTTGTCCAGTGGACTGCATCCACGAAGCTGAACCAAAAGAAGATACTTCTAATCTTCCGATGTTTATTCATCCCGAAGAATGCATCGACTGTGGTGCTTGTGAACCAGAATGTCCAGTAGATGCAATAAGGCAAGAAGATGAGTCGGAAGATAGATGGATCCAACTTAATGCTTTGTTGGCAGACGAGTATGATAACTCTTAGTAAAAAAGCACAAGCAGAAGTTAATAGGATTGTTACCGAACAAAATTTAGGTAGTGTTTTTCTTCGTGTAGGTGTTAAGGGTGGAGGGTGTAGTGGATTTTCATACACTTTAGGTTTTGATGATAATAAGACAGAGTTAGATATGCAGTATGGCAATATAATATGCGATCCTAAATCTTTTTTGTATTTGAATGGTACAGAGGTTGATTTTGAGGAAAGCCTTATGGGTAGAGGGTTTAAATTTGAAAATCCTTCAGCGTCAAAAACCTGTGGTTGTGGGGAGTCATTTAGTGTATAAACGAGACGATCAAGTAACACGGGACATTATAGTTTTAGCTTTACTGTATGCTACTTTAGGCTCACTACTTTTATATGGGTTGTTTGAGTGGTTAGGGTAATGGGGTTCTTTCTCAGTTTGTTAACTGCCTGTCTACCTCCAATGATGGAGCATACTTTTATGGTGGACTCTGCCATTGAGTGGGTAGCTGATGCGGAGGATAATATTTGCGGCTTAAGCGACCTAAGAATGATTCGCCAGCCTGGAGTGGTAGATTGGTTAGCTTTAATGAATGCCACATCAGAGATTAAAAAAATTAACAGAGAAGGTATTAAAAGGGACAGCCCTGAGGGTATAATATTAATCACAAAAGCAGAAGAAAAATGTAGAATAGCTTGTGTGAAGCAGATGCGTAAAACTAAGGTAGATAGTATGTGGAAAAGGATAACACATCAAAGTAAGCTTCCTTGGGAGCAAACTGATGCTGTGATTGATATTATAAAGAACGAACAGAAGAAATCTGTATTATTTAAGTGGAAAGCTAAAGGAGCTATAACTCCGTAAAGAAACAATCTTTTTTTGCCTAACGTAGCCCCTATATAAAGGGGAGAAATACTATGGCAAACTTTTTCGGAACACAACAACCACAAGCTCCAGGGACATCCCCAGACCGTACCCCCGTTGACTCAAGATGCTATTGCACTGATGTTTGTAATAACGTTATTAGTATAAATGTCAATAAAAAACTACCTGAGGGTTCTTCAGCGGGTACAGGAGAGTTCACTCAAGCAGGGATGATTAGAAGCATTAAAGTAATGTTTAGTGTAAAGCAGTTTCGTGACTGTACTCTTTGGGCAGATATTGAGAATCCAGATCAGGAATGTTTTAATTCTTCTACAACAAATGCATCTTCTCCTTTAGGCACTCCTACTGGAGGAGGGATGAGAGAAGCTTCATGTAATATTAGAAGCAGCGCCATCATTAAAAAAATCTTAGGTTTCACAGATACAGGAGTTTGTTCTGATATAGCTGAATGTGCAGACAATTTAGATATGACTTGTGGTTCTACTGAGCTTGTAGGCCACTGCAAGCAGGAATGCAAAATAAGTATACGGTATGCAAGACCTACTTCTCAACCATTTGGAGAACCACAAACTCCTCGCGCTGTAGAGTTTAGAAAAGAATGTGCTGGTAAAGATTCAGGTTGGAAAGATACTGCTGAACAAGCTGGTCTTACCTCAGAAAACGATCAAGGTATCATTGATATTTTAGAGGATAGTTCTTACTTTGATAACGATGATGTAGTTAACACACAATTTCCTGCTACTATACCTCATGGTACTACATTTGGTAATGATTTGGCACAAGATTTAGTATCAGGCGGAAACGATGCATCGAAAGCAATTTGCGGTATGCTTAAGCAAATGCAAAAAGATTGCCAAACAACTGGGTATGATCAAATTGAACTTTGCTGCAAGTGTGAAGAAGAGGAAATAGGATAATGGTTTTTTTCGGAGTGCATGGAGATGGGATCCCACCTGGGACAGGCACTGGTACAAGAACATGTGAGTGTTTACAGAGATGTACGTTTTCATTTAAGATAACATTAGAAAGCACGAAAGGGATACAAAGGCGAGGCTTTGCAGGTAGATCTCGCGGTCAGGATCCAGGGGGCCCTCCAGGTGCTGGAAAGCCAAAAACAGACCACCTAGAAGATAGACGGACTGTTATTATTGATGTCAAAAAAAGAATAGAAGACTTCTGTGTCAATAAAGGAGAGGCTGACCAACTATTAGCACAACAAGGCCCAATTTCCTCCAAACTTCCTGAATGTTTAAAGAGTGCTGATGGTGAGGTTATTAATAGTTCTCGCGGTAGCGAATTTTCTTTATCCCGAGTGCTAGAGGGAAAAATTGAAAGGCTACGAAAGAAAGAATTTTCTTCTGAATGCTGCGCTCCTACCTTTGAAGGAGAGCGATTAAAATGCCTTACAGTTTGTAATGGTGTGATTCAATCTCAATCTGAAAATGTAAAATGCGTCGATGATTGTGCAAAATTAAAACGAATAGAGAGAAGAAGAAGTGGCGCTATTTCACCTCAGGAAAATGATCCATTCAAAAAAGGCTATAATTGGTCTATCTGTGAAATGGAGCAAGAAGGAATTAGCCAACACACAAGAACCATTACTTGTACAAATACACATCAAGGTGATAATTTAACACCTCCTCCTGCGTCTCAGACTGATTCTGATTTGATTGATGTGCTTGATATGGACGAGATGGATGGAGACGAGACTGAAGGCATGGACTGGATGGGTGACGAAATGACCTCTAGAAGAGATACAAAAAACTTTGGAAGGAAAGTTCGTAATGCATTGCGCTCAAGTGATTGCGATTCTAATTCCCCAAGTGGTAGGATAAAAAAAGCATTCTGCGCTACAATAGAGGAGTTGATGTCTGAGTGCGCTGTGTCTGATAAATGCTGCGATTGCTGCTAAGACTAATATTTAGTTACTATTATTATAGTAGAGGTATTATAATGGCAAAATTCGACTATTTATGTAAAGACTGTGGTGTTATTTGGGAGCGCGAGGCTCCTGTAGGGAAAGCTCCTAAAAAAACCAAATGCCCTAAAAAATGTGGTAAATTCGGTAATAGGTATTATGGTTCACAACTGCCTAATTTTAACTGGGGGACCGATACTGATTTCCATACTGTGAGGGCTAGGAATAAAGAATACGATCTCAAGGGGATGAATAAACAGGAAGCAGACAAATTCTTAAAGGATTCGATTGAAAGGTCAGAAAGAGCGATAAAGAAAGGATGGCAGCACTATTCTAGAGTAACCCCTAATGGCGAAGAATTCGTAAAGGAAGGCAAAGCTAGAAGGAGAACTGAGGAAGAATTCACAGATGCTATTAATAATGCTAAACAATTGACGAGAGACAACTATAACAATGTGGGCCGAGATCCAGGTAAATTAGACTTCGATAAACCACAGTAGAAATGAAATACGATTTTAGCGAGAATATCCAACGAGGTATTCTCTTCCTCTCCAAGTACAATAGAGATTTTTATCTTCAGATTGCCTCTCTAGTGAAGGAGGAATATTTTGAATTCCCGATTCATGGCAAACTTTTCTCAACCATTAGGATTCACTACGACAAGTATAGTAGTCTTCCTACTGATGATTTTCTGGTAGAAGAAGTTAAGAATGTTAAAGAAGGTAAGGAACAGCTTTCAGACTATGTTGATGAGTTACATTACATCAACAGCATGGATACCTCTTCTATTGATAATGTTGAGTTCTATCTGGACATAGTAGAATCTTTTGCTAGAAAAGAGGCTATGAAATCAGCCATTACTGAAAGTATTGGACTGATGAAGGATGATAAGATTGATGAGATTGAATCCGTAGTCAGAAAGGCGCTAACGGTTAACAGAAATGTTGATTATGGACACCTATACTTTGATGGCATTAAAGAGAGGTTTGAGCGTATCTTTATGGAGGCTGAAGGTGAACGCTTTAGCTTGGTTTTTCCGACTCTAAATAGAGAACTAGAGGGTGGACTTAGCAGAAAAGAGTTAGCTATGGTAGTTGCTCCTCCAGGTGTGGGTAAATCCCTGTATCTTGTTAACCAAGGCGTCCAAGCGTTGATGGAGAATAAGAAGGTTCTTTACATCTCTCTCGAAATGAGTGAAGACAAAATTGCTCAAAGATTTGATTCTGTAACCACTCTTATCCAGCAGAGAAACTTAAAAGAGAAGTACCATATCGTTAGTGAGAGGCTTCAAGTCTTTAAAGACGAGTTTCCCGAGAGTCGTTTGATTATCAAAGAATTCCCTACGGGCTTGGCAACTGTTAATGCGATACGATCTTTGATGGTTCAGCTAAAGAATTACGAAGACTTTGTACCTGATATTATCCTCTTAGATTATCTGGAGCTTATGCGACCTACACGCGAAGGATTAGCTGAGTATCAAGCACAACAAAGAATTAGTGAAGAGCTTCGGGGTTTAGCGGTTGAAAATAATATTCTGGTTTGGACTGCAACGCAAACTAACAGACAGGGAAGATCAGTAAAATTGATTACAGACGCGGAATTGGCTGATGCGTATGGTAAGATTCGTACTTGTGACTATGCCGTATCCTTAAATCAAACAGAGGAAGAATTTGATGAAGGTAGGATGCGAGCTTATGTAATGAAATCCAGAAACGGCAAGCAAAGATTTGTTGTTCCTGTTAATATTGATTACAGCATACTACGACTAACAGAAGGCGAAGATTATTTCGATGACGAAGAGTAATCACATTTTTGATAAAATCAAAGATAACCCAAAGCTTCAAAAAGTTAATGTAGGTTGGGCTACTTTTGATATTGTATTTAAGAAAGGTTTAAAATCAGGCTCTTCAAACTGTTGGGGAACCTGTGACTTTGATACCTATCAAATCCACCTTGAAGATAAAATAGAATCCGCCCCCGCCCGAGAGACCCTCTTTCATGAGATATGTCATGCATATCTAGAGCTTTGTGGCATGGGTGGTGAAGGTGAGGGAGAAGATGAAGAATATGTGTATACTTCTAACGAGAGACTGACTATTACAGTCTCCCGAGCAATTATGATGTTTGCTCGACTAAACCCAGAATTATCAAAGGAGCTTTTATATGAGCAGGGCTGATGACTTACTTCTAGCGTATCAAGATTTGGATTGGGATCTGTTTGTAGACATTTCTGATTCTATCATAAAAATTAACGACAGAGATATTGATAATGAGCTAATAAAACATGCAAGTCAGTTTTCGTACTATAGTGGACTTTGCGATCTAGCTAAAAAAGATGTTGAGCAATCTTCACTAAGAGTTACTCAATTCGCATCTGAAACCAGGAAAGAGTACTCTATCCGCTGTAAAGCTGAGGGGAAGAAAGCTACTGCTAAAGATTTGGATGATTATGTTTTTTCTCATACTACCTACATAGAATTAAGCACTATTCTTAATGAGTCTATGCATAAACTTAACCTTTTGAAGAGTTTAGTTCAAGCGTTCATCCACAGAAAAGATATGCTTATTCAGCTTTCGGCCAATGGTCGAGCGGAAAAAAATATATATTCGTAACAATAATTTAATTAACTGGGTATAATAGCCTAACCAACAAACTGTCTACTACGACACAGGAGAAAACAATGGCAATTGATTTAGATAAAATTAGAGCTATGCATGAGAAGCTATCCAACCCCACATCGGGAGGCTCTAGCGACTTTAGCAATAACTTCGTCCAACTTCAAGAGGGGACAACAGTTCTACGGATCCTACCTCCCAAGGAGGACGATCTGGACTTCTACGCGATGACAAAGATTCACCGCGTACCTACTAGCGATGGGAATGTTAAGAACATTCATTGCCGTCAGGTTCATGGAGAGCAGTGCCCCATTTGTAACCTTTACTATTCTTTGTGGAAAGAGCCTACAAAGGATGAGAATTTGGCTCGACAAATTAAAGGTCGAGACCGCTACTACATGAATGTAGTTGAGCGCGAAACAGGTGATGTTAAGATTCTTTCAGTAGGAATTATCCTCTTTAAGAAGATCATTGCTGCTATGTGTGATCCTGATTACGGTGATATTACCGATCTTAAGGATGGTCATGACTTTAAGATTATTAAAGTTATGGAGGGCCAGTGGCCTAAGTACGACCAGTCTGCGCCTCGTCCTAAGCCTTCTGAAGCTGGCTCTGGGCAAGAGACTGCTGCGTGGATGGAATCTCTTCATGATATTTACTCCCTTGTTAAGCTGGAGGATTATGAAGAACTAAAGCAGATCGCTGAAAGCATCAATCCGTTTTCTGCGGTAGAAAGATCTGCTAACGATAATCATCAAACTTCAAATGACGCCTCTGATGATGATTATATGAAGAGGCTACAATCATGAAAAATACTATGTATATGATCAGTTTTGCAGCTATACTCGGAATGGGCTTAACTTCCTGTTCTATGGTCGAGGGCTTTTTAGGAGAAGGAACTACTGATTCTCCTGGAGGTTTCCTAGATACTCTGTGGGCTATGTTGAAGGGTTTCCTTCCTAGTCTAGCTGCATGGGAAGGGGTTGGATCTGTTTTTAGCCCAAGAAAGAGGCAACACTACTCTAATATGGTTATGGCAGTCGTTCCTCTAAATAAGAATGTTGAGTTTGGTGAAGCGATTAAGTCTCTAGGTTCTGGCTTAGGTCTTTCTCATTCCTCAGAGGCAACAAAAGCTACTAATGATAAAGAAGTAGCTGATAACAAAAAAGAAGCACTTAAGGAGAAAGCGTGATGGAAGCAAAAGCTGAAGAATTTCTTAAAACTATGCTTACAGGATACACCCAAAATGTGATGCAAGTTACTGACTACATTGCTAATACTGAGCAGCAACTCGAAGGAGCCAAAGCCCAGAAAGCAGATATGGAAGAGAAGGTCGCAGAGCTTGAAGAACTTTTAGGCATCGAAGAGGATGAGCAAGATTTAGAAGAAGAAACTAATGAAGATGAGGATTAATCTTTATTAATAAAGATTAATGGCTATAATATAGGGAGCTTCGGCTCCCTATATTTTTATTATGGATAGATTAAAGATACTTGTTGTTCCTGCTAATGATGGAGGGTGTGCTTATTACCGAGCATGGGCTCCGTTTCAAAAGCTCCAAGAGTTGTATCCTCATTTGCTAGAAATGAGGTTTGATAAAAATCCCTTAGGGATCATAGAAGAAGGGGAAAAAGCAGGGCAGTGGAAAGAAGACTGGGACTTCGAGAATATGAAATGGGCAGATGTAGTGTTTGTTCATAACATTTGTAACTGGGGGGCGCAATACACAGGGAGAGTAATAGGCAAAGCAAAAGAGTTTGGTAAATTTGTTCATTATGATACTGATGATTTGTTAACCGAACTATATGACGGGCATAGGTTAAAGAAGGTATATGAAGAACAGGGACTGTCAGACATCACAAAATTTTACTACAATAATTCTGACCTTGTTACGGTTACGCAGATAAAGTTTGCTGAGAGAGTTAAAGAGTTTTGTAGTGGAATTCTTGCAGTAGTAAAGAACGCAATTGATTATAATTTAAATTGTTGGAATGTTCCAAAAGCACCCTCTCCTAGGAAAAGGTTTGTTAGAATTGGATGGGCTGGCGGAATTCATCACGAAGAGGACGTAAAAGAGTTTGCTGGAGTTCCTCATTTCGTAAACCAAAAAGTTGGGCGAGAGAATGTTAGCTGGGACTTTTATGGAAGACCTCCCGTTCCCGAAGGCCAGAAAAAAGATTGGCAGCACGATGTTTGGGATAACTACGAGCGTATTTTGATGCGTGGGTTTAAAGGCGCTCGAAACTATAATATCTTTAATGCTCTTCCCGCAGATCATTACGGTGCTATCTACTCTCGTATGGATATTGCTATAGCACCCCTTCAAATGAACCCCTTTAATGATTCAAAATCTGAAATTAAAGTAGCTGAGTGTGGCCGATATTCCGTACCCTTGATCGCTTCAGATGTGGGATGTTACAACGAGACTATTCAGAATGGCGTTACTGGATACCTTGTTAGCCCAGAAGCCCCTAAATCTGAATGGGTAAAAGTACTAACTAAAGTTATTAGAGATAAAAAGCATAGAATTAATATGGGACAAAATCTAAACAAACTTTCAGACATGTACTTCGATTTAAATAAGGTTGCTGTAAAAAGATTAGAATTGTACAGAGAATGCTTTAAAGTTAGAGAATATGACGAGCTATACAAAAAATTAGAAAATTATGAGCAAACCCTTTATTAAAATTCTTAGTGGTTGGTCGAACCCTGGAGGATCAACTACCGCTTTCATTAATCTATGTAATATGTTTAATGATAATGGGATTGATTGTGTCTTTTATGGTCCCCATGCATGGCATATGGATAAGTGTCGTGCGCTGCCTTTAGATCAGGCAGGAGCAAATCCTGACGATAATGTTATTTTTCATTTTATAAATGTTGGGAATAAGTATCCTGTGAGGAAGATGGTGTATTCATGCCATGAGACAGATTTGAGGCCCGTTAAGGAGATCGTCCCTTTGGCTATTTATAACTTTATTCACTATGTCTCTGATTTCCAAAAAGATTGGCATGATGTGGATAAGTCTTCAGTGGTCATTCCGAATGTTCTTTCTGATCTAAAGAAGAAGTTATACAAGGATAGCAGTGTCGCTGGAGTAATAGGAAGTATAGACTCACATAAGAGACCCCATTTATCAATCAAGAGGGCTTTAGAAGATGGGTTTAAAGAAGTGCATTTATACGGGGCTGTAACAGAGGTTGATTACTTTAAAAATGAAGTACAGCCCTTATTAAATGATAAAGTTGTGTGGAAAGAATACACAGAAGACAAGCAAGCTATGTATGATTCGCTTCATTCTGTATATCATTCTTCCAAGAGAGAAACCTTTAATTATATTAAAGCAGAGTGTGAGCAAACGGGAACATCTTACTTAGGGTTAGACGAAAACGATCCTAACGCTACTTATATGGATAAGAAAGAAATCTTAGAATTATGGAAGGAGGCATTGGAGCTATAAAATGGATGACATCTACAGAAAATATTTACCTACTTTTTCAGAGCTAATTGATAGACTCTCTATTGTGCAATTAAAAGAAGTTTTTATTCCTGAGAATAAAGATGAGTATAAGATTGAAATAAATCAGATTATGCATGATATTGATCAACTACTTAACAAGCCATCACCTAAAAAGGTAGATGCTAAGTTTATAAGATCTTTGATTGTTCTCGCCCAAATGAATTTACATATATGGCACAATGAGGCAAATTACAGAAAAGGCATTGATGAAGGGAATAATTTAGAACTTACCCACGGTTTAAACGGTATTAGAAATACAGCCAAAAATAAAATCCAGGAGCTTTTTGGAGGTCGCAAGGACTATAAGATTGATTGCCTTGCTGCTGACTTTAAGGACTGGGAGATTAGTTGGTGAATGTTCTTGTTATAGGTGAGACCTGTCAAGATAAGTTTTGCTACGGTGATTGTAGTCGGTTAGCGCCTGAAGCCCCTGTACCTGTATTTACGCTTATTTCTGAGTTAAACAACCCAGGAATGGCTATGCATGTGCAGAGAAACATTTTATCTCTAGGAGTTGATTGTCAGATTTTTACTAATAGTAATTGGAAGGATGTACAGAAGGTTAGGTATGTTGATGATCGCACTAATCAGATGTTTATCCGTATAGATAAAAATGATGACAAAATTAAGAGAGGAAATGTTTCAGAGATTGATTATGATCAGTATGACGCTATTGTTGTTTCTGATTACGATAAAGGTTTTTTGACGGAAGATGATTTAGATTATATCTTCCGTTGCCATCCTGTAACCTTTTTAGATACTAAGAAGGTATTAGGTTCTTGGGCTAGACGAGCTAAGTTCATAAAAATCAACTCGGTTGAGTATGAGAAATCAAAGCTATCTCTTGATGAAAATTACGATAAAAAACTGATTGTTACTACAGGAAAAAACGGTTGCAGGTATAATAACATAGACTACCTTGTAGACCAAGTAGACATTAAAGATGTTTCTGGTGCTGGGGATACATTTTTAGCTGCTTTAGTTGTCGAATACTTAAGAACGCAAGACATAACTAAGGCTATAGTGTTCGCAAATGAATGCTCCACAAAGGTAGTCCAGAAACGAGGAGTAACAGTAGTAGATGAGTGAAAAGATTTTAATTACAGGTGGTGCAGGCTATCTTGGCTCTGTTCTTGTTCAAAAGTTGATGGAGTCCAAGAAGTCGGCAAGACTTGCTTACCATGACCCAAAGTATAAGGAAAAAGTAGAAACACCTTCTTTCTATGTGTGGGATACGGTTACAGTTTATGACAACTTAATGTATAAGCAGACCCCTCTTACTAATTATTGCTATCGTGGAGACTTTCAGTTCGTTCAGGGTGATGTGAGAGATGAGGAAAAGCTGCTCCCTTTAGTTAAAGAGGCAGATGTAATTATTCCATTAGCTGCCATAGTAGGCTTCCCTGCTTGTGAAGCAGACAAGGAGTTAGCCACTGCGGTTAACACAGATCAGATTGAGTTTATACTAAAAAACAAAAAGCCTTCATGTAAAGTTATATATCCTAACACCAATAGTGGTTACGGTGTAGGAGAGGCAGGTGTACATTGCACTGAAGAGACACCCCTTAATCCAATTTCTCATTACGGTAAAACCAAGTGTGCCGCAGAAGATGCCGTAATTAAAGACGATCAGATTGCTTTTAGATTAGCTACTGTTTTTGGTGTATCACCTAGGATGAGGCTTGATTTACTTGTTAACGACTTTACCTACAAAGCCTACAAAGATGGATACTTAGTTTTATTTGAGTGGCATTTTAATAGGAATTACATTCATGTACAAGATGTTGCCTTAGCATTTATCTTTGCTATACAGAACTATGAGTTCATGAAAGGTAACGCATATAACATTGGGCTCTCTGATGCTAATCTTACTAAGTTAGAGCTAACATACAAAATCAAGGAGCATTTCCCTGCATTATCGGTCCAATGTGATTCCATTAAAGAGGATCCTGACAAGCGAGATTATATTGTATCCAATGAAAAAATAGAGTCATTGGGTTGGAGACCCTATTACACCCTTGATGATGGTATTCGTGAGCTTAAGAAGTGTTTCACTATCTTAGGTCCCAGCTTGAACCAATATACGAACCTATGACTGAAAAGATAGCAATACTTCTTCCAACAAGAGGTAGAACCAACTGGCTTAAGCGGTTCTGGGCTTCGGTTAATGAAACCGCAAGATACCCAGCCTATATTACAATGTATCTTTACATTGATGAGGATGATTTACAGGGTTTAGCGGGAGCTAAATTTCTGTCCAATGCATATCCTAATAATGTGTTTTTTATGGTGGGTCCACGGATTCTAATGTCTGAAATGCCAAATAAGTTGTTTGAAATGACCTCCGATGAAAACATCATGTTTTTGGCGGGGGACGATCTTGTAATGAGAACTAGACATTGGGATCGTTTTGTTATTGAAGCATTTGAAAAAATCCCAGACAGACTTGCTTTAGTTTATGGCGTTGATGGAGGTGAAACTCAACATCCTCCTGACTTTGCTACACATCCAATTATTCACAGGAAATGGTTTGATGTGCTAGGGTATATTAATCCTCCATATTTCTCTTGCGACTATGCTGATACATGGTTAAATGATTTGGCAGATGCAGTAGGTAGAAAGTATTTACTTCCGATTTACAATGAACATATGCACTTCACACTAGGGAAGGCCGAATTTGATGACACATATCTTGACGGTCGAAAAAGGTTTGCTAAAGATAATGTTCCTCAGGTATTTGAAAATTTAAGAGACGCGAAAAAGAAAGACATAGAAAAAATTAAAACATATATACGGGAGTTTAAAGATGGCGAATAAGTTACTAGCGGTATACAACACTTGTGGTATATTTAAGAATCCAAGACAGTCGGTTGAGTATATTAGAAGCATTTCCAGCTTGTTAGAGCAAGATCTAGATGGAGTCCAAGTGGTGATGTCTAGCTGCCTTAACGATGCAGAAACGCGGAACGCAGTTCGGGAGTATTTTGAGGAAAGTATCTCGTATAATTTTATTGAAGAGGTGTTACCTGTAAACGCCACATTTAACCACACTGTGTATCAATCAGTTAAAAGGTTTGGTGAGTTTGATAGTTATCTTTATATTGATTCTGGAATAAAACTTCCTAAGAAGAATATATTTAGTAATATGTATCAAACATTAAACTCTGGTCCGTATTCATTGGTCTCTACCTTGGTGGAGAATGATTTTGCTCCTAGACATTTAATTGATAAACTATTGAAAAGTGCTGACAATGTGAAGGCTATAAAAAAAGAGGCTAATACTTCTTTAGGTTTCCAAAAAGAAGACATTTTCTTAGAAGCTGTGGGGGATTCAGACGATACAAATGAGATAGTGATTCCCGTGGGGGAAGCGATTAATGGTCACTTTGAGTTATTCTCTAACGAATACTATAAAGCATATAATGAGAGGTTAGTTCCTGATATCTTTGCATCGTATTGTACTGAGTCTGTCTATTCTTTTATGTGTGCAGCACTAGGTAAGAACTGGGTTATTGATCCTAGAAATATGTTAGAGCATCTAAAAAGTCTGGATGTTGCAAGTGCTGGCTTTGCACCTCATGGGCAGTTTCCATCACATGTAAAGCCTCACCAGCATCTGTTTAGATCCCCAAAACCTATCGAGCAAATTTGCGAAGAGGGATACCCTTTAGGCTTTGGATATGAAGAGTGTAACGGTGTACTGATACATGATCCTGACCATTATGATGATAATGGGTTTTGTAGGAACGAAAACTTGCAAGAGTTTTTAAAGGATAACATGTTCTTAAAGAAGGAGCAGTTAGATTACGATAATATTGAAAGTGAGTTCATCGAATGAAGTGGAAGGTCTCTTCTGAAAAATTTAAAGATGTGCTTCTATTCAACCCTTCTGTAAGTTATGATTTCAGGGGTGAGATATTTACAACCTACAAGGCTGGAGTTTACGAAAAACTGTTAGGTCAAGTTCATTTAGAAGATCCTTTTGTTGAAGATAAAATTTCAATCTCTAGGAAGAATGTCCTGCGAGGGTTACATGGCGACCATGTAACCGATAAGTTAGTTCAATGCTTACATGGAGAGATTTATTTAGTTTTAGTTGATTGGCGGGAGGATTCTCCCACATACATGAAATGGGAATCTTTCCTACTTAACGATAAAAATAAGCTACAGGTTTTAATTCCAAAAGGTTTCTTAAATGGACATCTTTGCTTAAGTGAGAAATGTATTTTTTCTTATAAACAAACAAGCTATTATAAAGGTGCCGATAAACAGATAACCGCTGCTTGGGATGATCGAAACTTGGGTATTTTTTGGCCTATAAAAAATCCAATACTTTCAGAGAGAGATGCACTATGAAATCAGATTTAGATATACTACTTGTTCATCCTAATGCTTCTAATAAGATCTATCAAGATCTCAGTAAAGACTTCTCTGCCATCGAGCCTCCTATTTGGGCTGCTATGATAGCTAAGTTCTTGCTTAATAAGGGGTACAAGGTAGACATTTTAGATTGCGAAGCTAACAGACTTAATGCAATTGAAGCTGGTAAAATTATCGGTGTTGCCAAGCCTCGCTTTGTGGGTGTAGTGGTTTACGGACAGCAACCCTCTGCTTCCACTCAGAATATGGTGGGCGCTATAGAGCTTATGAAGCAGGTTGACATGTACGGTATTCCAAGGATTTACTTAGGAGCCCACCCTTCTGCTTTGCCAAAAAAGACTCTTCTAGATGACAAAAGGGCTTTTGTTTGTGAGGGTGAAGGACCATACACTTTAGATGCTCTGTTACAAGTCGATATATTTAATGAGGAAGAACTATCCACCGTTCCAGGGCTGTGGTATTATGATTTGGAAAACGAAGAGATTAAAAACACTAAACCTGCTCCATTAATTACCGACTTAGATAAAGAGCTTCCTGGATTGGCATGGGATCTTCTTCCCATGGACAAGTATAGAACTTCTAATTGGCATAGCTGGACAAATGAGTGTGATAATCAACCTTTTGCCGCAGTGTACACTAGTTTAGGTTGTCCATACAAATGCACTTTCTGTATGATAAATTCGCCTTTTGGAGGTTCTGGGTTTAGATACTGGAGTCCAGAGGTAATGATTAAAGAGTTTGATAAAATTGCAGAGATGGGCATTAAAAATGTAAAGATTGCTGATGAAATGTTTGTTCTAAATCCAAAGCATTTCATGGCGCTCTGTGAGCTTTTAATCGAACGAGATTACGGGTTTAATATTTGGTGTTATGCAAGGGTCGATACCGTAAAAGAGAAGTATCTTAAAACCATGAAGAAAGCAGGTATAAACTGGGTTGGATTGGGTATTGAGTCGGGAGATGTGGATGTCCGACAAGGTGTTGTTAAAGGTAAGTTCCAAGACTTAAATATTGTAGACATTGTAAACAAAATCCATGATCACGGTATTAACATAGGTGCTAATTATATTTTCGGATTGCCCAATGATACAAAAGAAAGCATGCAAAACACTTTGGATCTAGCAATTGCTTTAAACACCGATTGGGCAAACTTTTATTGCGCTATGGCTTATCCAGGGTCGAAGTTACATGAGGAGTTTTCCGCAAATAATCCAGAAGTCCTGCCAGAGCATAGTGATTATCCAGGATGGATAGGGTATTCTCAACATGCGTATGAAACATATAATTTGCCAACAGAAACCCTTACCCCAGGTGAAGTTCTTGCTTTTAGGGATGAGGCATTTATAAAATACTTCACTAACTCAGATTATGTTTCTCGCATGACTGATAAGTATGGAGCAACTTTTACTACCGAACTAGATCGGATGCTCTCCCATACTTTAAAAAGAAAATTTATCGCTTAAAATTTTCTCCCCTCTTCTTTTATATGTGACCCTATGAGTGATTCTAAACGAAAAAAATGTAACATACTTACGCTTAATAAATATAAGCAAGAAAAAACTAATGCTGTCATGGTTACAGCGTATGATTTCCCACAAGCTCAACTAGCCCAGCAAGCTGGAGTCGATATGATTCTTGTAGGTGATTCGCTAGGCATGACAACTTTAGGTCATGAAAGCACTATACCAGTTACAATGGATGAAATGATTAGTCATTGTAAGGCTGTTAAGCGCGGTGCGGATAAAACTTTTCTCATAGGAGATATGCCTTTCCTTTCTTATCAAGCCTCGGATGAGGATGCTGTTAGAAATGCAGGTAGGTTTATTCAAGCGGGTATGGATTGCATTAAACTTGAAGGCGTAGCCGAGAGTAGAATCAAAGCCATTTCAGACGCAGGCATTATGGTTATGGGTCACTTAGGTCTAACACCACAAAGTCAGGCCAAATTAGGTGGACATAGAGTTCAAGGTAAAACGAAAGAGTCCTTTCGTGAAATTTTAGATCAGGCTAGAAGAGTGCAGGAGGCGGGTTGCTCTTTCTTATTATTAGAAGCGATGCCTGTAGAACCAGCGAGAATGATCGCTGAAGAATTAGACATACCTGTTTATGGGATTGGAGCAGGTAATGAAACTGATGGTCAGCTTGTAATCCTGCACGATTTAATTGGTATGTTTTTTGAGTTCAAGCCTAGGTTTGCCAAGAGATATTGCGAAGCAGGTAAATTAATTAGAGAAGCTTTGGAGGATTATTGCTCTGAAGTTAGGGATGGCTCTTTCCCAAGTGAAGAGCACTTTTATGCACCTTTGGAGGATTTTTAAGTGGAGCAAAAACTTTCGGATTATGTAATTAACTACCTTGGTGATCTGGGTATCGAGGATATTTTTCTTGTTTATGGAGCAGCGAATGGAGATCTTGTTGACGCATTTGTTAGGGCCGAAAAGACACGCTATGTTGCGGTAATGCATGAGCAAGGTGGTGGATTTGCTGCCGAAGGGTACGCAAAAATCTCTGGAAAGCCTGGAGTAGTTATCGTAACAAGTGGACCAGGAGGTCAGAACCTCGTTACCTCTATGGGTAATTGCTTCTATGATTCCGTGCCTTGTGTGTTTATTACAGGTCAGATTAACTCTAAGTTCCTTCGCCCTTCCGAAGAAATCCGACAGATTGGATTCCAGGAAACAGACATGGTAGCTATTGCAGAGCCTGTCACTAAGTATGCGAAGATGATTACAGAGCCTGAAGAGATTAGATATGAGCTAGAGAAAGCTATTCACTTAGCCACTACTGGTCGCCCAGGACCCGTACATCTAGACATTCCTCTAAATATACAAAAGGCTATGGTTGATCCTGATAAGCTTATTGGGTTCAGTACACAGACTAACAACTCATATAATGAAGAAGTTATTCTTAAGCAAATAGATACCTACTTAGACGATCTAGTCACTAGTGAGCGTCCTTGCTTGATGATAGGTAATGGGGTTCGTCTAGCAGGTGCTGAGAATGACATTCTGGACTTAGGGCGTAAGCTCAAGATTCCCGTATTTCCTACTTGGAACGCTCTCGATATTATTTGTTCTGACTACGAGTATTATGGTGGTAGAATCGGGACCTATGGTGGTGCTGGAAGAAACTTTGGAATCCAAAATACCGATTTACTATTAGCTATCGGTAGTCGGATTTCAGGGCGAATTACGGGCGGTAACATTCATAGCTTTGCTAGAGAAGCTAAGAAGTATATGGTTGATGTAGACGAACCCGCGCTACAACCACACTTACAACAAGTGCCTTTTGATGAGTGTATTTTATCTGATGCCAAGCTGTTTATTAAACTGTTAATGGATAGGATTGATGAGAGAAATATTACTATTCCTAATTTCGATTGGTGGGTTGATAAGGTTAAAGAGTGGAAAGTAAAGTACGACCCTGTAACTTCTGATATGTTCGATGAGAGTGATATTGTTCACCCTTATGCTTTTATGCGTATTCTCTCAGAGGAGATGAACTCGGACGATATTCTTGCAGCAGATTGTGGGGGTAACATTGTAGTAACCAATCATGCTTTTGAAACTAAGACGGGTCAGAGGTATTTTACTAATAACGGCAACTCTCCTATGGGCTTCTCCTTTGCAGGAGCTATGGGCGCATGGTTTGCTTCCGATAAAAAGCAAAATGTCGTTTGTGTTATTGGTGACGGTGGAATGAACATGAACATTCAGGAACTTCAAACTCTGAAAAATTATGGAGTTAAGTTAAAGACGATTGTACTTAATAACAACATCTACGGGATCACTAAAGCTTACCAGGAAGTTAACTTTGAAGGTAGAAGCGAAGCCTGTGGGCCTAAGGGTTATAACCCTCCCGATTTTGTAAAAATTGCTAAAGCTTATGATATTGAGACTATCGAGATCAAAGAAGGTAAGTACGACAAAGTAAGACACCAGATTAGAGAGCTTTTAGCAGCAGATGGGCCTGTTGTTTGTGATGTTAACTGCTTTGAATATCACACTTATGAGCCTAAGATTGTTGGGTGGGACACGCCTATTGAAGATATGTATCCTTGGCTTCCAAGAGAAGAGTTCTTAGCCAACATGTATATTAAACCTTTGGAGTGTTCTGTTAATAGAGATGTATCTAAGAAACCTTCTGGATCCTCTGGTTTAGTTGAGAAGAAAGAAGAGAAGCATTCTGCTTTTGCGGAGTCGAACATTGCCTAACATTGATCCTAAATTTCTAAAGACTTTTGCACAAGAGGTGCAAAAGAATAGTGCCACGCTTAGAGGTTCTTTATATCGAACAGGAAAGGTACTTGATAATAAAGCAAATGTTTTATTTGATAGTCTTAACGAATTATCCATTGTTCCTCCTGCCAAGGTAGGTATGTCTGTTGAGAATGCTATGAACCTACAAGACGCGGGACTTAATCTAAAATTTTACGGTTATTATCAAAGTTTGCTTACTTGGGTTATAGATGCTTATAAACTGGTAGATTCTATGCGTTCTTTAAAGTTATCTACTTTGGAGAACAAACCATTACCTATAATGATAGATAAGCTTTTAATGGAGGGAAAAGAAAGAGATTACGGGGACAAAAAGATATCTCTAATTGTTCCCTCCCGTGAGAGATTAGAACTATTACTTCATTTTCTATACACAGCCTGTAAAAGAGCTAAGAGCATAAAAAATATTGAAATTATTTTGGTGGTGGACCATGATGATCATTCTGGTTTAGACACTACTCCTTTACATGAGGTTCACAAAACCAACGGTTTAGCGTATCATGATTTTGTGGATGCATCTTGTGTAACTTATCGAGATAGGATTGAGTCCTTTTTAAAGAATACCTCTTATGGGGATTGTGTTAAGATTATTGATCGCGCTAGTTCTTCACAAAATAACAACGAGGAGTGTTATAACTTTGGTGCTAGTCATGCAACAGGGGATTTAATTTGGGCGTTGGGTGATGACTGCGAGATTCTAAATAATGACTGGGATGATACTATTCTAAAGCATTCTATGGAGTTTGAAGAGAGATTAAATTACCTCTTCGGAGGCTCTGAATCAGACTGTGCTTATTATATAAAAGTAAGTGATGGCAGTCATGAAGGTGACTCTGGGAAAGCTTTGTCTGTCTGCGCTTTTCCTGTAATATCAAGAAGCAGCTATGACAAATTAGGTTTCTTAGCTTTGAGAGAATTTTATTGCTGGCTGGCTGATTTTGCACTCTATGAAGTCTACTCTAACTCTAAGATACCTCGTATTTTTAATCTTTCTTCTGAAATCCAGGTAGCACATTACTCCCACCTCAGCACAATAGAAGAGAATAAAAGAGGCGAAGATGACATAAATAGGAAGATAAACTTATATACTATGAATGCTGGATCTATGCAATATAAAGAGTTCATAGAAACAAGATTAGCTGTGCATGTCGCGGCTTTAGATGAAGGTGTAGAATGAATAAATTAAAACTATATGTGTATCCTAATGCTAAGGATCATGTTCATGATCAGGATCCCAAGTATATTAACTGTGTTCCGTTAAGTAAGAAAGGGTTAGAAGATCATTGTGAGTTAGTTGGGCCTGAAGAAGCTGACTACTTTTATATGGGTCAGTTTGCTGATGTGAACAATCGACCTAACCCTGATGAGTTTCAGTATTTTGAGGGGAACGAAGAGAGGCACATAGTTGATCTTGAGGGAGAAGGAGGTATTCTTATTCCTGAGTGGTTGCATGGATCAATCATAACCACCAACGGTCCTTTGAAGGAATATTCTCACATAAAAAAGCTGTTTGTTCGTCCTACTTTCTCACATCTCCTGCTGGACATAGTGAATGGTGAGCCTGAGCATTTCGAGATCCCAGAGGAAAGATCCTTTGGTTTTAAAGGACTACCTAATCATGCAGTACGGTATTTGTTGTTTAATTCTTTATACCAAACGCAGAAACATTGGCATCTTCCAGTACATATTTACCCTAACAATGTTTGGGGTGGGCCTATGGTCGAAGGTTCGGATCTAAGGAAAGAATACACAAAGTTAATGACCGACCACATATTTTCATTATGTCCTAGAGGGATAGGCATTGATAGTGTTAGAGTTATAGAGACTTGTTACTTTAATAGAGTGCCTATTATAATTACAGATAAAGATTATTTCTTAGTGGGTGAGCATAAGGTTAATGTAGATGATTTTGCTTACAAGGTTTTAGTTCCTGATTTGTCAGAGCAAAATCTAATAGATCAATTAACAGAGATATACGATAAGCCCAAGGAAGAAATAGAAGAAAAGTCAAATAATGCGAGGAAGTATTTTGATACGGTAATTAGAGATTACTTCGCAGACCCTACAAAAGAATTTATTGATTGGTTACATGGCAAGTAAAATATTTAATCCCAAAGCTAAGATATTAGCTAATGCTGATAGGGTACTTGATTTCTTCGAGCACGGTGTAGCCGCACCTATCCTGGTAGAAATTGATCCAAGTAATGCTTGCAACCATGGTTGCTATTTCTGTATCTCCTCATACATTCACCTTCCTGAATCAGTAGATTTGAAAACATTCGACAGGTCTATCATGACTAGGGATGTTCTGTTAGATGTCTGTAGAGATTTAATTGATCTGAACACTAGAGCTATCAATTGGACAGGAGGTGGAGAGCCTACAATTAACCCTGCATTAAAAGAAGCAATCGAGTTTGTAGGTGAAACCTCAGATATTAAGATGGGAATATTTACCAACGGAACCTTGTTGGATAAGTATGACCTTTTTGATACTTTTGTGGATCACATGACATGGGTTCGTTTTTCAGTTGATGCTGGAAGAGAAGAAACTTATAATTCGGTACGCAGAGTTAAAGGGGGACAAAACTGGAAGAAGATGCTAAGTAATCTTTCCAAACTAATTAAAACTAACAACGAAAAGGGTAAGAAGATTGATATAGGTGTTGGTTTCGTTATCACTCCCGACACATACACAGAAATAGTAGACTTTGCTAAGGTTTTCGCTGAGTACGATGTTGATTACTGCCAATTTAAGCCTGAGATCGTTAATAGGGAACGCGAAGACGGTCAACAAAGGGAACAGGAGTTTTGGTATAATGAGGTAGAGCCTCTTCTTGAAGAAGCCAAGAGCATTCTAGGAAGTAAGTTTCAAATCAATGGGTATAAGCTTTCTGATTTAGAAGAAGATCCTGATCTTTATGGTAGAAGTTATGAAAAATGTTTGGGATCACAAATTCAGCCCTGTGTCGGAGCAGATGGTCATGTTTATGTTTGTACCAATCATAGAGGTTATGAAGAGTATAGTTATGGATCATTATATGAAAAATCTTTTCTTGATATCTGGGGGGATATGCAAAAGCGTCGAGAAGTTATGCATCGAATTGAAGAGGAAGAGTGTTTCTCTAATTGCACTCAATTGTGTAAACCTCATGAAAGCAATAAAGCAATGTGGAAGTTGTACAATGAGTACAACGAAAGTGAAGATAAAGAAGTATACAAAAAGGATCTCCTTCAGTTAGGAGATATTCAGAAAAAGGAGATTACTCATCCTGAGTTTATTTAATTATGAAAAAAAGAATTGAATTTGGCGAATTAAGAATAGGCACAGAAGCAAAGATGAATCTTTTGGACTGTGTATCCAAGGATTGGGCATCATCAGGGCCTAAAGTTAGAAAGTTTGAAGAGAAATGGGGCAAACTATTTAACTACAAGTACAACAAAGCTCTTAGCTCAGGCACCGACGCAGTAATGAACTTAGTTAGCTCGCTGTATGAGTTTGGTGCAAAGCGAGGAGACGAGGTTATAGTTCCCGCTCTAAGTTTTATTGCAACTGCAAATGCTGTTTCGATGGCTGGTTTTACTCCTGTTTTCGTAGATATCAAGAGAGACACTTTGAATATTGATCCTGATAAGATCGAAGCAGCCATTACACCTAAAACCAAGGCAGTCTTAGTTGTTCACACAATGGGCGTTCCTTGTGAAATGGATAAAATTAAAGAGATAACAGATAAGCATGACCTAATGTTATTTGAAGATTGTTGTGAAGCTCACGGTGCCCAATACAATGATAACTACATTGGCACTTTTGGTGATGGGGCTGCATTTAGTTATTATGTGGCTCACTTAATTTGTTGTGGTGAGGGAGGTATGGTGTCTACCAATAATAAGGAGGTAGCTGAGGCTGTACATTCTACTCGCACTCATGGCAGAAAGAATGGGGATCTTTATTTCTCATTCGATAGAATAGGCTACAACTCCAAGATGAATGACTTAGAAGCATCTCTAGGTTTAGAAGGAGTTGGTCAGTTTTGGCAGACATACCGAATTCGTAAGACACATCTCTTTTATCTTCTTAAGGAAACTGCAAAATATCGTGAGTTCGCATACTTTAATGAACAGCCAGATGGCACAGATGTATGCCCTCATGGGTTTAGTGTAGTTCTAAAGGATGAAAAGTATAACATTAACCGTCTATGTGAGGTTTTAGATAATCATGATATTCATTGGAAGCGTAATTTTGGATCAACTCCAACACAACACAAGGCGTATGAATTTATGGGCCACAAGCTTGGAGATTTTCCTGAGTCAGAGTATGTTGGTACAAACGGAATCCATGTAGGGGTACACCAGTATCTAAGCATGGAGGATTTAGAAAGAATGGCAGCAGCCTTCTCTGAATTTTTTGAGGAATTAAATGAAGCCTGAATACCATAAGAAAGGATGGGGTTATGAGCTTTGGATCCATAACGATGATAAATACTGTGGAAAGCTTTTGTTTTTTGAGAAGGGTAAGAAGTGTTCATACCATTACCACAAGATAAAGGTGGAAACATTCTATCTCCAATCAGGTAAGATGCTTATTAAGTATGGAAACATTGATGACATTGATGTTGCTTTTGAAAAGCTATTAACTCCAGGCGATGTATTCGAAATTCCCAGAGGGAGACGGCATCAGATGATTGCGTTGGAAGACAGTGAGTTATTTGAGTTCTCAACACAGCATTTTGAGGATGACAGCTATAGAGCAGTAAAAGGAGATTAATTATGCCCGTATACAATTGGCATTGTAAAAGATGTGACATGGTTTTTGAGATATTCCAGACTATGACTGAGAGGGACGAAGAGCCTCCTACCCATTGTCCTGAATGTGATCCTGACATACTAGAAGAGGAGGGAACTCTTCATCAGGTACATTTTAGTGGGAGTCTTCCGAAGTTTAAAATTACTGGAGAAGGGGCTTACTACCCTGATCGAATGCAATGATTGATTTAGATGACCCGCCCCCGCCGTGGAGAGCGGCAATAAAAGAATCACAAAAATCACAACACCGATTTAAAATCGGGGCAGCCATAGCAAAGGGTAACAAGGTGTTAGTTAAAGCTCATAACACCAGAAAGACGCATCCCGTGTATGGGTCTGGAGAATATAATACTCTTCATGCTGAGAGTCATGCTATTTATAAGGCAATTAGATCTGGGATTGATCTAGTTGGGACCACTATATACATTTACAGGCACAACAACAACTTAGCCAAGCCTTGTCCGTGTTGTATGGGTTTAATTCATAAGCATGGTATTAAAAAAATAGTATATAGTGGGTAATAATTATGAGTAACTTTTTTGGAACGGGAGCCGCAGCAACGAGCGAGTTTTTTCCTCCTGACGATAGACTTCTCTATGGGTCTTGCTGCAAAAAAACTGATATTCGTGTTACAGCAGACACTAATCCAGATGGGGAAGGAGGAGAAGGACCAGAAGTTCATTACTCTTGGGTTGCCAGGGTGTCATGTTCTTGCTATATGGATTTTTATGTAGACACGACCATGCATCGAGTGTATCGTGACACCAAAACTTGCCCTAAAGACATAGGGAGTAGAGGTTTAAGTCGATCCACTGCTAACGAAAGTACTTTTTATTATAGAAAGACAACTTACGATCATTGTTGCTATGGGTGTACTTCTCCTGAATTTCGTATTCTGCCTCATAACCCCAATGTTGCAGGTGAGCCTCTTCCGTCCTGTGAATGTGAAAGATTACATGTGGCAGAAGAGGAAGGAACTGTAATAGAGCCTTGGAGAGGCTTAGATGATGTAGAAAGCACCTGTGAGTCGATAGTTGAGGGGGTTGCCTCCCGTGCTGTCGCTGGAGCATCATGTTCCGATTGTTGATTGATATCCGCAAAAGTCAAATCATTTAGGTAATATACAGAGGACTAAATAAGTCAAATGTCTATAATAGTACATGGATCAAGCTGTACTTAAAAGACTAAAAAACGCTGGCTTACTGTCGGAACAAGTCCCCGATCTGGGGTTCGTATCTACTGGGAACTACGCTCTCAATAAGATCATCTCAGGAGATTACACTAAGGGCATCCCGATTGGGATGATTACTCAATTCCATGGTGAGTCTTCTACAGCAAAGACTGTTTTTGCTACGCACATTTTAAAAGAAGCTCAGGTTAAGGGTTATTATTCTATCCTTGTTGATAGTGAGAATGCATACAACTCAGAGTTTGCACAAAGTTTAGGTATAGATCCTAAGAAATTAATCTACTCTGCACCAGAGACCCTAGAGGATAGTTTTCAAGTTCTTGAAGATACTATTCTGGCTATTAGGGAGACTGACCCTGATACGCCTATTGTTGCTGCATATGATAGTATTGCTGTGTCTCCTTCTAAAGCTGAGTATGAGGCTGATAGTTATGAAGGGAATAATATGCAGGGAGCAGTAAGGGCAAAGGCTACGGGTGCTTGTCTTAGAAAGATTAACCCTTTGTTGCGTAAGCATAAGGTTGCTTTGGTTGTAATTAACCAAATTAGGAATAAAGTTGGAGTAATGTACGGTAATCCTGAGACGATGGCAGCAGGAGGTAAGTCTTTAGAGTATTACCTAGGAGTTAATCTTAAGTGCGTGTCTAACAAGACCAGCGATCTCATAAAGGATGATAACAAGAATGTTATTGGCATTATGGGTAGAGTTAAGAACACAAAGAACAAATGCTCAATCCCATTCAAGGAGTGCGAATTTGAGCTTGTATATGATAAGGGCTTGAACCCCTATGCAGGGTCGCTCAAGCTGCTAGAGGCTGATGGCCTCATCTCCCGTTCGGGAGCTTGGTACTCTGTAGTAGGCACAGACAAGAAATTCCAGTCTAAGGACTTTCAAGATCTGTTGCAAGCCGAAGATTCACAAGAGTTTGCGCCGATACGAAAATTATTTCAAAATTAACTTGAAACTACATAGTTAATCCCCTATAATATTGCGATGGAAAAAAACAACACATTCGATTTCTTCACCAGCCTGATAGATCAGGCATTCAACAAGGCGTTCGGTAAGGACGAGCTTATTGAGGAGCCTGAAACCCAAGACCTCCCTTATAGTAGCATTGAAGAGTATACCCAGCAGACGGGTAAACGATTCAGACTTACTAAAGAGGAGAAAACTTTGGGTCTGACTAGAGAAGAAGCCTTTTATTTACGATTTAAAAACTAGGAGATTTATTTATGTACGGAGTTATTACTAAAGAAACTATGCCTTCTGTCTTTTCTACCACTAGGTCGGATCGACTTTCGGACAAATACTCATTCATTCCCACTACCCGCATCCTTGATGTTCTCTCTGAGGAAGGTTGGGTTCCTACTTCTGCTCAACAGGTTTCCAGCCGAACAGATGAGGAGCGTCAACACGCAAAGCACCTGATTCGTCTCAGGCATGAGGATACTGCTGTTTGGGATGGTGAAGGTAAGGTTGGGGATACATTCCCTGAACTTGTGCTGTTCAACTCCCATAATGGAAGGGCTAACTATCAGCTTAGGTTCGGCCTTTACCGTATGATCTGCTCTAATGGCATGGTTGTGGGTACTGAGCATCTTGCACCTATTCGGATTCGCCACATGGGTTACTCTGACGATCAAGTTGTTGATGCGTCTAAGAAGTTCATTGAGTCTGCCGAGCGCATTCTTGATGTGGTTGATGATTGGAAAGGTATTCAGATGGACAAGAAGCAGGTCGCTAGTTTCGGTCTTGATGCTGCAAAGTTGCGTTTCGAGAACCCTGATGAGATGACAGTTAATAGTGTTCTTCAAACGCGCAGAATGGAGGATGCTGAAGACAACCTTTGGACTGTCTTCAACAGGGCACAGGAAAACCTGATCCGTGGAGGATTTATGGTTAATGGCGGTAGACGGTCCTCTAGGACGATTACTTCTATCGACAAAAACCTTGAGATTAATACTGAATTGTGGGATTTAGCCTCCAATTACTCTAAAAATTGAAGTACCAACCGTCCAAGATACCTAAATATCTTGGACGGTGTTTTTTATGGACAACGACTCGCAGTTTAGAAAACCAGTATTTGTTGATGTTGAGGGCCTGTATCTTACTCAGGCTCAATTACAGTTCTTCCTCAATAGAAGAAAGGGGTACGAGCATATTAAGAAAAATTCGCCACAGTTTAAGGAATACTTTTCAAAGTGTTTAATTTATAACTTTGTGTGGGATTTAATGGAGTCAGATCCTAGTGTTGCTCAATTGTGTTGGGATGTAAAATCTGAAACTGTAGTTTTAAAGTTCCCTCATAATGGTATTATTATGAGGGAATTGTCTAGGAATGATTTGTTAGGCCCCATAAATATTATCGAAGATAATTAATATGAATTACCTAAAGTATTTTGTTTTTTATACGCTAGAGCTTATAGGCGCAACTCTTAACTTTCTAGCCTCTATTTTTTGCCTGTATCCTAAACTAGAATTAGGTATGGCTTTTTTAATTAAAATGGAAGGAGTTAGGGTCTATAAACAGAATGTATCTCGGGCAGAAAAAAGAGAGGAGTATGCTAATGAGGCAGAAGATCTCTTGAGAGAGGCTAAAAGGTTATCTAATGAGTAAATCATATAAATTCAGAGGAGAGGTCAATCATTCCTTTTCTAAGAAAAAGAAAAAAGTAAATGTAAAAGAAAGAGTGGAAGATGTTACAAAAAAAGAGAACAATAACAGCGATCTAGACGATTTTGATCGTTATTCAGAATGGGAAGATGATGGAGATTTTGAAAAGTTCACAAGAAAAAAGTGGTAGTCCAGAGTTTACTTTGGACTGGTTTAAGTTATTTCCTTGGGAGGTAACTAATAAAGATTTCGAAGAAATTTTAACATATTATGTAGATAAAAGGATAAAGGATGCCAAAAGAGTATCAGCTAAAGCGCGGAGTTCTAGACGCAAATAGACTACAAAAACACGCTAAAAAGATTATTGATGACGCTACTGAGGATAGAACATTAGCCTTAGAAGCGTACCGCTATTTTAAAGAGATGGTGGATGAAAACCCACAAGATTCTGTTGCAAAATCACAGATGGTGGATTGTTTAAAACTGGCACAAACCTCAAAAGCAAATATTGTTAAAGTTATGGATTTGGTTGTTAAGATAGACTCAATGAAAGAGAAGGAACAAGGGTCAAAAACTTCCATGGCTAATGTGTTTAGTCACTTAGAAAACTTATCAAAAAATGACTGATAGTTATAAAATTTACTGCAAAGAATTAGACGAGATTGTTTCTGTTAAGATCTTAGCCCCTGAAGAGGAGATTCTTTTATACGAGGAAACGAAACAAAAGTTCCTATCTAGCCCCAACTCCATAAAAGTTATGGATTACAAAAAATCCATAGTAGATCTGTTCATGTTAGATTTAGAGACTTTTTATATTGGGGAAGATGATTATAAGAAGGCTGGGGTGTATGAAGACCTTATTTCCGCTCTATATACAACTATAGTGGAGGCTTATCCTCATTTCGAGTTTGAGTTCATCTGTTTCGACATTAATGCCAATTTTGCTATCAATAACGCAAATGAGTTATTTAAAAAATATATAGGAAAAACACATATTGACCAGCGACCACAAGTGGGAAACGAAAAAACATACCCTTTATCAACTCTGTCCGACATTCAAAGGATAGAAAAGCACCTAATAAGCTCTGTTATTGGGCAGGAAGAGGCTATAGAAGGTATTATGAGTTCGCTTAAGTTGTTGGCTACGGGTTTGGATACTTTTAGTTCTTACTTTTTTATCGGACCTACAGGTGTCGGCAAAACCAAATTAGCTAAAGCGTTGGGTGAGAAGTATAGTGGTAACTTTTACAAGATTAACTGTGGGGAGTTCGCTTCTTCACATGATTACGCTAAGTTAATTGGGGCTCCTCCAGGTTATGTTGGTCATACAGAGACTAGTATTTTAGCTGAAAAAGCTGATGTATCGAACAAGTGGATCTTCCTCTTTGATGAGATAGAGAAAGCACATCCCAAATTTTATGATTTCTTATTGTCCCTTTTGGATGATGGTACTGTAACGGATAATATGGGAAAGGTGCTTGATTTTTCTAAGTCTATTTTTATCTTTACATCCAACCAAGGCTTGAATGATACTAAGATAAATAAAATGCTTGTAGGCTTTGATAAGTCGCCTGTAGACTATGAACAGAGCAAGGATCAAGTATTAGAGTCCGTTAAGAAGAATTTTAATCCAGAATTCTTAAACCGTATTGACCATTTCATTTTCTTTAACCAATTGTCGCAAGATAACTTACGAGAAATAGCCAAAATGGAGCTTAAAGACATCCCAATTCGGAAAACTAAATCTCTTCTTGACTATATAATTACGAATGGATATTCAAAAGAATATGGAGCGAGAAATATAAATAGATTTATTCGTAACAATGTTTCTGTTAAGGTAGCAGATGCTATTCTAGAGAAGAGGGTCCCTGAAAAGGATGGGAATCTTTATTCATCAAAGATCGTGGATAACGAACTTATTATCATAAAAACTAAGGAATTTTAAAATGGGTGGAAGATCAAGAAGATTAAGAAACGCAGCAAGGAAAGCAGGAAAGCCTGTAGCTAAAGGCCGAGCCATGATAGAGGTTGGCGTTGCTGATGCTCCTGTAGTCGCTAAGGCAAAGAAAGCTACCAAAAAGAAGAAAGCTACCAAAAAGAGCTAGTTTCTTTATTACTTTTCGGGGTATAGGCATATAATATCTTGCACGGGGCAACTCAGCCTTGGCAATCGTTCTTTAACATTAAGAAGAGGGAGTGCTTCAATGATCTTGCATACAACCAGCACTCCCTCTTCTACTTCGGGCAAGTAGCTCAGACAGGTTAGAGCGCGGTTCTTATAAAGCTGAGGTCGCTGGTTCAAGTCCAGCCTTGCCTACCAGATACGCTAAGATTAGCTGATCGTGAGAGAGGCTGTCAGAACCGAAATCTTAGCAGGGAGGGGCTACGCGGGGTCTTTCGGGACTCTGCGCCCCTCCATTTTATTTCATAGAAAAAAATAACTAAAACGAAGTAAGGAAGGAATCCCCGATAGCTCAGTTGGTAGAGCATTTGGCTGTTAACCAAAGGGTCCTAGGTTCGAGTCCTAGTCGGGGAGCCAAATTAATTATGTATGAGTGGAAAATCAGAGTCGCTAAAAGTTTGCGTGAGTTAGAAAAACTGGTAGAAGAGGTTCAATCCGAAGGATGGACTATTGAGAAGATTGATGTAAAAAGTGTTTGCGTAGTAGCTTACAGAACTAAGAGATGTAAAAATAAGCTATTATTGGAGCAACAGGATGAAGGATACATTGATCCTGCCGATAAAACATACCCTGCTGGGTTTGAGTGGGATCGTGGGGATTACGGGCAACAAAGTCTATAGTGCATAGTTACATTTTTAGAAATAGAAAAAGACTAGGTGCTATCTATGGGACGATAGCCCAATCGGCAGAGGCAACAGACTTAAAATCTGTCAAGTGTGGGTTCGAGTCCCACTCGTCCTACCAAATACAATGCAAGAATACCAACAATTACTGTTTGATTTCGCTGTAGAACCTCCTGTAAGGTTTCATATACAGAGATCTAAAAACGCACCCATTGAAATTTGGGAGTATACTGATATCCTTGGAGCAGTTGAGCGAGGAAAGTATGTGATACTCACTTTAAAGGATAAGAGTTCCTTTATTCCAAGGTCCTGGGTAGTAAAAGTTGAGCAGTAGTAAATTCTCGTAAGCTCCCGTAGCATAACAGGATAATGCAACGGACTTCTAATCCGTAGATTTCAGGTTCGAATCCTGACGGGAGTACCACTATAATAGACGGAAGCCCCGCAACATGAGGAAAAGTTCTTTCCCCCAGAACTAGTACCCGTTCACAACATAACGCTATGCTTGCGGGGCTTCACTTATAATATATAAATTATGTACGAATATAAAATAAAAACGATAGATCACCTTGTTGATGGTGATACCTTTGATTGTACCGTGGACCTTGGATTTAATATCTCACATAAAATCAGGGTGAGGATGTACGGAATTAATACTCCAGAAAGCAGAACTAGGGATCTGGAAGAGAAGGCTAGAGGTCTAGCAAGTAAGAAGAGACTCAGCGAATTGCTTGATGACCCAGAGCTTGTACTGAAGACTGCTAAAAAGGGTAAGTATGGAAGATACCTTGGCATTGTCTATTCTAGTGAGCATAACATTAACTCCCAAATGATCGAAGAAGGTCACGCAGTAGAGTATTACGGTGGAAAGAGATAAGCTAGATAAAACTTACATGAACATGGCGAGGGAGTTGGCAAAGCTCTCACATGCTCAAAGAAGGAAAGTAGGTTGTTTGATTGTAAAGGATACACATATCATATCAGAGGGCTTGAATGGAACTCCTAGGGGTTTTGATAATAGTTGCGAATATGTTGACCATGTGGACCACTACTACACCAAGCCAGAGGTCTTACACGCAGAATCAAATGCCATTACGAAACTTGCTCGCTCTACTAATTCATCCGAAGGCGCAACACTATATGTTACTTGTTGCCCTTGTTTTGATTGTGCAAAACTCATTATTCAATCAGGTATAGAGAGAGTCGTGTACGATGAACCGTACAGTAAAGGTGATGGTCTTACCTTATTAAAAAAAGCTGGAGTTAAGGTTGAAAAATTATGATGAATAGTTCAGTAGAATCCACAAAAATGTATGTTAGTGGCCCGATTACTGGTAATAGCACTTGTGAAAAAGATTTTGAAGATGCTACTAAAAGTTTATCGTCCGAAGGATATGATGTAGTGAACCCGATGCTTATTTGCCCTCCTGAAAAACTCAAGTTCGATCACCAAAGGGAACAGGCGGAGAATCGCGGTAATTGGAACTATTATATGCGTGAAGCTATTAAAAAACTAGTCATATGTGACGAAATTTATATGTTGCGCGGATGGGCAAGTAGTAAAGGGGCAGTTTTAGAGAGACACATAGCACAAGAACTTAACATGCCTGTAAGATATCAAGAAGCAGAAGAATTAAAGAAGTTAAATGGTTAAGAAACAACAAAATAAGCAACCTTATGAGCATTGGCTTGGTTGGTTTCATAAACAAGCTGATGCAGTAGAGTTCGCCAAAAAGCATGGAGGTTCCGTAGTCTGGAGAAAAAGACAGCGTAACAAATGGAAGCATTGGGCTGTCGTGGAGTTTAAATAATGACGAAAGTATTAAAAACAATTTTTGGTCTGACCGTAATAGCCTGTATGATGATGCTTATGATGAGCATGGACAGGCCAGTAATCAAGAAGCTAGGCACATACAGAGGGGATCATTTCCCAGGTTTTGCAGAGTTTCGGGTGCAAGAGATTGAGTGGGATGATTATGGTGATCTTATGCTTATGGGAGAGCCTTACGATGTCCTCCTCAATGTAAACTACATCACCAAAGCATATCGTTTCGAGGATGCTAAGGAGACGGACTACTCTACTCTTATCTTCACCGAGTATAGTGAGAAGCCCATCCTTCTTCGTCAAGAGTACAAGGATGTTGTTAGTTCAATCAGGCGTGGAATGGAGGCCCAAGTTAAATGAGCAGTAATTATAAGTTTAATATTGGAGTCTTGATTGGTGCTTTTCTTTTTGCGGCTCTGCTCTTGTGCAGTAGTTGTATCTTTGTTAGAGTTGTGAAGCCTACTGAGCAGCCTGCTCCTTGTTGTGAAGAAGAACTCCCTCCCTTGAGTCCCTTTGATCTTATCTCCGAGGAGTAAATAATGAAGATTGAAATTGAAAGTAAGAAAATGCAGTTTCTGCTTGGCCTGTTTTTAGGTTGCGGAGCTATGAGTTATGGAATCATGTTTGTTACTTATGTTTTATGGTTTTTGGGAATGATTGACTGATGGAAGATCTTAAGAAGAAAAGAGAAGAACTGGAAAAGAAGTATCGTCGTATGTTCGACGCTCACTCATCTAAGTATAGTAAGCATATTGCTAGTGAGGGAGAGTATAGGGACTCTGCACAAAAGATAAAGGATCTTTATAAGGAGCTTTACGAAGTCGCTCTACAGTTGGGAGATCCCCTTCCATATTGGGTGTAATGGCACAGCAATATTGGCTTCACGATTGCGCTTGCGAAATGTTACAGGTAAAAGAACTGCCTATAGCCTTGCGTAATCATCTTGATGATATAGAGTGGTATGCTAGTTCAATGTTAGGCTCTATACAGTCACGGCAAGTAGTCGCTACTATATTAGCACAGTATGTGATGACTCAACGACTGGAAAGAAAAGTCAAATTATTGGAGGATAAAATTAATGAAACAGAGTAATAAGTTTGCAGATATTGCAGATAGTGTAGCACATACAGTATATGTAAAACAGGAAGCGTATGGTGATTCATTTGGAAAGAGTGGCGAATGCCTCAGACAGATGTACCCAGATGGGATTCAGTCCGAACAATACGATGATCTCCTCACTATTACGAGGATTCTTGATAAACTGTTTAGGATTGCCAATAATCCTACTGCTTTTGATGAAAATCCCTATCGAGATATTGTTGGATATGGATTATTAGGTATGAATCGGCACTATAATAAAAGTGACCAGTTAATGGAGGAATATAATGACTAAAGAAGAAGCAAAAGATCTTATTGATCGGATTGATGAGATGGGTATTATGAACCCAGCATATTACAAACTTGGTTTGAATGATGAGCCTAATAAGCTACGGTTTATGGATGACTATGCCAAGCAAGCACAATGGATTACTGATGCCTATGCAGCCTTATCGTCTTATTGGAATAGTAGTGCAGCAAAGCCTTCGAAATCCACTAAGACAAACTAGCAGTTCCACTTACGGAGTGCTTTATTAATACGAGAGTCGGGATTATTGGCAGTTTTCGCACCAGTAAGCCTTCTCTTCATGCCACCCATCCGAGCGCAGAAGGACTTTCTGCGCTTGGCTTTTTTACTACCTTTCTTTAGTTTAGAAGGCTTGGTAGTAACAGCCATGCTTAATTTAGAACCGGGATTAGCTTTTCTATAAGATGCAATACCTTTTTTATTCAACCCGCCTTCTGGGTTTTTTCCTGCCTTTCTCTGCCATGCTGGTGATTTTTCTACAAGGAGGTTAAACACTCTTTCGAGGTATGTTCCTTCTTTTATGCATGATCCGGGTGAGTAAGGAACTGACCCAGGTTTAGGTTTGTAGCCTCTCCAACAGCGAGATTTTTTCTTTTTTTTGTTTGCCATTTGTGACCTCTTCTGTTATTATATAGGCATGAACATTTTCGTACTCGACAATAATCCCTCTATCGCAGCCTCCATGCATTGTGATAAACATGTTCCCAAGATGATTCTTGAGACAGCCCAGATGCTGTCCACGGCTCACCATGTTTATGATACACCACAAGCTCCTCTTGTCTACAAAAAAGCGCATCTAAATCACCCCTGTACCGTCTGGATTCGTGAATCAAAAGCTAACTACGGCTGGGCTTGGACCTTGTACCATGAGCTTCTGGTTGAGTTTAGGAAGCGTCGAGGCAAGTATCACAAGTCTGGGGAGCTTATTCATGACCTTGCCCACACGCCCTCTGAGATGCCCAACATAGGCCCCACGCCCTTTGCCCAAGCCATGCCTGACGAGTACAAGCAAGAGGACGCTGTGGAGGCTTACAGGGCCTACTACATGGGCGATAAGGCTGTCTTTGCCAAGTGGGAGTGGCCCACAGCCAAGACTCCCTACTGGTGGAAAAATTCTGAAGTTTCACTTGCATCTTAAGGATCCTGTGGTATAATAGGCGCATGACGAAAACGAACGAGCAAATGCTGAGAGAGAAGTGGCCTGATAGGGCCAAGAAGGCAGCTAACGGCAGTCGCAAGGAGGCTATATACCTCATGTGCATCAACTGTATTGGCTCCTCTCAAGAGGCAAGAAAGTGCGAAAGCGTCGAATGTTTCCTTCACCCCTACAGACCTGGGAGTAACCGATGAAAAAGTACATGGTTCTAGTTCCTGAAGTACATGTCTCTTACCGAGAGGTGGAGGCAGAAAACGAGGCGGATGCCATAGAGTTAGCTATGGGAAATATCGTCAGTACAGAAGTTGATTTTAGTTATTCTTACACCTTAGAAAATGATATCGAAGTTCAGGAGCGAACCGATGAGTAAAGAAATCACCAAATCTTTGTACGAGAAAGCATCCTGCTGGATGGCAGACTTTGAGGACTCGTCTCTTTTAGAGGAGAATATGCCCAAAGAAGATGTTGAGCAATTTCTTCTAGACGAAGCGTTCGACATCATGTACCAACTTTATCTCATCTACCAAGAGGAGGAGGATCAGAGCGATGACTAAAAAGTTAGAAGAGAAGATTATCACTAAAGAACTCCATGCCAAAGCCATGGCATGGATGCAACAGGAAAGGCTAAGGGGAGTCGAGCAAGTACCCGATGCTTGGCTTGTGGAGGAAGCTGCTGATATTCTGTTTGAGTTGAATCAATGCTATAATGGAGCCATGAGCAGTTTTGTATACGACGAAGAGACAGGAGAGGTTTATTACTAATGAGTAAACTTAGGAATGGAAAGCTGAATCATGGTGATCGTGTTGAGATCTACCGCAACCTTCACAACGATACCTTCTCTATTCGCAGAAACGGTAAGGTAGTAAAACACCTTGCGAACTGGCAGAGAATCTTCCTGAAAGATGTTAAGTTCGCTGTGCAACCTGCTGGTAGAGAAAAAGTGCGTCGAGAAGGAAAGAAGAATGTTCACGCATTTATTAGAGGGACTTACCTCGCTCCTTCGACCTTCCCGCACACTACCTCTGAGTTCAAAGCTAAGTGTACTGAGTGGGTTACTTACAACCCGTACCAGAACGATCATTTTACCGCTACAGTTACTGACCCTGAAACCACTTTTACCAGTTACCAAGATGTGCATGAGGCCAAGTTGGTAACTCTTACCTACGGATATGTTTATGCCGCACTCTAAATTACCCCTAGACCAAAGAGCTACCCAGATCCATGAAAGGATGGGATTTCATTGGGACGCTCTGTGTAATGCTGCTTCTGAGTTGTACGCATTAGAAGAACACTATGATCTGCGTGAGGACTCTATCCAGATGATAGAAGAGACTTACAACAGTATGTATGAGCAACTTCAAAACTTGAAGTACGATATTGATGACGCTGAGAACTGGATGTTCAATGGCTACAGCCTACAGGAGATTGATGAAGATGAAGAAGTATGAAGTATGTGTTCCCGAAGTTCACAATTCTTACAGGATTGTAGAAGCTAACTCTGAGGAGGAAGCTATTGAGCTTGGAATGGGAATGGACGATCATTTCTTTGAGTATTCTCACACTTTAGAAGAAAATGTTACAGCACAGGAGATTAGTGAAGATGAAGATCAATAATTGTATTCAACTCTTAGATGAGTGGAGTGGGGGAGGTCAAGCTGATGCTGAGTGGCACGCTAAACAAATCATGGAAAAGTATATCTTCAAGTATACTGAGTGTGGTTGTGTTTTTGATGCTGACGATGATGGAGTGACTGTGTGTGGCTATGCAGAAGGCTCTGACGCTGATCTCGCTCCTTATTACTTGAAGTGGGGCTTCACTATTGAGGAATTCAATGAAGCTCTCAATGAGGCAGACATTGATGGAGTAGAGGAATGGGAACGAGTAAACCAATGGGATGATGAAGATGATCTTGCAGAGGTCATGGGATACGAGGGACAAAAAGAGAACTACGAGGACCACAAAGATAAGGATGGAATGTAATGGATACTGAATTATCAAAATACAAGAAGGCGTTAGAGCTATTCACAGAGGATCTGAAGCATTTAGGTGAGGTAGATCATAGTCTTTCTGTATTCCTTACTGATGAGACTGAGTGCTTTGATGACTGCCCAGAGATTGATAAGGCTAGAACTTTAATTCAAGAAGCATACGAGATTATTGAGGATTACCAAAAACTACAACTCTTATGGGTTGAGGATCAAACTTTATGGGTTGAGGAACAAACTAAAGATGAACATTAACGAAAACAAGTGGATTGAAAACCATACCGAGGATACTATGGATTTTTACAACATGAGAAAACCGATGATTGACGAAACACTATTTAACACAGAGCGTTACGATGTTTTGCGTGAAAAAATGGTAGATGAGCTTATGGAAGATCAGATGGCTATGCCTACTCACACTCTTCTGTCCATGCTGGAGGAATTCGTTTGGGATATGTTTCACAATATGGATGACGATCAGTTGCAGGATATGTTTGATAACTTGAAGCAAGATGAAGTGGACCCTGATGGGATTACAGATATGTTTGAACCTACAGTAGTGGAGGATAAGACGGAATGAACATCTTTGTAGATATAGATGAAACAATATGTTTTTATGAGGGAGAAAGATCTTATCCTGATGCAACTCCTTGGTACGAAAGCATAGCTAAAATAAATAAATTATATGATGAAGGGCATCATATTGTCTATTGGACTGCAAGAGGATCAGCAACAGGAGTTGATTGGAAGGATCTTACTGAAAAGCAACTCTCTGACTGGGGAGTAAAACACCATGAACTTCGTATGGGGAAACCCTCCTATGATCTTCTCATTTGTGATAAAACAGATAGAATAGAAAACTTATGAAAAAGGTCTGGGTTAACGGTTGCTTTGATGTCCTACATCGTGGACACATCGAGCTATTTAGATTTGCTAGTGTGTTGGGCGATGAGCTAATGGTAGGTCTTGATTCTGACTCTAAGGTTACGCAAGACAAGGGAGAGGGTAGGCCCATAAACATTCTTAGTGATAGAATATTTATGCTACGAGCTATTAAATATATTGATGCAGTTACTTACTTCGATTCAGCAATTGACCTAGAAAGAGCCATTAAGTATTATTCCCCAGATATTATGGTTGTAGGATCAGATTGGAAAGGTAAGACAATTGTAGGGGAACAATATGCTAAGAAGGTAGTGTTCTTTGATAGAGTGGGAGACTACTCCACAACTAATATTATAAATGGAGCTAGTAACTAATCATGATCTGTCATGTAACTCTCCTAGATATGAGTATGGGACTTATTATACTAGCCAGCATCATGCTCATCACTAACATAGTTACGGTATACTTTACTTTCACTACATGGTATAGTAGAAATGACGGGAATTCACGCAAGAGAGAAATACCCGTTTACTACAATGAACAAGGTAAACTAACTATAGATGATAAGGAGATAAATAAGGATGCAGATATTTAGATACTTAGTTATCTTCTTCTGGTTAGAAGCAATTATAGTATTATCTCTAGGATGCACCGCGCCTAGAGAGCGTAGAGGTGATTGGATGGAGCATTTAAACTCCAAAAAATTTACTTATAATCCTCCTATGATCCATTGGGATAGAAACAATTACTACTCTCATGAGGAGTTAAGGGCGATCTGGAAAATAAAAATGGATAGAATTCTTGAGTCTTACTCGGAGGAGTAGCTAAATATAGTATGCGATGGGTATTAGTACATTTTTTAGCTTTTGTTGTCATAACACAATTCTTGATGGGATGCACAACTCCTACCAAGGCTCTTAACTTTCTCACTCCTGATCGAATTGGGATAGGAAGAACAAAGGGCGTTATGTCTATGGAAGGTTTCTCTCATGGACATTATAGTGGTGGTTATGAAGATGGATGGCATCATGGAGAAGAATGGGGAGAAACATGGTCTCGTAGTGAGTTTTCAGGAGAGTCTGAAGCTGATATGATTTGGTTTGAGTGGGATTTCCCCCAATGGGAAGAGCCTAACGACTATGACCTTTATTTGCGCGAGAGAGTTAGGACACTTAGCTTAGAAAAAGACCTAATAATTGCAGAGAGGCAGTTAGAGAAAAGAGATAAAGCAATAGATAAAACCATTAACAGAATAGATAACATTCTCGACTGTACTCCAGCAGAGAGGGAAGCTGAAGGTATGTGGCCTAAGAAGCTAACGGAGTAAAATAATGGTAGATCCTAGTACAAGAGTTCAGTTTGGTCAATCAGATAGAGATCTTGGAGATAAGATATGTTACAAGATTCTAACTTTTCAAGGTAAGTATAAGCAAGAGGTAATTTCTGTATCACCAAATGGATATACCAAGTACAACCTAGTATTTACAGACTTAAAATTTGTGTGGGAGTGTACATGCTTAACTCCAGAGGAGCGGGATGAGATGAGAAATCGGTATAGAACAAATCTTGTTCCTCTTCCACCAACAACTGGACCTACTGCACAACCCGCTGGAGAGAACTATTGGCAGCAGAGAGAGTTCTCTTATGTTATGGAGATTGAGCCTACTGATGTTTTCTGTGATCCTAATCGCCGCGCTGACTTCCTCTCGCCATGTGAAGGTAAAATAGAGTGTAGTTTGCCTGATAAAACTATGGAACTTCCTGGAATGTGTGAAGGTAAGAACTGCGTAGACAGGCACATTCCTATAACTTTGGGAACTATGTTTTTTAGATGTAACTGTAGAGACAGGGTAATTGATGTTGCGAGAGAACTTCGTAGAGATAACTCATGTCCTAAAGGCTTTAATGATGGTTCTGATTTAGAGTGTAAAGCTCCAGAAGACAGTAAGTAATTTTCACTTTGTCCTTGCTTTCGTAGAGCATCTATGGTATAATAGTGCCTGAAATCAGGAAATCACCCGAATACACAAATAACTTTCCGCGCATAATATATGACCACAATCACTAGCGATCAATGGGATCTCATTGAAAAGAAGTACGGTAGACTCATTAGTAAGATCTGCCATAACATTACAGGCGATATTGCAATTGCCAATTACGACGATAACCTTCAAGACCTAAGACTAGCAGCTATGGAAGCAGTTAATGGCTTTGCAAGAAAAGAAGGATTAGAGTTCGATGAGTTTTGGGATACAGAAGGTTTTAATAAGTATCTCAAGACTTGCCTCTGGAACTTGAAGAACAAGAAAGGAGCCAATATCACGAAGAAGTATCCTGTAACCAAGAACACGGTGGATATTAATAAATTCGCGGAGATCTTGATAGACGAGAGACAAGATACTAGTGGTATTGATCTAGGTATATCTATCGACCAGATTGCTTATAAGTTTACAGATAGACAAAAGATAGTAGTAGATGCAATCACTAAGGATCCAACACTACTAAAGCCTAATGGTAAGGTAAACATCAAGAAACTATCTGAACAACTGAATCTTACATGGTTAGAGATCAGAAAAGAGATTGTTTCCCTATCTGAGATCCTCCAAAATAAACTATAGGTCATAAAGGACCAAAGGTAAAAGTCAAATTAGAGAACCAAATATGATGTATTTTATATACGATGAGAACTACTTAGATGAGAATGATGACTTCAATTATGTGATGTCCCCATGCTTCGAGAGCTTTGAGAAAGCAGCTAGTTATGGTATACGCCAAGCAATAAGAACAGACAAGAAGATAGTCACACTCATAACAGACCAAGGTATGATAATTACCTTCTGGAACCCACACCTAGAAGACCCACAAGAACCTGGACATAAGATGGGTACTATCAATCATACCTTTAAGGAGTACCTACCCAAATGGTATAAAAGTTATAAGAAAAAGGAACAATTGAAGGATAAAATAGATCCTACTGATATTCCCGATGTCTGTCCTGAATTTGATGTAGATTAAATAAAAGGTACGATTTATTTAGAATCAATACATAAAAGTCAAATTACACATAGCATATATTATATAATATAAGTATAGTGTATTGTTTTTGCTTTACCCAAACACACAAAATAATCTCAGTATGTCCGATATAAAAGTCAAATTAGAATTTAGTTGGAACTTTAATAAGCGCGATTGGAACGCTAAATTAAAACATTTCAATGAGTTTAAAGCAGAGTTAGAGAATAAGTCTGACTATGATCCTGTTAGTATGTTCTTCTTTCTTAATGATATGGTGTACCCTGAGCTAGAGCATATAGATGTAACACCCACTTAAGAAAAGTCAAATTAATACATACTTACATACAACTAACATATAAGAAAAGTCAAATTGATGTGAAATTATATCACCGATGGCCTATCATATAGTGGCAATGATCTGATAAGATCATGGTTATCTCCTAAGCACAATCATTTTATTTTAAATGATTGTGCTTATTTATGTGTACACTCTGACTATAATAAGATCCCAAAGCTACCCTCTACCTAAGGCATCATTCTCAATTTAGAGAGTGGTGTCTTTTTTTATCTCATTCTCAAATAATCTGATTTGCTCTAAACCATTGTCCCTACGGACTTTAGTTAGAACTTGCATTTACCATATATTTTATCATGCCAAGTTTAGATAATCAAGAACAAAGTCCGATTTATTTAGAACCCGTTGTCGTAAGTCCTTGTCGATTCTACACTTATGGCGGGACGGGCCGCCCCGCGAAGGGGGAAAATCAAGTCTTTTCTGGGTTTTTTCTAATGGGGGAGCATTGTTCGTCACAATCGTCACACCAGTAGGAATCCAATCTTTGCAGCCAAGAGGCTTTGTCCTCAAATCCGACTTCATCGCGAGCACCGAGGGCATTCATAGGGAGGAACATGCTCCACTCTTGGCTCACATTCTCCCCGTTACACTTTTCACATATCCACATGATTCCCCCTAGTGAGATAGGAACTTGACGGTCTTTTGAGTGGTCCAGCATAGCGCACAGTCAGCACAGCTCTTGACCTTTCCAGTTTGCTCAGGGCAAACAAAGTGCTCACCCTCAAAGGATTCATCCGCAGCGAATAGGTGGTCCGCAGCATACGCTTTGTTCCGAGAGAATCGGATCACACAACGCTCAGAGAATCGGTTGTTGATGAGCCAGATGCGCTCACCGATGATGCTATCCTCTTCTCTAGCCGTATAGCCAAAGAGAGCCAGCTTGGGATATTCAAGTAGCATCTCTTCCCAGAACTTCACATAGTCCACAGAAAAGAAATCACCTAGAACATGCAGACGGATCACGATACCGTCCTTGTGCTTTTCCATGAGCTTATCTATCTCACGATGCAGAAAGAGGTCGATGTTCTGGATCTTATAACGGTGTGCGAATGGCATGTTATCACCGTAGCAGTCGTTCCAATGATGGCAGGACTCGGGGCAAGTTGTCCTCTCTTCTAGGGTGAGAGAATATAGACGCTTCCCTGCCCACTTACCACGGGTAATGCGGAATCCTAGCTTTTTGTTGTTTGATCCAGGCTTGAGGAGACCAGTCCTAGGGTCCCGCAAGCTCTTCTGATATCGGCTCTTAGTCTTCATGGCGTACATTATATCAGGTCATCAGGGGTATTGCAACACAAAACAGGAAAAACTTTTCGCCGTAAGTGCTTGTGGATTCTACACTTACACGCGAACGCGCCGCCGCGCAAATGCGATTTGCAAGGATAAAATGGTGGAGGTGCAGGGAATCGAACCCTGGTCCGAACGAGTGCCGTGTAGGCTCTAGCCCGTCGAAACTCCTTTACACCCCCAAGGTAGGGTGGGCTAGATGTCGCCACCTAGCCAACTGGCCCGAGTTCAGAACTCTTGCACCATCACCCCGAAGGGCGGGAGGCCACACTCAGCGGAGTGTTTCCGTTTACCATCTCTTTATAGGTGTGGCCTCCCTGCCTGTTCCCGAAGGCTACTCGCTTTCTTTTACTTCGTCCCTGATCAAAGGGCGAAGGTGGGGAGGGGGCTAGGCATAAAGTTTGCGATCACCCCTCTCCGAAGGTGGGGAAGGGGATAGGCTTCTATGGTTTGCATCACCCCTCCCCGAAGGTGGGGAGAGGTAGCAAGACGGTAAACCGCACTTTTACATGCTACCCCTCCCCGATCACTCAGCTAACCCCTTGGGTAGCCTTGTGGGCAGCCGTAGCTCCCTGATGCCTACCTGTCCACTCATCGGTGGGAAGAAGGCGACGAAGAGACTTGTAAGCCTCAAGCGCATGGTCAGACTCGTAAGAGCCCTGCTTCCAGAGGTCAGCGAACAGTTCGCCAACTTGAACGGAAAGACCTTGAATTTTGGCCTCCGTGGTGTTGTACTCAAAAGATGAGCGCATAGTGAAATCCTCTTGCAAGAGAGAAACTGAAGTGGGAGTAACTAACACAGACTCCCGATCTGTGAGCCCTATTATACCACGGGCTAGGTGGATTGTCCAGCGAAAAACGCTAGAAATAATACTCATCGGTTCCCATCCCAGCAGAGCCTAGGGCGTCATCATCAGCCCACTCATTGTCCCACGGGTCAGACTCAGGCTCCTCCTCACCTCCGAAAACCTCATCTTGGCAGGACTGGCACATACCAGAGATCTGGTACTCCTTGCGGGACACATCATCCCTAAAGGATGTTGCAATGATGCCTTGGGCATCACAGGTTACACATGTGCCCTCACGGACACAGGTGGCACGGTCCTTGCCGTTGAAGATGATTTCAGAGAGGAGGGCGTCGATCTGCGGTGCTTTGTATGTCGGTTCCATGGAGACCATTATACCAGAACACAGGGGCGGATCAAGAGAAATTTTGAGAAACTTTTTGGCCTAAGTCCTTGTCGATTCTACACTTACGGAGGTTGCCGCCGTCGCCCAATCGGCCAATAGAGGCCAACTGAGGGGGGTTATTAGCTGATTCGAGCGTCTAACCACATGAAAAGGAGCCCCATGCAGTAGACGAAGAGGATGAACCAGTAGGGACCTTCAAGCATTTCCGCGCATCTCTCTACCTTCTTCGGTGAGGGAGAACTTGAACTCCTCATCCTCGTCACACCAAGACATCTGCATAATGCCATCGTCCACCAGTTGAGAGAGGGTGAGGTCGATCTGGTGACTACCTGCCCTCTCTGTAACTTCAGAGAGAAGCTGCTGAGAGCCTTCAGGGAAATCACGCAGAGCCATACGAGCAGCCCATTCGGAAAGCTCTCCAAGCTGGCCCGTGTAGGGCTGGCCCTCGATGTTCCACTTCTTCATCTCATCCGTGACGGGAGGATGATCGGGGATGGTGATGTATTCAGGTGTTTCAGGAAACATAGGGAGGCTCCTCCATGTATGAGAATTCTTTTTTGAGTTCGATCAGTTCGACAGCCTCAGCCACCTCAGCAGCGCAGAAGCCATCCCAGTACATCTCTGTCGCCAGAGGGCCATGCTCCACCATGTCGATACCAATCGACTGGCAGATGCGTTGAAACTCAGAGAGCTTCATTTCGAGGAAAGTATCCATCAGGAAAGACTCCATTCAGGGGTTGCGTTGTTTGCGTCAGCTTCCAGCTTCTCAGCCAGCTCCTCAGCGTAAAAGGTTTCGAGGTACTGCCTAGCCACCTTCTCAGGGTCAGGGCAGGGGAGGTTATTGTGATTGGTGGAAGTAAGGACACCGCAGAGATGCCAAGCGAACACATTGTCCGACAGTTCCATAGCGAGATTGAAGTAGCTCAAGCTACGACCTCGAAAGGGATGTCCCACACTCCGATAAGACCACGGAAGTAGGAGAGGAAGGAGGTAAGCTCAGACGCATCGCAGCGCACAAGCTCGTCACCCGTGTAGGGATTCTTGAGGAGGTATTGAGTTGCTTTCATGGTGTCCATTATATCAGGTTTTTGGGAAATGTCCAGAACTTTCTGGGATTTATTTGCTCGCGTCGTAGCAGGGCTGGCAGATGAGGAGAGCCCACACTAGGCTATCGACCATGTGGGAGAGGGGGAATCGTCGGTCACAGCAGATACAGCGGACCATGTTGTCTTTGTCGCTCATACATGTATAAGGGGCAAAACTCGGCAAACCGAAGGTGATTTCTCTGATTTCTTTTGGGTAATCCTAAGGTTTTTTTCGACCTAAGTGCTTGTCGATTCTACACTTACAGCGGGAGCTGCCGCCCCGCAAAATGCGGCTGTCAACAAAAAAACCCCTCGTTCGCAACCTTTTCTTTCCATGGATAAGTGCGTAGAAAAGAAGCGGGGCGAACCAGGGGCGAGAGGAAAAGGGAGAGAGAGGGACAGGGCTTAATGTATTACCTGCAAGGCTCCATGTTACTGGTTCTGATCACCTACGACAAACGGCTATTGCCTTGACCATACCTCACGGATTTCCGCATCGGGTTCTGGCCTGTCTGCACTAGAGAGCAACAAAACTCTTATTATGCGACCCGCATCAGGATGCCTCCCGATGCCTCTCCGAATTTCCAACCCCCTGAGAAGGATATCACTCCTCAGAGGCGCTCTGGGCCTAATGTCTATTTATACTCGCCCAGACGAGTGCCTAGCGTCCTAGGCAGTTAGGTAACGGTGATTACCCTTCGCCACATACTGGCGAGAACGCTTGTACTTGCGGTTCCAAGCGGACTTGGCTCCAGCAAGGGTGCCAACGAAGCTGTTGCTCCGTGTCGAGAGGTCGAAGATGGTGTAGACAGCGTTGCTGTCCGAACCAACCCGAACCATGACCGCGCTCTGGTTTGAGCGCACGATAGAAGTGATGTTGTTGAGCATTTGCTCTCCTAGTAAGGGGTTTCGTTGAATGAGGGGCCATTATACCATGACCCCCCATGAAGGTCAAGCCTCAAGTGCGAGAAAAACATCTTCCTCGCTGATTTCCTTTCCGCTTGCAATATCCGAAGTGAGAGTAGACAAGGCAGCACGAAGCGCAGCCTTACGAGCCTTAGACACAGCGATCACCTTCTCAGCGTTAGCCTTCGCATTCTCAATAGATGCGATACGGGCCTCCGCCTTGGCGATGCGGGTGTCGAAGTTCTGCGGACCCTTAGAGAATCCTTTACGAGCCATAAGCTCGACCTTCTCAACCTCCTTGATCTCCTGAAGGAGAGGGGTGAGAAGCGGGTTAGATTTGGCCTCAGTCTCGGCCTGTTTGGCTTGCAGCTTGGCAAGCCGCGCCTCTGTCTCAGCGATAAGCTGATCGGGCGTTTTGCGTTTACGGGTTTCGTTCATGTGGAGCATTATATCATAATCTGGAACGAGATCAAGACCTAATCCAAAGAAATATCGGTCCTAACCCCTTGTGGATTCTACACTTACGGCCAGCCGCGCCGCCCACCCAAATGCGACATGCAAGAAAAAAAGGGGAGAGGATTGATGAAAGGTAGAGCCAGTAGCCTAACCTGAGGCCCCCTCCCCCCGAATGCTATGCCTCCATCGTGTTCCACTCATCGTGGAGGTGGGAGTTCACGCAGATATCACGCTCGATACCTAGGCCCATGGGGAGACTGAGAGACTGAAGCTCAGAGAGGCTGAAGTAGCCCCACTCTGCGCCACCGAAGCCCAGATCCACACGACCGAAGAAGAGCCAATCGCCCTCTGCATTCTCGGAGCCTTCGTAGACTTCCCAAGTGCCCACACCTACAGGGTTGAAGAACTTGACCACGATCTCTTTCTGATCGGTGGGGATGTCTTCGGTGGAGTAGAGAGGGGGAAGAGCCTTCTTGATTTTGTCTGTGAGTAGTTGCATTAGAGAATACCTATAAGGGTGAGAATTGCGCCACTTGTGATGGCAAGAAAGAAAATTGCGCCTTCGATGGCGTCTCGTCTTGATCGGGTCATTATCCGCGCTCCTTGTCGTTCCAGAAGTCTGCCCAGATCTCGCGCTCTTCACGCGCAAGCTCATCGCTGAGGTGCTGATACCAATCATCGTAGTCAGCATCTCCCATCTCGGACTCGTCAGCCATGGCCTCTAGGACTTCGCGCTCCTCACGCACATCGTCCACCATGTCTCCTAGGATCTCGTTCCATTCTGTGCTGTGCTTGATCATGGGTGTATTATACCTTGTTTGGAGTCAGTCTGCAAGAAATTTCTTGCGAATTTGGATAGCTCCACGGTGGTCCTGCCACTCACGCAGCAGTTCGTTCACCGTGATATCTTTGTCGAAGTGGATATCTTCCCAGACTCCACCTTCCACCTGCATTATCTCATGAGCAGAGGCTAGAGCCCCTGCATAGGTCATATGGAGGGTCTGAACCAGAACACCTTCATAGTCCTCACGAAGCTCAACAGTGTAGATTTCTCTGTTTTCCATGCGTGTATTATATCAGGACTAGGCCCTAGAGGCAAGTACAAAGCATGATTTATATTGAGACATCCTAAGCACTAGGAATACCCAATGTTTGGCGGAGGATTTCGCAAAGGACTATAGGATTCCCCATTTGCGCCACCCGTATACATCGTACAAGTATTTCTAAGTTAACACTAAAAAAATTTTCAAAAAAAATTTTCAAAAAAATTGGACTTAGTTTTTGGGACTCCTAATTTGTTGGGACTCCTATATAACTATATGAAAGCATACGAAAAAATTTATAGGTTTTTAACGGAAGACACCCCATCTAAAACTGAGGTTTCTGTTAAGAAGGCTTTAGGTTGGAAAACAAGACCTGAAGATGATCCCAACATCGATCCAGGTACAAAAAGAGTTAGAATTCGAAAACGCAAGAAACAAAGACTTGGATCTATTCTAGCTACGGGGGGCGTAAAAAGACTTGCAAGAAAGGCTAAGAGTTCAGTTTACACTGATACTGAAGCAGAAGCAGTAGAGCACATGCTTAAACATAAAAAGGAACAAGGAAAAAAACGAAAGGCAGAAAAAGCAGAGGCTTTCGCGCGAACGAAAGCATTTACGTCTGGATCTTATCCACAACAAAGAGGTAAGTAATGAACGCATACGAAAGAATTTATACATTGTTAACAGAAGCTAAAAGCCCAGCTTCTCATGGCGCAGATGTCTTTCATAAGAAGCTAGGTAATGCTGGTCCTGGAGAGACCAAAAGAGCCGAGGCTGCTCTTAAAGCCAGCAAGGAAGCAACGGAGCGAAGAAGAAAAAGACAGGAAGCAGTTAAGTTTAAAAGAGGTCAAAAGATCTTTGGAAAGTACAAAGGATTTGTTCCTGGCACACCTGAAAGTAGACCTACTGCTGCATCAGAACCAACGAAACCTCGTATTAAGGGAGGGCATCAAGATTGGAGTTATAAAACCACTACGACCAAAGGTGGGGAAAAAATTAAGTGGAAGAGGCTTGGAAATAGTGGTCAATGGATTAGAGCATGATGAACGCATACGAAAGAATTTATAGTCTATTAACAGAAGAAGGCAGGTCCAACCCACAACTAGACTATATTCTCAAGTCTAAAGAAAATGTAATGAGTGGAGCTACTAGAGCATTCCGTAGAGGAGCCACACAAGCTAAGAAGACAGGTAAAGGCAACAGAGGAGAGGATAAAATTCTTAATGTTCCTAGAACCTTTAAAGCAATGTTAAGAAGAGGTCGTAAGGCTAGACAACAAGGTAAGATGAGAAAATTTGTAAAGGATGTAACACCATAATGAATACATACAAAAAAATTCGCGGCCTCCTAACGGAGGCGCAAAACATTCCTAGGAGAGGATTTGTGCAACAGCATCGTGATGACACAAGAGGAAAGGGTCAACCAAAAGGAGCTTTCTCTGTGCAAATGGCGAAAGATGATATGGCTGTTGACGCTGAAAAGGATGCGCTAAAGAAGCAGGATAGAATGAGAAACTTTATTTCTAAGTTGGGTAGCGCGATGTTCAGAACAAAAAGAAGAGCACACTTGCAAAAAATGAAGGCTGCTGGTATTGCTGATGCTAAGGAGAGTAATATGAAAGGATACGAGAGATTATATGAGATGATTCTTGGAGAAGGTAAAATGCAATCACGCGATTACGCTGGTCATGAGGGAAGAATGAAGGGTCATATGGCTAGAATCCAAAATGATCCTAGATTTGAAGAGCCTGATCCTAAAGCAAAAGCCCGAGGTGCAAAGGGTGCCCAAAAAACAAATAAGAAAGGTAAAAGCCAAAGTCGTGGATCGAATCCTCAAGAATATGGCGATTTTGGTGGTGAAACTAGAGGGGAAACACGAAGGTAATGAAAAACCTTTTAATAGTCTCAACTTTGCTTTTTCTAACTAGTTGTAGCACTATTAAACATGCTATCGGCGGTGCTGTAGGAGGGGGAGCAGTTGCTGCGTTTATTCCTGAACCTGCGGCTGTAGCTGCTGGTGCTGCTGGAGGCGTGATGGTGACAGAGCTTATTATGCCTTCACAAAGTCCTGCTGCTGTAGTTGCTCAAGTAGCAGGTGCAGGTCCTGTACAAGGGACTACTGCTTCTACTTTACACGAAACAGGCGGACTGATTAAAACAATAGGCTATTGGTATTTAATCCTCTTTGTATTCTTACCTCTCTTTAGTAAGAAAGGTCGGACTTGGTTTAAGAAGTTTGGTTCTATTCATAATACTGTATCACAAGCTGATATTGATGCGCGAGACGATGAACAAGATAAAGTTATGAAAGAGAATATAAAGCGTATCGAAGCTTTAGAAGAACTTGCCAAAAAAATGAGGGGTTAAAATGCGCTCTACTTGGCGAGAAACTATTGAACCTAGATTTAATCCTTGTTATCAAAAAGTGGATTCTCAAGCCTGTGCTATTGTATCTATTTACACTCAAATTATTAACGGTTTAGTTGTTCAAGGAACTGAAATTACTGTTGAAGTTCATAGAGAAGGGAAGTGTACTTGTGAAGGTCCCGAGAGAAGTGATTTATCCCCTGGATTACCTTTAGATGCTCCATCAAGAACAAAATTGGCCGAATGGTGTTTTTCTTGGACTGATGTTAAAAAGAATGGACAATTTTGTTCTTGTCCTGATAACTGTAAGGGTGAGTTTCCTATGTCTACCTGGAGTGATACCGTAAGAATTGCGGGTCTTGTGGGAAAAACTTTTGCTGATGTTGATAGTACTGGAATAGTGTCTGGTTGGGTTGAGAAACTAGCCAAATTATCTATACCAACTCTCATATGTTGTGAGAACCCCTTATAACTAAGGGACTATTAAAAAAATCGGCGGCCCTACGGGCTATGTAAATGTAAAAATAATACGACTGTAATATATCAAGGAAACATATATACAGTAGGTTAGATTATGAACGAAGTTAGAAAACAACGCACCCTTCCTTTGGCATGGCTTAAAAAAATTACTTGGCCTGAGGATCAGACGGATATTAAGAGAGCTTTTGGTAGTGCAGAATCCGTTGTATGGCATGCTATTTATGAATGGCATCCTAGAAGAGCGTCAGGAGGCTGAGGGGGCAATTAACCCCTCCAGTTGGAGGAACATTTATGAGTTGGGGAAATGTAAACGAGAACGCACCTTGGGGCAGTGAAAAGCAAACTACAAGCCCAAATTGGGGTAGTGAAACCGAATCTTTAGGGTGGATTGCAGCAGATGAGCCAGCCCCAGATAGAACAACAGCTAAAAAATGGTGTTGTTATAAGCATGGTAGATGGGTTGTTGTAGGGTGTGGTCCTGGCATGGGTTGTGGGGGTCCAGGGCCTACGGAAGTTAAGTGGGATGAAAGTTGGTACTGTAAAGAGTGCATCCCCAGCGATAATTGCGAATGTGTACATCGTAGTAAAAGTGCTTGCGAAGCTGCCTGTAAGGAGGAAGATGATGATAGAACACGAATTCCTGATCCTTGGTATGGTGGAGGTTATAGTCCAGACAACTATGAGGATTGGAATTTAGGCTATTGTATTCCTTTTAGATGTATGTCCTTAAATGGCGGAACTAATGGGGAAGGATTTAATCCATTTGGAATACATCGCGGTGAGGGGATAGAAGATCTTGAAGCTCAACGACAGCATTTGGAAAATCAGATGACAGTTTTACGAGCTTTAATGAGACCAGAAAGCCAGATGAATGAGAGGCCATGCAATCAAGGTTGGCCCAATAGACCTCCTGGACAAGGTGTTAATGGAGAGGGCGGTCCTTGTTCCCCTAATGGTTATTATGGTGTGAGAGGCGATCCTGGTCCCGTAGATCCTGGATTAAACCTGAATGGTACAGCGCATGGCTGCTTACAGATTAGACAACCTTATTGGTTTGATGCTCAAAAGTTTTATGCAAAAAAAATCGGAGCGCCTACAGACTCTCAAAGGCTAAATGGACCTCCTTCTTGTCCTCAAAGGTATGATTATCCTGATCCTGAAGAAACTAACGGTCGGCCTGAAGGTTATGCGTTTATAGAAGCTTATGAAATTAGTTGTGGTAAACTATGGAGTGGGGCGTATAAAGATATAAGTCCTAATGCAACCGCAGCGCAGCTTAGATTTGCAATTCCCCCTGGAACATTTCATATGCCTTATACTAATCCGAATATTGGCTCCTATAGAAATAGAACCATTCAAGTCCAAAATTGGAATCAAAGGCATGAAAGTTGTGATTTTGTCCCAGGACCCTTAGATGCTGCTTGGGTTAATCCTAGAACAGGTAAGGATGGAGATCAATACCCTGTTCCTGAGTATAATGATAATACATACAATGATAAAAAACATTGGTCTTTCAAAGCAGGTATGGGAGAATGGAGTAAACAGTGCGCTTGTGATTATAGTTTCTGGATTGCTGGTTTATACATGATGGAGTGGGAAGGCGAAGGGGTTCATCGAGGCATTTCCTATTGGTGGAGTGATCCTGGTAAATTTTCGCCTTCGGATATTGTTAGATATCACCATTTAGGTGGGACGGATGCTAGAAAAGGCCAACCTTCAGCGGGATGGAACTCTATCGGAAAAGGGAATGATGATTGGCATCAGTGGCAAGCTCTACTACAATACGAAGAAGAAAAATGTGGCGAAGCTGATCTTACTAGTGATTCTTGGAAAGCTTGCGCGGACGCAGCTAAAGCACAATACTTTGGTAATAGTAGAAGTGAGGATCTTCCTCGGACTCAAGGGGAGAACTACGGTTCTCTATATAGACCTCACCACCACTAAATAAACATAAGGAGATATTTCATGGGATCAACAAGTTTTGGAACTGCTGCTACAACACAAACTATGGTTTGTTTTGAAGATAGGTATTGGGAAGGAAGCTGGGAAATTCAACGGCAGTCAGTAATAGATAGAAGAGGTCGAAATGTTATATGGACATACGAGATGAAGCTTGAAGGAACATTTCATCAAGAATGTTATTGCGTACCTGGAGATGAGGCAGAGAATCCACAACCACCTAAATGGAAAGATAAAGATGTTTATAATGACGTTACAGACGTAGAGTTTGAAGAAGGTTCAAATGAAACTGATCCTTTTGAGGTGGGAACATTAACAACTGCGAAAGGTGAAATACGTTTCCGTCCCGCTGGTTATCCTAAGCGTAAGGGTGATTGCATTGTACTTCCTGAAAATCCCTATGTTGGCGCTCCAAGAAGAAAAAATTGCAATTGTTTTAAAGATCAACGCTGGAATTTCAGGTGGGTGTTTCAAATCGACGAAAATCCAGAAGACCGCTCTCTCCACCGTAGTACTTCAGAACGCGCCAAAAGAAGAATACAGATAAAAGTTTATGAAGCCAGTAGGGAGGGAGCTGCTGATCTTAGCTCTGAAGCTGCTGATGCTAATGATGATCCTTTTAACCACCCTAATAATGGTGGAAGTTTTTCTGACCCTAACAGTAATTTCTTAGGTTGTAGCTGTACCGAATTTGTTGATGTTTTCGGAGTTTAGACATGAGTGACTATGTAGTTTTGCAATTTCAAGGTGGTGGTCCAAGTGAAGCCACAATGATTGATGTTACAGATGCCTATCCTGGTGTAGGTGAGAAAAAAGGCGATAGAATCTCAGAGAAGAGCAATAAACATAGACCTTATTCGAATTGGTTAAGTGGCAGATATGAAGGAGGAGCGCAACCCAAAGACATTTTTGGATCGGACTGGAATTCTAATACTTATGAGTATGAGCAAGGCCCTACAATTTATATTGTAGTTGCAGGAGAAAAAAACAGTAGAAGACGTAGGTTTACTAGAATCAAGGGAACAGGTAGTCATAATCCAAGAGGTAATTAAATTTATAAGTAACAATATTTAGAGCTTGCCTAAATATATTGGTAGGGTGCTTAGAGAAAATTAAATAGGTGTTATTATGGTAGACAAACCAATGGTTGACAATAAAGGGTATATAGATGTTCAATCTGCTCTCAAATTAAAAGAAGCAGAGGGACGAGTAGAAGTTGATAAGTTAAATGCAGAATCAGATGCTAAATTTAGAGAACTATTAATTCGTGAAAGTGCAAAGGAAACAGCTTCAAAACACTTAGCAAAATTTGCAGGGTTTTATTTAACTTTCCTAGTTTGCACATTTATTTTTTCAATACAATTTGTTCCCGAAACTAGTATCGCAGTTGTTGCTGGTTTAATTACGCTTGTCGTGACTAATTTATCGACCATTCTTAAAGGAATTGTTGAGAATGGCGATAAAAACGAAGAAGAGCTTCATGAAGAAGCCAAGAAAAGAGGATATATGAAATGAATTGGTTTTGGGGATTTTGGTTTAAAGATAAATTTAGAACACCATTTTCTGTTTATAAAATGAGCTTTGCAGAACTTATTATTTTAGCAGGTATGTTTTTCGGTGTGGGTTATGCTTTAACACTCGGTGTGCAGAAGTTATTAGACTTACGCACATCTTTTAAAGGAACTGCTGTTGAGGCAGTAGAAGGAGAATAATATGAATTGGCAAAATAAATTATACAAGAGTTTAACTGAGACTCGTGCTAGGTACGGTGGTATGGTCGGATACTCAGGTGGCGGTGGCAGCAATAAGCCTGGAGTAATCATGAGTATTGAGACCGATAAGGATGGAAACAAGTTTGTAGTTAAAAAAGATAAAGAAGGAAATGTAGTTAGTAGAAAACCAGCAAAATCATTACCTAAAAAGAAATAAATTGTGATGCATTGGGAACAAAAAATACTTGAAAACATTTTAGATGTAGCTACTAGTAAAAAACCGATAAAAAGATCAAGAGGTTCTATTCGTGACAAGCTATCTCCTACTATGCAAAAAGTATGGGATAAGGCACAAGCTCGTAAAAAAAATAAATGAAATGGCAACAAAAACTTCTTGAGAGAGTAAAAAATCCCTGGGCTATATGTACAGACTCTGTTGAGAAAACGGCTGGACCAGGAAGAAAAACCTGGTCAAAAGCCGCAAAATCTCGTTATGAGAGATGTGTTAAAAAAGTGAAAGCAAAATGAATTGGAAAGATAGATTATTAACTGAGATTACAAAAGCGGAAGAACAGCCAGAAAGAAAAATGTCAGGAGCTACACGCGCATATAAGAGAGCTTTTTCTAAATCTTGGAAACAAGGAGGGAAAGCAGGAAAACTTGTTTACAAGGCAGGCGAGGGAGAAAAGTCAGGAAGCTATATAGGAAAATTGCATGCCGCTACTATGCGAACGGTGGCTGACAGATTAAGAGCACAATCAACAAAAAATTTAGACACTGCGATTAAATTGAGACCTCTTATACCTCAATCAAGAACAAGACAGCAAATAAGATCAAGAGATGTTAAGTTACGATAATAGTTGGAGTCAGGACAATAATATGCCAATAAGAATGCGAATAGAGATTGCTTTATCTGATTTAATAAACAATTGTATTTCATTAGAAAAGAAGCTAAAAGAAGAAGGCTTCATTACTAAATAAAATAGAGGATTATTATGAAACTAAAAAGATTTATGATTCCCCGAGTAGCCAATTGCTGAAAGGGAGCATAGTTGTTTAGTTAAACAATAATTTATATTAGTTTTTGTCTATTTTAACGCCTAAATAAAATAGATATGGAGATAACACATGACTAGCACAAAGACAGCAGCACCATTTTATAAAGCATGGCCTGGAGGAGTAGATCAGACAACGCAGTCTCTTGCGACTTCTGGTGATACTTCGGGTCTTGGGGATCTTTCTGGTCCTTGGTTTATTGAGACACAATCATTAAATTATAACTACTTACGAGTTCCTATTGGAAGTGTATCTTCTATGTCAGTAGGATTAAGCAGCATAACTATGGAAGGAAAAATTGATAAAACTGTCCTTCTTATTATTGCTGATTGTAACTACACCGCAGTAAGCAGTAATACCTTTTTTGCAACTTCAAGCTTCCAGCAAGCGCAAGATTTTATTGTGCAATCCGTGAGTGCAGACGCTAACGGGGAAACATACGGAAGTTCACTAGCTGTGGGTGCTTTTGGTCCCAGGGGTCGTGTAATTACAGACCATCCATACTACTCAAGAAAGCCTTATGTGGAGGGTAGGGATATTATACAAACTCAAAGTTCTAGAGGAGCAATGAATTTTGTAGCCGTTTCTGTTTCCTCAAATAACGGAGTTTCAATCCCTGTTATTTTAAATGAGTATCAGTCACTAGAGGATCTTATGACGCCTGAACATGCACATTCTTGGAACACTATGATGGGCGCAAAAGGCACTCTTCTTGGTGTTGAATCACAACCTCAACTTGGTCTCAAGTTTGGTGGATATAGTGTACAGTTAGATACAATTGACGATGTTCGTGTTACAACAGATGAAATTGGAAGATTATTTAAAGATGGGCACTTAACAGATGGCGCAGGTAGACCAGCAGGTACTGAACATCATGGCGCTGGAATGCATAATGTTTCGGTTAATATGTATGATTATACACATCACAACTGGACATAATAATTTACACAAAATAAAGCTAGACAACACTAGATATATTAGGAGAACAATTTAGGAGACTTTCATGGTATCACCACTAATTAGAACCTCAGCCCCTACAAACGCCACTGGAGCAGGTTTATTTATGAGTTCGGGCATTGGACCTGTTTCTGGTGTTTCTGGCGTTGGAGCATTTTCAGGTCCTTTCCTTATTAAGGAGCAATCATTAAACTATGATTATGTTAGAGTTCCTTATGGTTACTTAAGTAGCGTTGTTTTAAGTTTAAGCGGTTCAACCTGGACAGCAACTAATACAGGTTCTGTTCTTATGATTAGAGCTACCGCAAATGTAAATACAAGAAAAAGCTATGAGTGGTTTGAGACATCATCTTTTGTCCAAGGACAAAGATTCTCTATAGAAGCTGCAAGTGCGGATTCTCAAGGGAACACTTATTGTAACCAAACTCCATCCGATTGTGGGTTATCAGTGTTCTCCAGCACTTATGGTCCTGTTGGTAGAGTTTATACTAGCCAAAAATACTATAAGAGAGAGCCTTGGATTGAAGGGCAACACGAAGAATATGATGATACTGTTGTAGGTTATAATTATCAAGCTTACAATGATAATGAAGGCGTTCCTGTAGTAGGGAGTGTGAGAAATCCTGTAGATGCAGAATTTGTTTGGGGAGATTTTAAATCCACTTTTGCTACGGATACCATTGATGGAGAGTCAGGGTATACAGCACAGATGTGGACAGAAATTGCATCTAAAACAGGCCCTTATTCCTACGGTCAGGATCTTGTAGATGATGTAATTTTAGGAACAGATGCAATTGGCGATGCTTTAAATTTAGGTGGATTGTTTTCTCAAACAGGTGAACAAGTCGCATTATTCAATTATCGTTGGTTACGACACGATTGGACTTAATAGGAGATTTATATGGCAACATTAGTTAGAACACCTGTAGCAAAAAAAATAAACGCAGCGTTTTCCCCTGGATTTTTAACTTTTTCCAGTACAGGACCTGTCTCTGGTGTTTCTGCTGTTGGGTATTTTTCTGGTCCACACTATGTTGAGACACAAACTTTAGAGATTTCCTACAAAAGAGTACCACGATTTAAATTTGATCATGAAACTTTAAATTTAAGTTCAGTTACACTTTCTCCTCATTACTTGGGTACACATTTGTTACTAAAAATCAGACCCAGAGTAACAAAAGAAAAAGTTTATGATTGGTATGAAACTTCTTCTTATACACAGCCACAAAGATTTACGGTTTATTCAGTAAGTGCAGATGATCAGAGTGGTCAAACTTATGGAACTCCAGCCGCTGGGACACTTTCTGTTAAAGGAGATATATTAACAACTCAGCCTTGGTATTTTAGAAGACCATGGACAACTAAAGATGATACTGATAGTGCAACTTGGACAACTAACGGGGTCGTAACTCCCCAGAGATATGCAGAAGCATTAAGACCCCATCCAAACCATCCAGGGTATACAGGACTTCCTGGAGTTACAAGTCCAGGCTACGCACTCCAAGCATTTAGCTATAGACCTTTTGCTAATGATATGACAACCGATTGCTATAAAGATGCTTTAATTGGTCCTGAGTACCCTAACTCTACGCATCCACCATTCTTTGATGTTGTCGGTTTAACTAATGTTAATTTTTGGCATACTATTGCGGGTGAAACATTAGGAGACTCCGAAGTTCAAACCACATACGGCACTCCTACCAGGTCTGGGGATGACACATGTCTTCCTCCAGGTCAGATGGGGCCAACTTTTAGAGCGAATGCTATTGTAGATAACCATATGCTTGGTAATAAATTAGGAGCCTACAGTAGTGAACAAGATAACACGGCAGATGTACAAATACTAGTTGACGGTATTGCTGATATTATTGCAAAACAATGGAATGATGGTTCTGTAGCTTTTGAATCTAATTACTTTGTTGGTCCTTTGTTACAACAACCTTACACTGGGCGTTGGCAAAGTTTAACAAATACTGAATATAGTAAATCAAGACATTATTGGGGTAATTAAATTATGGCAACAGTAGTAACAAGTCCCGTATCAAAAAAAATAAACACAGCGTTTTCACCTGGATATTTAAGTTTTTCTAGTACTGGTCCAGTATCAGGTGTTTCTAGTGTTGGGTATTTTTCTGGTCCACACTATGTAGAAACTCAAACATTGACATTTGCATATAAGCGAGTTCCTTACTTTAGATTAGTGGAAGGAAATGTAAGTCTAAGTAGTATGAATTCTGAGTTAGATTGGATGAACACCGTACTTCTTATTCAACTTGACAAGGTTCTCGTAACAAAAGAAAAGGTATACGACTGGTACGAAACTTCCTCATATATTCAACCCCAAAGATTTACACTATATTCTGTAAGTGCAGATGAAACGGGTCAAACTTATGGAACTCCAGCCGCTGGAACGATGAGTGTTCAAGGCATAGTTGATACCACACAACCTTATTATTACAGAAGACTTTGGGATGATAGCATTGATAATGAATCTGATATGGGTACTTTCCCCTTAATGGTAGAATCTGGGGCGTTTGGAGGGTCACTAGAAGCCTATCAGGGTGATGGATATAATTACCTTATGGCAAATCACCTTAACTGTGGAGTTAGTGCATCACCCGAGCATCCAATGGATTGGATCAATATAAATGAGCCTCAATTTCGACATTCTATAACCCAATCACAAGGAAATATTAGCTTATTAGCTGCTAGTAACAAATGGACTGGACATAGAAATTGCTTTGGAGATCATTTCCCTAACGGTGGATATATTCCTACAAATATAGGAATAACTACCGTTCTTGGTTTGAAACCAGGAACATATTCCTCGGATCAAGATGACCCAGGGGATGTTCAGGTTTTAGTTGACAGTATCGGACAACAAATATCTGTTGATATAAGTCAAGGTGGTAATAGCATTGTTAGATTTGTCAGATCACCTGATGCATTAGGGGTTTGTAACCCTGAGTATGTTCCTGGAAGACATTACTGGGGTAACTAAACTGCGGCGAAGACTTCCCAGGAATAAAGATCCTCGGTACTGGGAAAAGCGTAATGCTTTTACGAAAAAACTCAAGCGAATTAGGATTGCTGAGTCGAAGAGAAAGTTAGGTAAGCACTTAAATAGAGACAGGAAGCCTACCTTCTGTCATTTTTAGAAATGCTGCTCTATTTTGATGCCAAGAATCTCGCCCTGCTAACTCTCCTCTAGATTGATGTAGAACTGTAATAGGTACAGTATAGTTTCTTAATCCTCTATTATGGGCTTTGTATGTGTATAAAATATCATAAAAATCCCATTCACCTATAAATCTTTTTGGTTTTTGTAACCCTATTAACTTTAGTGTTTTTGCAGTTGCTACCAGAAATAATCCATCCATAACAACTGCTTGCCCGTAATTACCATAAAAAGTGGCATCAGCGGAGGATATATCTTCCCCATGTAGTACATAACCAGTGTGTCTATGTTGTTGCCACAAAGATTGATCCCACCACACAGCGGTTTGTCCTAGTGTTTTTGTCCCTGCAACACCTAAAAAGCCAGTTTTGGGGTTTTTTAGGTTACTTTCGATTATCTCTTTAAATACTTGAGGACTTGTTGTTATTTTTATATCATCATGACAGAGTATAATAATATCAGAAGGATCAAGTTTCTCACTATGTAGCGCATTATCATATGCAGCAAAGATAGAGTCTTCGCCCACTAAGATTTTTACCTTTGTATCAATACTAGATAAATAGGAGACTAATTCTTTTGTAGTGTCTGTTAAGTCACTAGATCTAGTACAAATAAAGGCGTAATACTGCATGTCATATAATAGAAGCGAAGAAGAACTTTTACTAGAGGAATTTAATAAATGTAAAGAAGACCCCATTTATTTTATTTGTAACTATATAAAAGTTACACACCCTGTTCGTGGTTTAGTTCCTTTTGAATTATATCCATTCCAAAAGTTAATTTTACAGAATATAGAAAAACACAGATTTAATATTTTAAGAAAGTTTAGACAGGCAGGATGCACTACTATTTCGGCTGCCTACTCTTTATGGATGGCAACCTTTCAGACACACAAATCAATTGTTATTTTGTCGGTAGGTGATACGGAATCCACAGAGGTTCTTGATCGAATAAAGATTATGTATGAAGAGCTTCCTTTATTTTTACAAGCAGGAATTGTAGAAAGTAATAAACACACTTTAAAATTAAAGACACATTCAATAATTAAGTCGAGGCCCTCAGGCAAACAGTCAGGACGATCACTTGCGGGATCGTTCTTGGTTATTGATGAAGCGGCATTCATTGAAAATATTGATTCTATTTGGGCTGCTGTGTACCCAATTATTTCAACGGGTGGAAGGGCCTTTGTTCTGTCTACAGTTAATGGCGTAGGTAATTGGTATTATGAAACATATAATGATGCCATGGCAAAACGCAACTCATTCAATGCTATTGACATTAATTGGAAGCAACACCCTGAATATAGTCGAATTTTAGGGTATGACCATTTGTATGAAGCTATGGAGCGTCGGGATCCTCCTATGAATATTGATGATTGGGAGAAAGTCACACGATCAAATATGCCATTAAAAAAATGGCTGCAAGAGTATGAATGTGAGTTTTTAGGAACAGGAGATACATTTATTGAAGGTAGTATTCTTACATCATTACGAGATAATGTAAGCGAAGATTACTATAGAAAATATAACAACCGTATGCGTATCTGGCAGGATCCAGATCCTTCTTATGAGTACATTATAGGGGTTGATACCGCTTTAGGTCGAGAATTAGATTATTCAGCATTTCAAATTATGAATACTTATAATGGCGAAGTTGTAGCTGAATTCTATAGTAATAAAACTCCAATCAATGAATTTTCAAAAATTTTAGCAACAGAAGGCATGCAATATAATACAGCGTTAATGGTTATAGAAAGAAATACCATAGGAAACAATGTTATTGATTGGCTATATAATCAATATGAGTATGAAAATCTATGGCATGACGAAAAAGGCCATCCAGGATTTCAAGTAACTCTTAAAAATAGGGACCAGATTCTTGCTGAATTAGAAGAAGCCATCCGAACTAACATGATTAAAATTAACTCAGAAAGAACCCTAAAAGAGCTTAACTCTTTTGTACTAACTGAATCAGGTAAAGTTGCTGCTGAAAAAAATAGCCATGATGATCTAATTATGAGTTTAGCTTTAGCTGTTCATGGACTAAATATATATGTAGAACATTCGCATGTTGAATTTAGAAGAGAAAAACCGTTTAAAAAAGATCCCTTATTCCCTTCTAGTGGAAAAGGTAAATTTAGAACCTTTAATGGTATGACAGAGGAAGATATAAAATGGCTGATAAGCTAGAAGAAGAACAACTTAATGAAACTGTAGGTGAAACCACATTTGATGTAGGTTCTGGGCGTGTAGGACCATATTTTTATCCTAGAGGATTTCTTGGGAAGTTTTTCGCAAGATTTTTTGCTACAAGAGCCCAGCCTGCTGTTGTAAAAGAACTTGAATATGACAAACCTTCAGCATCTAAAGGTGATACAATTATACATGATGCACCTGGACTTAAGCCACAACCTGGGGTGCCACTTGCAATCAGTAGGGCTACACCTGTATCACAAGAGGCAGAGTTAAACCGTAAAAAACGATATAAATCATATGAAAGTATGGATGAGTACCCTGAAGTAGGGTCAGCATTCGACATTTATGCTGATGATTGTACGCAAAGAAACACCAAAAATGAACGCTGGTCAATTAAATCGGATAGTCCTGAGGTAGTCCAGGAAGTAATGGAGTTATTTGATAGAATTAGACTAGATCGAGTGTATTGGGATGTTACCCGTAATGCGGTAAAATTTGGTGATTGCTTTTTAGAAACTATTGTGGATGAAAATAACTACACCGCAGGAGTTCAAAGAGTTAAAATTCTTAATCCTAATTTTATTGTAAGAGTAGAAGATAAATACGGCTATTTAAATAATTTTCTCCAAGAGATCCCAGAGAAATCTAGTTGGGAGGGTATGGTAAATAATTCGTATGAGTCTCAAAAAACCCAAAAATATATTGAGCTTGATAAGAACCAGATTGTTCATTTTAGATTATTTACTTCTGATCCTAAATTTTATCCATACGGCAAATCTATAGCGTCTATGGCAATCCAAACCTTTAAGTCTCTTAAATTAATGGAAGATGCTATGCTTATTTACCGATTAGCACGGGCACCTGAAAGGCGAATTTTCTACATTGATGTAGGAAACTTACCCTCTGGTAAAGCAGAAATGTTTATTGAACGAGTTAAGGAGAAATTCAAAAAAGAAAAATACTTTAACCGTGGAGGCTTAGATGAGCGTTATAACCCATTAAGCGCAGATGAAGATTTCTTTGTTCCAGTAAAAGGGAATAACCAAGGAACAAAAATTGAGACCCTACCTGGAGCGCAGAATTTGGGGGAAACTGGTGATGTTCAGTATTTCCGTGATAAGCTCTTAGCAGCCCTTAAAATACCTAAAGATTTCGTTGTTGAAAAAGATAAGTCTCCTGAGCGAAAAGCTAATCTTTCTCAGTTAGATGTTAAATTTGCTAGAACAATTTCTAGAATTCAACATGCGATGGAATTGGGACTAGAGCAGATCGCTAGAACTCATTTAGGGTTTAAAGGATTTCCAGATAGCCTTGTTAAAGACCTTAGAATAGAATTACCTGATCCTTCTGATATGTTTACTAAGAGGAAGTTGGAAATTGATGAAGCCAAACTTAGAATTATTCAAGGAGTAACTTCCACTGGTTTATTTCCTAAAGAGCATATCTATAAAGAATACTATGATATGAGTGAGGGAGAAATTAAATGGATCAAAAATCAGCTAAAACAAGAAGCAAAAGAAATGGCTGAACAGCAGGAAGAGATGAATACAATTTCTCCTGGCGCAGGTGATCTCAATCAAGGGAACCAGCCAGCAGCAGTACAAAATACGCAACCTATGGCTGGTCCATCGGAAGATAAGATAGATTTGTCATCTATAAAAAAACGTCTAATCACTGAGAAAGGCGTAGACAGTGCAGAGGTAAAAACCATAAATCGCATCATAAAAAGATTAAACCAAAATAAGTGATTTTTTCTGGTTTAAATAAGCATATATAACATAGTGCTTTACATTAAGGAAATTAATTATGTTTGACCATATTTTTGAAAATCGCAATAAGAAGCTCGTTAATATACTAAAGATAGCTGATTATTTAGGCAGATCTCTTAGAGAGAATATTGAAGTATTCTCTATTAACGACTCCACTCAGGAAGCTATCTTTATCACGGAAAGTGACAAAATCGTAAAAGGTAATTACGATTTCTCTCAGGGCATCTCTCTGCAAAACATTATAATTGAAGATTCAGATGTCTTCCTTGATGAAGAGCAGTTCGATACTTTTGTATCCTCAAAGGTTTCTAATTTTATTCAGAATATTTATGAAGAAGATTTCGCAGATGCAGATGATTCTTTTGATAATATTCTTAGCCTTTGGGAAAATAGAGCGAAATTCTTTAAAGTAAGAAATAATCTTCTTGAAAAAACTGCAAAGTTACATGAAAGACAAGGGATTATTCGTTCTGACAGCTACCAAAAGCTAGTTGAGGTTGCTCCTTTAGTTGTTGAATTTTTAGCAGAAAATAGAGAAGCTATAGAAAGTATTCCTGAGGTTAGAAATTCAATTATTTTATCAAACACTATATCTAAAGCCTTCGATTGCCCTAGAATTGAGTACGATAATTTACAAGAACAGCAAAGTTATGTTGTTGATGAAGGGCATCAAAAAAGTATTTATGAGATGATTTGCAGTCAGGAGCTTGTTCGTAAAGAGTTGTACGAAACAAAGCAAAATTTCGCCTCAATCTGGGTTAATGAGGAAAAGATTTCGAACTTAGCAGGGTGTATTTTTGATCCAAATGAAGAGACAATCGAAAAACATCTTGTAGAGGCCATAGAGCAGGTTCCATATTTGGCCTTAGCATCTAAAAAAGAGCTTAGAACTGTGATAATGAATAGTTTAGAGCTTAGAGAATCCTCTTTAGTTTCTAAAAAGGATCTAAACAGCTTTGTTTCTTACCTTTTTGAAGCTAAAAAGCCAGTAAAAGCCATGTTTATCCGTTCTTTAAATGAAAAGTACGGTGTTAATGTTCAAAATCTAAAAGAAATCCCCTCTTTTAAGAGTTTAGCAAATACACAAGTAGTTCTTTTCGAATGCCTTGCAAAGGTCGCACCTAAAAATAGTGCAATTAAAGAAATATTAAAGGAAACCAGCAAATTATTACGCAACAGAGATGGTGTTGAGTGTTTAGATGTTAATGAAGATATTAAAGTTATCTTTACCGAAGCTGGATTTGAAGGTTTTGAGCCTGAAAATGACATTGAGACACTAAACTTTAGTGATATCTCAACTTACTGCTCAAATATTAATGAACTTGTTGATCTTTTAGCCGAAAGACGGGAAAACCCCGAAAGCGTTAACGAGAATGACCTGCCAGAATACGATGAAGATGCTGTGGTTGATCCTGTTGAAATAGCAGATGAACGTGACGAAGAAGAAACAGAAGAAATTCCTGAATATGATGAGAAGAGAACCGTTATTGACGGAGCAGAAATCCATAATGTTTACCCTGAAGAGGATCCTGAAGCTTTGGAAGAAGACGAAGATGAAGGTTATCCTGAAAAGGGTATCAAGGGAGGCACTAAAGAAGCAGAAGCTGAAGCTGCAAAAAGAAAAAAATCTAAGAAACCTCTTACCTCTAAGCAAAAAAAAGTTATGGATGTAGAGCCTGCTCCTGATGGAGATGGTGACATTGATGCAAAAGATTTAGCTAAATTACGGCAAAATGAAGAAGCACCTGTTGAGACTGAAGAGCCTGAACAAGAAGAAAAACAAAAAAAAGAAAAAAAAGAGGTCAACCCTGAGGAGTACATGAATGCTTTAAAGGAATTAGAAGATGCTCTAAGTAATTTAGACATCTCAGGTACTGAGGAAGAGGAAGAAGAGTAATGGGTCAAAGAGAAGTAATCCTACCTGTAACCAAAGTATTTACAATGGTATCAGGCGCTACTCAAGTTATTACTTTAGAAGACACTACAGGAACTTCTGTTGACGTTACTTATGCTACTTTAATTGATCTTTCTGGAGGACCACAAAATCCTGACGATGATTTAGGTAGTACTGGTTGGATGAGATTAGTTCCTGGACATTTCTCAGCCACTAACTGGCAATATAAGGCTTGGTCTTCAGGGGTAGGTTACACTGAAGGTGCTGCTGGCGCACAAGCGGGGGGAGTTTACAAGACTGATGCAGATGCGGCGGCTGGGGCTGTTGTTTTTGCTTCCTCAATAGATAGTGGTAAGGCAGTTCCTGGTGTTGTTGGCCCTATGGGCACTTCATTAGTGTTAACTACTATGGTTCCTTTTGATAGAGTCACTATCGGAAATCACAGTGAAGATACAAAAGTATTTGCTCTAACTTTTGGTAATATTAAAAACGCTAACAGCCTCAAAGATCAAGAGCAACCCTGGGGTCCTTAATGTCGCAAAGAGATGTAATATTACCTGTAACTAAGATTTTTACTGTTGCTTCTGGAGTTACTAAATCAGTTTCGTTAGAGGATACAGCAGGAGCATCAGTTAATGTTACATACGCTACTTTGATTGATTTGTCTGGAGGTGTAGCAGTAAATGTAGGTCCTACACCCGATGTAGATCAAGCGTCAACCTCTAGCCTTGGTTCTACTGCATGGATGAGACTTGCTCCAGGAAACTTTTCTGGAACGAACTGGCAATATAAAGCCTATACTTCTGGTGTAGGATACTCACAAGGATCAGGGACTTTATTTTCTAGTGTCGCACTTAAATTAGGTGCAGGGCCAATATTTGCTTCCTCAATAGATAGCGCAAAATCCGCGCCTGGTGTTGTTGGCCCTATGGGCACTTCATTAGTGTTAACTACTATGGTTCCTTTTAATGTAGTAACAGTAGGAAACCACAGTGAAGAATTACGAATCTTTGCTCTGACTTATGGAGTTGTAAAACAATCTAATAGTATTAAGGATCAAGAGAGGGCTTGGGCACCATGAAAATAATTAATATAGGTACTGCTAATTCCTTATCTTCTAAAATTGATGGTCTTGTTCAGCCCGGTCGTAGAACAATGGCTACAGCAAAAAGATTTGTTAATGCTGTATGCATTTTAAGAAGTGGTGGAAAGCCTTATATGAAAATAACCATAAAAAACTCAAGTACTGCCTATCGTGGTATGAAAGGGAATGATCTGAGTTTTCACGCAGTTTATAACTCAAATAGATATTTTATGGAGATTCATGATAGTAAATCTAATACCGATAGGTTTGGGCCTAGACTAAATAGTGGTACTAACAAAGATTCTATTCAAGATATGGTGGATAAAGCTAATAGTAATTCTACTTGGAATCCTCATTTTACTTTTTCAGTTATTCAGGACGCTGATGATGTAACTTTTGATGCTGATTTTGACGGGCGTGGAACCAGGTTTAGAGGAGGAAGAGGGAGGTGAGTTATGGCTGATTACCGTCCTCTGGTTGTGTCGGGGACTGCATCTAATAGCGTAATAACGGAGCTTCCTACAAGCTCTATTTTAATAGCTGACGGTGTTCGTTTAGGTGCTTCCGCTCTTTCTATTAGCGGTCATTTAGAGCTAATAGGTGGTCTCTCAGGTACGCCTTCAGTATCATCTACTGCTATAAATTCACCTGCATTCACTGGTGGAACTTTTACAGGAACAAGTGTTTCCGCTACTGATATTTCCTCAGTAGGGGTTTCCTGTGTTGGAGGTGGAGGAGCCCACCTATTCATTAGACGGGATGATGGGGCTACATACCCAAATCTTATTAGAGCGACTGATGGGACAATAACTCTTCAAACTGAAGATGACATCCATTTTAAATCTAATAATGGCGAAGATTTTGCTAGATTTAATGAAAATGCGGCTGTTTGGTTATATCACAATGATTCTAAAAAAATAGAAACACATGCAGGTGGTGCTGTAGTAAACGGAACTTTAAGCGCAACAACGGGTATGGAGTCTAGCGGTTGTCCTGTCCCTCAGCCTTTTGGTTATATGCAACTCGACAGTGACGGTACAGATAGTGTAGATGAAACTAACTTAGGGGCAGGAGCGACTGTCACTAATATTGTATCCAACACCGACCATATTAGCTGGAACGATACTGCTAAATACTTTAATGTTAGTGCTGCTGGCGTTTATGAAGTATTGGGAGTTGTTATTCTTGAGGGGGGATCAACCCTGGTCGATCTCTCTATTCAAAAAAACGGATCGGATGTCTTGGTGGGGCAGCCAAGAGTGCATTCAACGGTTGATCCATTGGAACACACTATTCGAGCAGTATTTACATGTGCCGCATCGGATTATGTTAGCATCACTTATGATGCGACTGCTTCAAACTCAGTAAAAGCCATTACGGGCTCTACCATGTCCGTTAAGAGATTAAAATAATGATTACACAAGATAAAAAAAATATACTCTCTAAAGAGACTTTAATGCCGATGGGCATGGTGCTAGTTCTTTGTGGAGGTGTAGTTTGGATTAGTAATCAACTAAGTTTAATTCATAATAAGTTAGAGTTATTAGAAGCAAGTTTAGAAGATCAATGGACTAGACGAGATATGGAAAACTGGGCATTAAAATTAAAACTAGAAAACCCTGACATTACACTTCCACTTGACTAGATATTTAGGAGGGATTACTTATGAGTAAACTTATTTTAGTATTATTTTGTTTGGTTACTTTTAGTTCTACAGCTTTATCCCAAGATAGAGGTCGCATGGATTTAGATGCGATAAAGACCCGTGTAGAGGGTGCAGTAGAATCAGGTAGAATGACTCAAAAACAGGCAGATGCCTTATATAAGGAGTTAAAAGGGCGTAAGGCTCTTGAAAAAAAAGACGATGGCGTACAGCGAAAAGGTTTTAGATCATTACCACAATCCAAGGAATGTGGGAAGTTTCAAAAAGGGCGAAAAGGATGTAGGAACGGGAGTAGTCGGGGCTCCAGAATGCGGAGATGTAATGAAGCTGCAAATAAAGGTAGAAGGGGATCTCATCGTGGATGCCAAGTTCAAGACTTTCGGATGTGGCAGCGCAATCGCTTCTTCCAGTCTCGCCACGCAATGGATCAAAGGCAAGCGGCTGGACGAGGCAAACGCGATCACAAACTCCCAAATAGTGAACGAGTTAAGCCTTCCTCCCGTAAAGATTCATTGCAGCGTTCTGGCAGAGGACGCGATAAAAGCCGCAATAAAAGACTACAAAAATAATAACTAATCAATCATATGATTTTGTTTTAGCAGTCTAATTAGTCTCCAGGTGTAATTATTTCTAAAAATTTCTAACTCTGATAGACAGTTTTCTAACACCCTAAGCCCATCCTCAGAAACGGTGGGCTTTTTTTGTATGTTAGTTAAATTATTTTGTATAGCTTTTAATGTAGTAATTTCAGTTTCAGATAATTTTGCTACATGTTTTTTTATATCTTTTATATCTTTCATAATACTTTTACATCATGTCCTTCGCGTTCATAGTGTTTTTTTCTTGCTCTGGAATGCTCGTTTAAATACTTTTCTTTGTCTAAGAAATCGTAAATATAAACACACTCTTTTGAGTCATGTCTTCTGAGAGCGCGGCCTAGAGCTTGGAGAGTTGCTATCTCAGATTTCATTCCTCGCGCATTTATAAAATGTGTTATTTCCTCAATGTTAACCCCTGTTTGCAGGATTTTAGTACCAATGAGGATGCTAGATTCTCCACATCCTCTGAATCTAGATATAGCTTCATACCTTTCTCCAACTGAATTGCACCCTTGGAGGAATTCACAACTCCCTCCAAGTAAGTCTTCCAAGGTTCTTCCGTGATCAAGTGATTTGGTAAGTATAAGTATACGGGCTTGTTTATTTCGTTTTCTGATATCATCTACAATCTCTCTTATAATTTTGTTTCTTAGGTCATTGTTAATAATGTATTCATCATATACTTCTAAGTAAGACATATCCTCATCTAGCCCACTAGCAGTGTAACTTCTATCAATTAGCTGTATTATGGGTTTTGCAAGTTTTCCATCATCTATTAGATTTGCTGTATTTTTAGATTCAATAATTGGTCCTAATGCGCCCTCCAAATTATATTTTGGAATTGGATCTTTTGGGGGCGTTGCGGTAAACCCAAATCTATATTCTGCTTTTGGGAAAGCCTGAATTGCAGGTAATGTAGTTTTTCCATTTGCAAATTCGTGACATTCATCAATCATCAACACTTCAGCATCGTCAAGGTGAGTATCTAATATTTTTTCTATACTTTGAACAGTACAAAGCATTATATCCCCATGAATATAACCCTCCCCATAACACAAACCAACTCCTTTAAAATTACAAGTTTGTGTTAGGAACTCATAGGTTTGAGTTAGTAGTTGTTTTGCATTAAACAGAATCACCATTTTTTTGCCGAATAATCCCTTAATTAACCCTGCCATAATTAAAGTTTTTCCTGATCCTGTAGGAGATTTTATAATTCCCCTCAATTGATTCAGACCTCGCATAATAAGGTCCTCTTGATAATCATAATAAGTAAACCCTTCAATTTGCCAATTGTGTGGGGTTACAGGTAGGTTAGTTTTTTCGTACTTTATTTCTGGTGTACAGTCTATCTTTTTTAAATCGTCTAAGATTCTAGGTAAAAGACCTGTCCTAAAAGTTCCAGTATTTGTTATAAATTTTTTCTCTCCAGACCATCTCCTGGATCTATACGCTGACGAAAATTCACTCCCAGGGACTTTAAAGGTATATAGTTTTACTAAGGCTTTAAGTAATTTGGGATTATCAGTTATTAATTTAGATTTAATATTTGATACTTGTATTTCCATACATCCTATAATAGTCTAGAGGTAAAAAATGAATACGAAAGAAACCACCCCAGAAGCTTTTTCTCTGACTGAGGAGGAGGAAATTGCTAGTATCTTAGAGCATCTTCCAAGTGATGTTGAGATACAGGTAGAAGTCCCTTCCAGGGGAAAGTTTTATGGATCGAATTTTGATGAAACAAAAGTCTCTGTTCGTCCTATGAGTTTTGAGGATGAAAAGGCAATTATTACAGCGCAAAACGATCCTTCAATAGATGGAGCTAACCTACTTCTATCTAGATGCGTACAGGGCTTAGATGTTGAAAATTTGCTTTTAATGGACAAATTGTTTCTTATTTTAAAAATTAGAGAATTATCTTATGGCTCTGAATATAAAGTCATGTCCTTATGCTCTAAGTGTAATGCTGAAAATAAGCTATCTATTGAACTTGATAAATTAATCAATGTTAGTATCCCTGATGATTTTACGGATCCTCAGGAGATTTATCTTCCAAAGATCAAAAAAAATTGTAAGGTAAGAATGCCTAGGGTTACTGATGAGGCTTATCTTACCAACCCTGACAAAACACTTGACCAACTCTGGAGGTTCGTTCCAGAAATAGGAGGCAGCAAAGATAAAGGTGTCATCGCCAAAGTGATTAAGAGATTACCCATCTCAGATCTACATACAATAATTAACGCAGTATCGAATACTGAATATGGTATTCAAACTGAAGTTAAATTTATTTGTTCAACTTGTAGTGAGCACAACGCGATAGCCTTGCCGATTACGCCAAATTTTTTCTCTCCGAATTAACTGATGGATTAACTTTAAAAGACCTAATTCAAGAAGCCTATATACTAATAAAGCATGTGGGCTTAAGTTATAGCGATGTTCTACACTTAACTAGGTCTGAAAGAGTTATATTTATGAATCTTCTTATGGAAGAGCAGGAGCGAGAAAAAGATGCCATTAGTAAATCAAACATCAGTTAATGATCGTCATAATAGACCAAGCGTACTTTCTAGAGTGCTGCTTAGATCCTTTTTTATAGATGATGGGATTCCTAGAAACCCTTATGCTATTAGATCAGTACACATTTTTAACAAGAATGACCATATAGCCCCTAACACAGTTTTAGGCGAAGATGGTCTAATTTCGGAGGAAGGTGCTGAGAAGTCCTTAATGGTATTTGGACCTGCGGCAGAGGATGGTGAAACACTAACTGCTAGTAATTTTGATGAAGATTCCTACACAGGAGAAGTAAATCCTGCTCCTACTGAAGGACAGCAAGATATTACTAATGTCGGTACAAGCGGCATCTATAATTTAGGTAAAAAAGTTGGAGAATACGGCGTAGTTTTAGATGGCTTTAATGCCGGGAACATTTCAGGTGTTGATAGAGTAAATCAGTTTATTGTTCAAAACACAGCATCATCAACCGCAAAATACATTGATGTTTGGACAGTAAAGTTTAGCCCTAATTCTGATTGGCAGGTTGTTATAAATGACTTTGAGCTTTTTGCTGATACTTTTGTAACTTTAACTCAGCCTTTACTTCTCACTGCAAAAAATAAACTATTTAACAGACGCATAAGGTTAGGTTCTGATGTTTCTATTAAGGTAGGAACTGAAATCACGATTCAAAATCGAGATATTGACGAAGCTACTAAAAATGCATTAAAAGGCTCTTCTGTTAGTGGTGTAGAGATCAAAATGCATAAGCATAATGAAGATGTAAATCTTCCAGCTAGAGTGTTAGTTGCTTCTTCAACCGATGTTGAAGTAACTTCAGATAACACAATAGTTTGGAATTTTGATACAACAGACCTTAGAGGTAAACGACCAGGAGACACCTACGATGAAGGCGAGGAGGTTCCAATTTTTGATGATGATGATTTAGGGTCAAGAACTGGTACTTATTCTATTCAAGTTTCATATGATTTAATTGATCAGCACATAGTTAGCCCACTATTTTATCTAATAATTAGTTAACTTATTAGATTCGTAGAGTATATAAATTAGGAGATACACCCAATGGCTATTACAAAATACACAATAAGCAAAGGAAGCTTCGGGGACGCGGAAAATGGCGAAACATTTGCAGCATCAGGAAGCACCTTCGATAACAGTGGAATCACTGGAGATTGGAGAGTACATATTCAAAATATTGAAATCATGTACCGCAGAAAGACTCAGTATAAGCCTGAAGATGGTACAGAAGATTTTAATTACATCGAGGCTAGTTATACTATTGAAACTTCTAGAGAGCATATTTACGCAACCGCAAGTGGTGGCGACTTCTTTAAACCCCATGTTTTAGAGCTTCAGAGTGACTCCTCGACTGGTGGTGTAGGCTTAAGTGGCACCATTAGAACCCAAGAGATGGGGTTCATGCGAAGACTTGTGCAAGAGGATGATGTTGAATCACAAACCAGAACAACTGCATCAGTTAATGCATGCAGGCTTCCTGGGGCTTACAATGCAAGTTTCGATACTTCCACCACGGTAAACGGGACAATATTTGATATTTGTCAGGCAGCAAAGCAAAAATCCTGTCCTGAATTTGAATTAGCATTCTTAGATCTCTAAAAGGTTTGGTTTAGCTGCTGATTAGCGATGGTTTCGTAGGTATAATCGTACTGATTTTCATGAATCCAAGAACTTAAGTTTTCCTCCTTAATATGTGCTTCATTCCAATCTTTTGATGTTTGTGGGGGAAACACTACACTAAATTCAGGCATTAAATACTGCCGTCTTTGAGTTTCGAACTTAGCCAAACCCCGAACCCCTGCGTCATCATTGTCATATGCAAGAATTATCTTACCTGAAAACTCTTTGAGCATTTGCATTTGGACCCCCGAGATTGAGCTTCCGACAGTGCAAGTAGCATTAAAGCCATGTAGGTTTAATGTAATAGCGTCTAGGGGACCCTCGCAGATAATTAGGTGATCAGCGTCATAATCAAATGGGTACAGAATATTACTGGCTTTGATTCCTTCGTCAACAGAGGGATTTAGGTACTTGGGTTGTATGTCAGGTGATAAAGCACGGGCCTGGAAAAAGAAAATTTCACCCATGTCATCCTTGAACGGGATAATTAGACGATCCTTATACCTCCCTTGTGTAGCTAGATAGTATGGAGCCTCTTCAAATTTAGAAGTATTGAAGAGCCCTCTGGACATAAGAAAGTTCCAAGCTTTTATCACCTGATCATTCTTTGATTCATAACTATTGATGTTTATAGGGATGAAACCTTGTAGATCTAAGGTTGATTCTACTTCAGTACTTTCTTTCTTTTCAGATGTTCTTTCCCACGCTGCATAGTTATTATCCTCTAACTCACGAAATAAAAGGGCCGACTCCGCTCGTTTATACGAAATACCTTCTAAAATCGAGTATAAACGGATGAAATTTCCTGTTTTACCTGTTTTGAAGCATTGCCACAAACCTGAGGTGAGATTGACGCTCATATGTTTTTTGTAGTCATTTTCGATGAAAAAGGATGGGATTATAAGCTCTGCATGGTTGGATGATTCTTTATAATCGCTGCCCACTTTTTCAATGAGGTAGTCTTTAATGAACTGAGGATTTATCATGTTTATAAATACAATAAGTAATTCGAAACGAGACACATTTAAGCAGTGCAAGCTCAAGTACCGCTACAAGTATGTAGACAAACTTGAGGAGCCTGACTCATTAAATACCGACGCTCTTCATTTTGGCTCATATATCCACAAAATCTTTGAGGATGGAGTCCAAAGCACTACTTTTGAGCAACTAAAAGGTATATCAGAAGACTTAAAAGGAAATTATAAGTTTTCCAAGAGCTATAACAACAAAATAGACCCTTGTTTAAAGAATTTTCTACGCCTAAATGCTTCTTTTTCAGAAGTAGGTACAAGTGAACAGCATTTTAACCTAGAGATTGCGGAAGGTATCACCATTAACGGATATATTGATAGGATTATCAAAGGGCGTAACGGTGGATATCTCGTTTTAGACTACAAAACATCTAAAAGAGAGAAAAGTAAGATAGACCTCTTCCAAGATAGCCAAATGAAAGGCTATGTATATGCCGTGCATAAGCTCTACAATATTCCGATTGAGAGTATTACTGCTGGTCACTACTACCCTCTGTCGGATAACTTAGTGACCGTGAAATATACCTCTGCTCAGATACGAGCACACATTAAGAGTGTGCTAGATGATGTATGGAAAATCAGAAAGGCTAAGAAAACTGATTTAACTCCCATGCAGAATCAGTTCTGCAATTGGTGCGCGTATAAAAGCTACTGCACTGAGTTTAATGAGGGTTGTGTCGTTCAACAACGACTAAGCGAGGCTAAGAAGCGGAGCGGTTAAAGAAGTTATAAAGCATCCAACTTGTACCAGAGCCTAAAGCTCCGTCAAGTAAAAGGCAATTTGTGGGCGAAAGGTATGTATACCCTAAAAGAACGCCAACCCAAAAACCAAAGCAAAGAGGGCAGCTAAAGAGCTTGCCTAAAAAATCGCTTCTATTTCTAATAGCAGTTCTCCATTTCTCAAAAATGGTGCCATCGGTAACTATGAGGGTGAGGCTAAAGCAAACCAAAACCCACATAAAAAAGCTGTGTAAATCTGTCATTTGAATATCAATCATAATAAGTGTTTCGTTAATTTCCCTGTCAATAAGGGTCTGTAGATATCTATATCTATTGTCTCAAAAAAGTTAAGGACTTGATCTCTTGAATATTTACATTTCTTAGTTAAATATAAGTATAAAGTATTTATTTTCAATACTTTACCTTTATTTATAGTATGTAATATTTTTAACTGAAAATGCTTAATAAATTTTTCACTATACTTATGTCTCCATTTCTCCGTAAATTCATTACTTAGCGTATGATTAAGGAGATCAAGAAAATCAATTAACTCGATGTCTACTGTATTACTCATTGTTTAACCATTAATATATATAAATATAGACAGACATGGCTAAATTCTCTAAAACTTTCTTGAATAAACTTTTGGACCTTGTTTTGGCAGGGTCTTTCGGTAATCCCGAAACTGTTGAAAAAATGGGACTACGGGAAAATACTACCCAGCTATTTAAAGGTAGTAGCCTTATTGATGCAGGGGATATGGTTTATTTTAGTTATACGGGAGAAGAACGACTTCTTTTCGTAACTAAAGCCAGGGGAGGTGGTGGTATTTATAATACTCCCCAAAATAATAAAGTAATCTCTGGATTTTTAGTTAATGATGTACCTGTAGAAGTAATTCATACTGTTCTTACAGGGCTATATAAAAATGCACAGAGGTACGGGTTTCCCGTCAGATCGCTATTTACTTATAAAGCAACAAAAGGACTATCCAGGGTGTTTAGATCTGAAAATTTTAGAACTTTTATGACAACCAAAGTTGATGGTAATATAAATCAACTTAATATGGAAATAAATCCGAACGCAGAAATTACTGAGCAATAATGGTAAGTCAGAACCAAAACACTTTTTTCACTCTAAATGAGTCACTAAATCTAGTTTATACAGGTTTAGATGGACTCAGAAAATCCATGGATATGGGTCATTTGGCTTTTAACGCTTTAATAACACCAGTAAAGGAATTAGGAAGAGCAGTTCAAGAAGCTAATAATCTGCAAAAACAATCGCTTGCAATAGATAAAACTTTAGCAGGGTTAACCGAAGGAAATAATGCAGCACTAGCGTCTTTACGAGGGGGCTTTGCCGAAAATACTCAATCTCTTATAGAACTAAGAAGCGCGGGTTTTGATAAGTTAAACCCTGCAACGCTCCAATTAGCGACTTTTATGAGAAACACTGGGCAAAGCACTCAGGGTCTTATGAAATTAAATCAGCTTCTCTTTAATCAGGGAGGGTTAACTGAAAATTCATTAAACAGCTTATCTGAAAATTTGATGTATACTTCTACTGCTTACAATATCACAACTACTGATTTAATTGGAGCAGTCCAGGAACTTTCGGGTAAAATGGGAACTTTCGGTCAGTTAGGTATTGCTGGTCCTTTATCTGATGCTGTAATTGAATTAACTGGTCGAATGGGAGCGCAGTTCGGAAGCACTATTGGAAAGTTTGCCTCTGTACTTGCAGATCCCGCAACTAGCTCTTCACTGCTTCAACGATTAGGATTATTAGAAATTGCTAGGGATATTAGAGCGGGAACACTGTCACCCTCTCAGATGACTGAGAGACTGTCAGACGCAATCTCTATCGGTGCTAGACAAACTCAAGCTCTTACAGGTGGAGCAGGAGGGGAGTTAGGTGAAGTATTCACTGCGTTACTTGGTATCGCAGGTGGAGAAGGTGGTTTGGGGCAGATGGCTTTACAGTTAAATAGAGCAGGCATGGCACCTGAAGGACCAGAACAGGTCTTAGCAAATCAGATGCGAGAGTTAAATATATTATTTTCTGAAATAGGTGAACCATTAAAAGAAATGGGTGCTATTTTATTACCACCTATAGTAGATATTTTAACTACACTAAAAACTCCACTAAAAATTCTAGTAGCAACACTATTCCCTGCTCTTATTGGAGTAGCTACAACTTTATTAACCGTTCAAGCTACTAGATTTGCCATAACAACGGCACAGTGGGTGGCTACACAAATACAGGGGAAAACCTTAATCGGTGCCATAGGTAGCTTAATAGGCGCTACTCATGGGAATACAATAGCACAAACTAAATCCGCTACCGCTGCACTTGCTGCGGGTGGAGTAATAGGCATTTTACTTGGCGCTGTTGTAGGTATAGGTACGATGGCTGCATCAATGTCAAGCATAGCAAAATCAAGTGAAGAAAGCCTTCAAATGGAGAAGGATAAATTCCACAACGAACAGAGAAGGCAGCAGATGGATGTTGCAAGTACAAACTCCTTTTTACAAATGGCAAAAGCTATTTCATCCGATGCAGGAATTGCTATGGCGTTCCGACCTGATTTATTAGATCCTATTCGTAGAGATGAAGTAGCTAGATCAGTAATTGATTACTTAGATGAAATAGCCCGAGGTGTTGCAACTCCAGCACCAACTGATGTTGGTTTAATTATAGGAGCGACCCCATAAGTTATGACTATATTAAGAATAGATTCACATATTGAGGAAAGATCAAGACTTGTTTTTGTGTTCCCAACTCATGATAAAGATGTTAAGAGAATATTACCTTTCTTTGAGAATGTAACAATTAAGGAGTCTAAGTCTGCTAAATTAGTAAAATATAACCCTATCGGTAGATCATCAAATTCTTTTGGATACACAGGTGCTGACTCTAGAAAATTAGCACTAACTTTTAACATGACTTTGCCAAACATTCAAAGTTTTGTTACAGCAGGGATTGGATCTAATTTAGGCATGAGAAGAAGAGATAAGTCAGTTGAGAATTTACAAAAATCTTTCTTCCAAGACTTTACCAATCAAGAACGACTGGGGCCTGCTCGTTCAAGTAAATATGAAAAACAGTGGGAAGAAATTTTAGGAAAAGATCCTACTGGATCAGGGGGAGAAAATAACGAGGAATACGATCTTTTAAAGTATAAAGAAAAAGTAGAAGATAGTCCTTTACTTGGAATGGATGAGATGAAATACCGCATAATTGATGCGATTGTATATTGGGCCAATTTAATTCGATCAAGTGTTTTAAATAACGCACAAAATCCTTTCTATGGACCTCCAATTGTTCGCTTAACCTATGGTGTACTATATCAGAACATACCTTGTGTATGCACTTCTTATCGAATATCTGCTGATGATAAAGCAGGTTATGACCAAAGAACTATGCTTCCTAGAGTGATAGGTGTTAGCATGGACCTTTTAGAGGTGCGAGAGGGAGACAGAGGAGCTTATAAGCAAGCGGTTCCAATTAGTCGAGATAACTTAGCAGGTTGGGAGTCTATTGTTCTTAGCGACTACCAATCTACTGATCCCATGATGAGCAGTTCGGATGTAGTCCCAGGAAAACCGATGACAAGCAGGGATGACGATAAACCTAGATGGAGATAATAAATGATTGGAGAAAGTAGAACTAGCATTACTCGATACGGGCATGGAGTTAGAGCACTATTCCATAAAGGCCGAAATATAACTACTTCTGTAGGGTCACAAATAGATGCCGTCTCAGAAAATATTACAGACGTGCAAACAAAAATTGGCAGAGTTCCAGCAGGATTTGAGCATAGACCTGACCTTATCTCAAATGTTTTCTTTGGAACTCCAGGATACTGGTGGTATTTAATGTTAGTAAATGGAGTTACGGACCCTTTTGAAGGCTTTAATAGTGGGGATCAAATACTTATACCAGTAATCTCGTAATGCTATGGCTAGAACCAACAATAGAACTATTGCAACTTATAATGTTATAATAACATTAGATCAAGCTCTAGCTAGGAAGTTTTCGAAGCAAAGTAGTAGGGCAGAGTTTGCGTCTCTTCTTGAAACTAAGGCTGCTGGTTTATCTAATACGGCTGTTCTTAATAATAGAGATGAAAGTTTTTTAAGTCTTGACCATAAGGTAGCTTTTGGTGAGGGAGCAGACGATAAAGGTCTTACAATTAAAATTGAAGTATTAGAGCCTGAGCTTTTATTCTTAAGAACATTATTAGATACTGGCTTGTCCTCCAGATTAGCTAGAGTTGTAGAGCAAAGAAATCAGTTAGTAGAAGAAGCAGAGTCGAAAGGCGATACATTAGACGCGAGCAGCGTGAGACATACTTTAACGGACAACCTGCCTAAGTTATTTCCTAAAGTCTATATTATGTACGGTGTAGGAGATGATCTAAGCCATTGGGCTGGACCATTTGAGTCGGTTCTTATTGATGTAACTTATGCTAACAACATGAAGAGCCTGGAGACTACAAAATATACATTTGTAGCCACACCAGAGGTTAAGAAGCTAAACCCAGAAAAAGCAGATCCGACTGAGGAAAAATTTGAATTCGCAGTCAGGGTTCCTTTGTTTGAATATAGAATGATAGACTTAACAGGGGGCGGTGAGGTGATGGTTGACGGTCTCATAGTCTCGAAGCCCACCTATCAAACCTGGAAACTTAAGCAAGAAACCAATAGAATTGCAGATTTAGATAGAAATATTACTGAGTTAATAACACATTACCTCAAAGAAGTAGGTCTTCCAAATAGTTTGGTGGTTCTGCCAGATTTAGATAAGTTGCTTGAACGCTATTTGAAAAATAAAAAGGCTTCAGTGTACGATAGACTTACAGGAAGTGAACTAGGGACAGAGGAGTTTGTGACCTCTGACTCCGCAGGACTTAGCCCTAGATCTGCCAGAATCAGAAGGGCAGAGAGTACACCAAATTTTGCGGCTGAGTTAGCAAGAGATATTTATGGGGAGTTAGGTTTAGATGTAGTTGCCATGTCTCCCGTTAAAGGAATTTCAGATTCCCCCGTCGTAAATAATGAAGAATATATAGATTTAGCAACACCTCACAGAGGCGCTCAACATTGGCTTGCTTTTAAAATTGATAATGAGATGGCAATGCAGATAAACCAAGGCAACAGGTTAGCTCCAATAACTGAGTTGCTTAGAAAAGTATCCACTGCCACTTCGGAAGAACTTATGCAACCTTATTGGTATTGGGAAAGTAATGTAGAGCTAATTGATATTTACAAAAAGATGATAGGAACTTCTTACTCCTTGTTAACTGGCTCTTTACCATCTAGTGAGCCTGGGTTATTTGTAATTGGAGCTAGAAAATATATAAAAAACTATTTACAAGGTGGTATTTTTGTAAATAATCCAACATTAGATAAAAAAACACAACAATCTCTTCTTCGTGGAACCGCTAAACATATTAAATATATTCCACCTTCAAATGACCCTCGCGTAGGGAGAGGTGGAGACCCTTTCTGGAATAGGCTAATTGATTTAAATGACCCAACTACTCCTGCATATACTTCGAATCCTGTGCTAAGTAATTTTGCAGATACAGGATTACCTTTTTTTGCGTACATTCAAAGCATAATAACTAAAAAGTTTAAAACTACTAGTTTCTTCGATCCTGATTTAGCGATAAACAAAATACCAGATGAATTTAATTACTCACAGGAAGCGAAAGAAAAGATTGCTAATTTCGGTATTCCTGTTTTTAGGTGTAATACTTCAAACCCTAATGTAATTCATCTAAACATCAAGACTGAAGAGGGGTTTTTTCCACTACTTAATTTAAGTTTTAGTGAGCTACAATGGACCTTAGCTAACCAAACAGCAGCCATCCCTCATAAGCATATTAAAGCTTCAAGTAAAACAATTACTTCTGCTGATGTTTTAGCTTTATACACAAGAATTTTAGAAGATTATAGTAGTTCTGACCCTTTATTTGCACATGCTAGAGCAATGATGGGCAAACCTCCTGTTAGCGTAGGATCTTTGGCTAAAAATTTAGCCACATTGTTGACAACTACAACGGGCCTAGGCATGTCAAAGATTCATAAAAAATATACCAAATCTTCGTCTTTGTCTTTTTTGCATTTCTTTTTTAAATTATTTAATTTTAGATTTTCGGGGCAAATAAGAACTCTTCCAATGTTTGAATATTCAGATGGTGCTATTTTAAGTAGACCTTCTTTGCTTTTTGTAAATAGATTAAATCAAGTTAGGCAATTATACGATGGAAAAACAAATAGAAACCCAGTAAACAGTTTTTATTCAGGTCTTTATAGAATCTTTGGTTTTAGACATTATATATCAAATCGTGATGCCTATTCTGAATTCCTTGTCATAAAGGATCCTATAGAAATGGACGATCAGAAACTTGGAGCTGGAGGTGCCCTTGGTTTAGCTGCGCGAACTGCATCAATGGCTGGTATAAAAATTGCAGGAGCTATGACCGCTGCATGGCATGCTGATCTTCCTACTGACCCTGCACATTCTGGCAAGCCTGCACCAGACCCTAGGATTGATCCATTCTATTCTGACCCTGCTGCCGCTGATGTCCCACCAGATATAGATCCTTGGACACTGCCACCTCTACCTGAGTATACTACTCCTACAGACCCTGTAAGTACTCCTAGTACACCTACAGATCCCGTAGTTATACCTCCAACAAAAGACGCAGGTGATTCAGTTCTGGATACGGAACCAGTCAGGGCTCCGATGCATACACCCACACCGATCCCTCTCCCCGATGACCTACCCCCTACCTCCGTCGAAGATGAATCGCCTGATACTTTTGAAGGAGAATTAACTCCTATTATAACATATAATATAGATGTAAGAGATTGGGTGGAAAGAAATACAGATTGGAATCGTGTTTCTAGTGATAATGATTGGGAAGGATTAGCCGCTAGTGTTATAGCTAGATGGAGAGCACAGAATTCCGAATACGGACATGATGCTTACAACGATTATTTAGGACATTCAGATCTTTCTACTATGAGTAAATCAGAGGAAGAAGTTTTAGAAGGATACTGGCGTTCAATGGGTTATACCCACCCAGACTCCAGCCCAGGAATGATACCAGCTATTGATTAAAAATGGAAAATATTAAAGTAGGAACAGTAACAAGTAATGCAGATCCAACCCGCCAAGGAATGATAGCAGTTCAATTCGACGGTGAGCTTCCTGGATCCGTATGGGTATGGTATGGAACTCCATACGGTGGAGGTCATCATAGTGGCTTCGGCGCTATTCCTGAAGTTGGCACTAGAGTTCTTTGCTGCAAACCAGAGAATGACCCTTCGTACCATTTCTTATCCTGTACAACTGCACCAACACAAAATTCAGAAATCCAAGGTAGACCTGTATTTGAGGATGAGGCAACTAGCAAAAATATAGGATTTAATCCAAAATTATATAATTTTGCTGCCGTTCCCATGTCCTATGGCATTACAACTCCCCTAAAAAACCAAATTTTACTTAAAGATGACCGAAATTCAGCAAGGATGAACCCAGGGATACGCTTAAAATCGGCAACTGGTAAGGTTGTAGCTCTAAATGATGCTCCTGGAGTAGATGCTATCGTACTCAAGACTGGAAATGAGATGGCAGGAATAAAAATAACGGAAAATAAGGTTAAAGAGGGAATTGTAGGCCCAAATTCCATTTATTCTGCTTGTAAAGGCTCATCAACAACTGTAAGTAGGGAGGGAAACATAACTTTAGAGGTTGGAACTAATGGAAGAGAGATTCAACTAGTAAATAAGTCCAGTGTAAAGCATGGTGAGGCTCCTTATAACAAATCTTCTGGAAATATTAGGATTATTTCTGATAACGGTAACATTATTATTGAAACTTATGATGTAGAAGGTGGAGTATTCATAGATACTAAGGGTGGAGATGATTCTACTGTACAAGTTCGTAGCAGAGGGAATGTAGGAGTATTTGCTTCTAAAGGAATTGCAATGAGAAGCGCAGGTGATGTAAATATAAAAGGAGCCAATGTTAATATACAAAGTGATGCAGGCGGTAAAATTGAATTAAACCCTACATTTGATGTTGATGATAATATGAGCATACAATTAAACAATTACGATCAAATGAAAAATGAAGATGGTAACTACAGCTTCTTTGACGAAGACAAGTTAGAGGATTTAAGCGAGACTTGATATGGTTAATTTTCCAAAGCTAGACCTAAAAAACGGACTGTTTATCCAAAATTTAGATAACCCTGTAGAGGGATATCTAATGGAATGGGGTGTGCCTACCTGCATGATTGAGCTTGGAAAAGATGTACTATCCCTTATCCCAGGGGATACCTTAGGCGGCTTTGCCCTAGGTATCCAAGAAGGTAAGGAAGCAGCCCAAAATGCAATAGCGGACGCTATGGCTTGGGCTTTTAGGGATTTAGGTATCATGGAAATAGATGCTGATACTGGAAAACTAAAGTTCCTTTCTTCAAGTTCTCGGTACGGAATCGACGCGCAATGGGCAGAGTATGCAGGGTACGCTTTCGGTGTAGCCGATGCTTTGGCTGATTTATATGGTCAAGGTAGCGAGATTTACGAAAATATAAGTAAATGTCTTGATGATACAGAGGCTTGGTTTAGGTTAGTTGATGGAGAAGAGACAGGAAGCGCACAACTCGTTTTAGATGGTGGACCAGGAGCAGGAGGTGATCCAAATGATCCCACTGACCCCGCAAACCAGTCTCCATTCCAAAAGAACAGACAGGGGGAGTTTTTAATTATGAAACAGCAGGTACAAACTGCTGTAAACTTCTCCAATAAATGCACTAGTGCTTTAAATTTAATTTCGGAGGTACTAGCTGAACGGGAAGTAGAAGCGGCTAGAGTAGCAGAAGAAGAGGAAACAAGACCCGTATTTAGGTTAGTATTCGGACCTCCCACGGCAAAAAAAGGACAATTCCTACTTTCTAGAGATGGTCTCTATTATGATTCTCAAAATAGATCCTACACTGATGGAGGGCCAATTCCAACTAGCGCAGATTTAGGAATAGTAATTCCAGGCGATAAATGGGGTTTAGAACATGATCCCAACTTAGGTGGTAAAGGAACCACTGTTGCTTTAAGCGAGCTAGGCAAGTATGTGGATACCTTCTTTGATGTTGATCAGGTAAACAATACGCCTTCTATGGCTACACATTACACGGAAGATCATTTCTTACAAGTACTAGAGAATCAAAAGAATAAAGAAGTATATGACCTTTCCAGTCATGTAAACAGCCTCGTAGCCTCAGGATATGATGCTAAGTCTGCATTAGTAGTTAACTTCCAACAAAGTATATTTGCAGCAATAGATAGGCATACTCAGAGAATTAACAAAAGAAAGAAGCAAATTGAAGTAGCAGTATTAGCTAATCAAATGTTCGGTGCAGATCAAACTTTCCTTCCAGGCACTGTTCCTATTAACGACTTCTCTTATCTTAGTGGGATAAATCTAGATGTTGATATAAAAAAGCAACGCAACCTAACTTTTGAAGAGGGTGAGGTTGAAGGCATAGTCTTGCCTATTAGACCTAAATTTGTTCGCTCTGCTAGGGCGGAAGCGCAAACATTAGCACCTCCAATGATAGTCCCTCCTGTTGGTGCGGGAGGAATTATTAACCTAGGTGAGTTTAGCTCTACTGACGCCCCCGTATTGTCCCTAACAGATAACATTGTAACAGACAATCTGTTCGCTGTTTATAATTTCTTAAATTCTGATATCGTTGGCACAAATTCTAATGATTACAAAGTGCTTAACTGTGCGAATAATTCAGCTAATAATGCTCAATTAGTAGCATCGGATGCAGGTGATGTGTTTGATAAAGGTTTAGGTCTTGCTAAACTTAAAGGGATAACCAGACAGCAATACAAAAATACGGAAGTGTACACAAGTGCATTAGGTAGTTTTGTTAAGCTACCAGACTCCATCGACTTCCAAAATTTATTATATAATCAAAATGGAGCTAGTATAGATGCGTGGGTGCATATCCCTCAATATGGAACTTCTTTTAGTGGTGCTGAAGTTTATGGTGAAGCCTCTAGTACAACAGTGGATACTAATTCAGGGGATTGGGCAGACTACAACTACTATAAATTGTTGTTAGCTTGTGAAAATACAGGAGGATCTCTTGTAGCTAATGCTGATAACATGATGTTAGAAGATAATACTACCGTAACAACTAAAGGTTTTGTTATGGGCTTTAGTAGGGATCCTCAAATTTATTCATCAGAACGGGTCACTCCAGGCAGCGATACAGATCCAGCTAGTTCTTTAGGGTTAGCTGCGAGCGCAACTGCTGCATCTAGCTGCTTCTTTTTAGCCACTACGCAATCTCTAAATGCTTCTGATGTTGAATTTGTATCTGTTAGCTCTGTAGATAACGGTCTCCGATATTCTAAAATGACGGTTGATTCTTCTACTACTGTAAATAGTGTAAAGTTTAATGATGTGTCAGGTGATTTTATGCATATTAATGTGTCATTTGATCCTAATGTTGATGAAGTTCGAATACATTTGGACGGTAATTTGATGGCTACCTCCGCAATGTCTGATGTATTTGGTATAGCTAAAAATAGTATGCCTAGAATTCCTACCTTTATTACACCCGCAGATGCTACAACTAGTAGTTTTTACTACTATAGCGGAACTGTAAATCAACTAGGTACAAGTGCCTTTAATGAGGGACCAAATAATTACAACAATACAATAACAGGTAGTCTGTATACTCCTTGGATTGTTGGTGGGGGCTGGACTGATGGTATGAAAATTACAAGTTCTTCTGGTGGCTTTATGTCAGAAAGGCACGGATACAGGAGTGCTCTAGATGGTTATGTTGGAAGTTTAAAGTTCTATTCGAAAGCCCTAACTACTAAAGAGGTAGTAACTAATTATAAAGCACAAAAAGACTTTTTCAAAAACATTAAGCTATGACTGTAACTGAATCTATTACTTACGGGTTTGACACACCTAAGCATCATAACGAAGCTATAACTTCGGTAAAGAAGACTCCTAGAGTAATTGGGATTAATTACCCTCCAACTAATAACGAAGGTTATGGTGCATTCAATAAAGCTACGGATCGAAATTTGCTTCGTAGCATGGTATATCAATTTCTCAACACGCAGACGGGCGAACGCCCTATGCTTCCTAACTATGGAATAGACTTAGAGCAGTTCTTGTTTGAGCCTTTAGACGAGCAGCTTCATGAGGAGATTGTTGAAGAGGTTTATACCGCAGTGGCTACTAATCACCCAGAGTGGGAGATACTTAAACTTTCTGTTTTTCAAAGTAATGAAACTTCTTCATATAAAGGTATTCCTGGAATCGTAATTATTCTAAACATACGGATAAGAGGCGATGAAGGGTCAGCAATAGAGGTGCAAGCAACAATATGACAGATTCATATAATTTACCAGATTCAATCCCCTTTACAACCGCAGCGTCTGATTTTGAAAAGCTGTTACCTTATGGTGATGGTTTTGAGAGAAAAGAGGATTTAATTGATTATGCTGCAACGGACTTTCTTTCTCTTAAGAATTCTCTAATAAAGTATTTACAAGCAGTATACCCCTTAGATTACCAGAACTATTCGGAGTCTGACTTTGGTATAATGTTTTCTGAGTTAGTGGCTTATATGGGCTCAGTCATGTCCATGAAGGCAGATATGCTCGCAAATGAAAACTACATAGCTACTGCACAAAATCGTGCAAATGTAAATAAGCTGCTTCAATTGATTGGTATTAAAATGAAGGGTCCAATCTCTTCAGGAGCAAAAGCCTCTCTTACACTTGATGATCGAGTAGGCACTTTTGATGAAGATGAATATGTAGAGATAGATGTTTCAGATAGGGTGTTTACAGTGACATCTCCTGAAGACGGATCGCCACTAACTTTTATACTGTACAAAACCAAGGATGGTAAGCTAACTGACTTGAATGCCGAGTCTTCTTTAAAATTATATTCCACCGAATCTGTAGAGTATGTCGCTTCTGGCACTGCGGAAAACGATGTAATTGCTAACGCTAGAGTCTGGGATAATTTAGCTCTTGTGGAAGGTTCACTGAATATACAAAAAGGTGTTTTTGATGCTAGAGAAAGTGTAAAAAAAGTGCTGCTAGAAAAGGGTCCTGTTTGTGAGAACAGTGTTCAGGTATTTGTAAATGCAGATAACAGTAATGCGTCAGGGGTGTATAGACAAGTAGATAATCTATTTCAAGCTTCAGGGTATGAAGACAAGGTTTTTGAAGTTAGCTATGATGAAAGGTTTAACGCAGTACTGCTCTTTGGCGATGGCGTACTTGGCGTTTCTCCACCTGCAAATGCTAACTATGTAATAAACTATAGAACAGGTGGAGGTATTCGAGGGAACATATACTCCCAAAGCATCTCCGCACCTATATCTGCAAGAGTTAATACTCTTAACGAAACTAGAACATCTAGAGCAACAAATACAAGTGTATCTTTAGGTGGAGCCGATGCTGAAACTGTTGCCCATGCCAAACGATACGGTCCTATGGACTTTAAGAGGCAAGATAGATTAGTTACTTTAGAAGATTACGAGGCGTTTGGAAACAGATTTGTTAGTACCGCAGGTACAAGTGCGAAGCTTACTGCCGCAACCAGAAAAGCATATAGCTCTGCAAATGTTATTGATCTCTACGCCTTAGAGGTAGCTTCTCCTACTCAATTAAAAAGAGCAACTGTACAATTTAAAACGGAACTACTAGAAGCTATTGATGATAAAAAGATGTTAACCGATGATATCGTGGTTGCCGATGGGTTAATTAGAACTTTGGATTTGGTTGTAACAATTCATGTTGATGAGAAGTTACAAAAAGAGGAAGGGACAATTAAGGGATTAGCTTTTGCTAAGATTCTTGATTACTTTAGTGTTGATAAAATGTCGTTTGGTGCTAGGCTTATATCACAGAACCTAAACAAAGAACTACATAAGATTCCACAGATACGGTATGCAACCATAGATAATATTCCTGATATTATCGAAGTTTCATTTAATGAAATCATCCAGCTAAACAACCTAACGATTAACTTTGCATTAATTTAGTATTATGTCTGATAGAAAATACTTTAAAAGAAATTATGTCGATGTTCTAAAGGTTATCACTCCAAAGGTCTATCTTCAGGATGATATAAACCTTGCGGGGTTAGCATCAGATATTAATCAAGATTTGATTAATAGTCACATTATTTCTTCGAAGTATATCACATACCTAACAAAGGAAAATGAAGTTAGCGGGTTGCATGTATCTGCGACTTCTAATTTAGAGGACATTGATAATATTAAAGGTATTTCTAAATACTTTATTAAGCAGAATAATCTAACCAATATTACACCTAAGTTTTTTGATGATGTTATTCTTAGGCCCTTAAATACTAGGCTTACTAATTACAAAAGTAAAGATGATTTTGCGGACTATGTTAGTGGAACGCTTCTTCCTTCTATTCATCCAAATACTGATATCACAGCGAACACTGCCTCTGCATTTGGAAATAATAATACAGAGTCACATGAATTTCTTACAAGTTCCCTGAACTGGTTGTACTTTCTTAATACATCAGGGCTTATTACGCGATCCAAAACAGGGGAAGAGCTTGTAGGGTTTTCCCCATCTTCATTAGTATTCAGTGCTTTAACTGACATGATCTTTGAAGGTAAAGATATTACTTTGGATTATGCAATTAAAATGTATCAGGAATATGTCTGGAAGAATTATAATGCTTTAAGTTCTTTAGATGTTAACGTAATTCCTCCCAACTTTATGTCAGGAACAGGCACCTATACTAGCGGAACTCAGAATTTAGATAAACTAAAAACTTTAATTGATATAGAATATTCTCCACTATACACAGATAAAAATAATACTAAGGTTAAAGATTCTTTTGAAAACTATTTATTATTCAACTCTGTGGAAAGTGAAAAAGTAGAAGACGGTCCTCTACATAAGCTTCTCCGTGCTGTTGCATACAGTATGTACGATGTAAATGATCAAGTCGAAAGCATTAAACTTTTAACGTCAATCGAGAGTTGCCCAAAAGACTACCTTCCTTTCCTTGCCGACTTAGTTGGTTGGAGACTTTATGGAAGTGATGAGGCTGCATGGCGAAGACAACTTAGATCGGCTGTAGATCTTTACAAAAAGAAAGGAACAAAACAAGGTCTAATAGATGCACTTCACGCGGTCATTCCTAATAGCCCTCTTGATCCAGAAAATTCTATAACTGAATTTTACGAGTCATATGTTCCTAATTTAATTTTCTACTTACTTAAGACAGACTCTCCTTTATTTGAAAGTCTAAGTACTTGGACTCAAGATAAGGCTATGACTTTTGGTATTCCAGGGTATGATCCCTCGGACTTAGATCTTAATATTAAGTATGTAGTAGATGAAATCCTTAAACGCTGTGTAACTGAGTTCCCAACACAATTCCGTATAGGTAATGAGCCTTTTAGAGTTCATACTTTAGACAGCGGAAAAGCTTGGTTTGATGATTATGATTCCCCTCCAGACGGTCTAGGAGATGTACACCAAACGCCTCTCGGTGCTCCACATTATGGTCGCTGGATGACCTATAAGGCTCCTAACCCTAATTCTGAGTATGTTGCTACCTTAGGTGATCCAAACTTTGTGTTTAATTATAGAGGTAGATTATATCCAATTCCACCATGGGAAGATGAAAGGTACTATGCTGACACTGCAATAACAGAAGATTTATTAGATTTTATAATTAATGAATTGAATTGTTTAGAAGTTGCTTTATCTAGTACAGAAAAATTAAAATCTTTTATTCAGGATAATACAACAGCAAAACTGTCAACCTCTAAATCTAGGCAATCTGGCTTTTTATTCCTAACCTCTTCCTTAGAGCTACCTCCAAACTATGAAACAATAATTAGTAAGCATCAAAGAGATAAGTATGATTACATAAGTATGTGGAATGGAAAATCCTCAATGTTCAATTTTGAGGTTGTTGGTGGTGATTTTGATGTACTATATCTAACAGATTCACGATATACTAAGCGTGATGTTTTTGATAGTTTAAAGATAATTGATGATTTCGCTCCTGCAAAGTCGAAACCACAAGCTGATTTCGTTTTGCGCCATGTAGATTACTTGAGTAGTATTGGTAATACTGCAATTTCATATAGGTTGAATTTGAACGATTTACACACCTCAGGAGCCTTAGGAGGTTATGAGGCATCATCGGTCAACTTGCGCGGCGAAGGGATGAGAGGCCAGGATTTTCATAGCGGATTCGACGATTCTAAAGGCAACCACATACACGACACTCTTCCAGTGTTCAAAAGAGAACAGGTAGATTCATTTACAGACACAGCGATGGGGTCTACTTCCGCTATTGCAATCCCACGAAATTCTATCCGAAGAAGGAATTTTAAAAATGTAATAACTCAAAAGGGAGGAGGGTGGTATTCTAGGCGAGGCGATAGTATGCCTGTCTACTTTAATACATCCTCCTCGTACCCAGAGAAGAGTTTCGATTATACCCTTTTAGGCTTTGTACCTTCATCATTAAATTTTCATCCTGTAGACGATGTTACTAATACATCTAGTGTTTACAATGTATCCAATGATCCCAATTCGGTTAATACTTATTTTAATGTTGATGTGAGTAATACATTCCCTGTTCGAGGGGATACCTCTATTTGGGATGTTTCTTCTCAGGATGATTATATACGAAGAGATGCTGCCCCTGATATTATCCGTGTCCTTCACGCGCTTACTGAACGAATTGAATCTGAAAAAGCAAAAATTGAAAGTGATCATAATGCCCAATACTTTAACGCCTCATCTGCATGGTGCAACATAGTCGAAAGTTTAAAAAATCAGAAAGCATACTTAGGTATGAATTTTGATGAATTCTTTAATAAGCGGCTAGATCAAAGACAAAGTGTACGCTATCTTAGCGAAGATAAATCAGGCAATAATAGAAAGAATATAGGTAAAGGGATACACTCACTATACAGGGATTATATTGAGCATTTTTATTCAGATGGATTGAGTGGAAAGTTAATTGATTCAAGACTTGATGGTGGAAAAAACTTGTTATCTCATGTTTACGGCCCTTTGTTTTATAATGGAAATTTAAGGGTTGATGGCTCTGGTATAGCAACAAGCGGTATTTTCCAAGCTTCATCATATGGATCACAATATGAGTTAAATTTAGCGAGGGACTATACCAGTAGTGCATTGTCTGGAATAGGAGTAAGTCTTCACTCTGCTGATAAAGATTTATATGTTAGAGTTCCTGAGTATAGAACTCAACATATGGTTAGTGGGGTCGAGCTTGTCGATGGGTCCGCTATCGAGGGGGTGGTTCCTAAAAATTGGTTCTCCATTGTCGAGCTTGATCCCACCTTGTCTAGACCTAACTCTGATGGTTACTTTGCAGGAAACAAGTTTATTCTATCTAAATCTAGGAGTCATGGGGTTCCTAGACTAAGACTTAACTTAAGTGCTACCGAAAGCAATAACAACTTTTTAATACCAGAACATTATCTATCATTAGCAGTTAATTGCATTCCCTTCAAAGATGATACTCCTGAAATTGGAGGAGCTTCTGTTGGAGTTTGGATTCATACTGATGTGGAGAATGATGTAGATAATAAAAAGGTTTTCTGGAACTATATGCCTGACGGTAGTTGGAGCATGCAAGACGCTTCTTCTGTTACAGATATTGAAATAGGAGAAACCACGGTTTTAGAAAAACTAGCTCATAAGTTTACATTAGATTCTTCTAGCCTAGAGGGAGAAACGCAAACAACTACCTATTGCACTGAGGGTGTTGAGTATGATACTATTGTTGATTTGCCTACATTAGAAATCTTACAAGAAAAACATGTACAGTGCCTAAAGCTAAACTTTGATACCCATAATTCTAAAATAAATGTACCTATAAATTACTTTAGTAAATTAGTGGGGACGAAACAAGGACACCAAGTACACAGAAAAGCTCAAAACTATATTGTAGAAGTTTTCTTGTATCCAACAAACGAAGATACTACTACTATTCTTTTTGACAGCGTAAGCATTGTTGATGAAACACAAAGAGATAGAGCATTTATTGCTGAAGAGTTTATACTGCCTGATTTCTCTCAAACGGATGAGATCTTCCATGAGTCTCCTGGAGCGTTAGTTGATCTTTCAGCAGGATTCTGGAAACAAGACGGATCAAAAGTTGCTGTAGAAACATCAACCACTACCGCAGAGTTCTCAGACATGCCATCACTCCTTAACTATAGTTTCCCAGATTTTGGATACAACACTTATATTAATAATTATTGGTCTGATGATGAAGAGAAGGGAGTAGAATTTCAACGACAACTCAAGCCTTTTAATGGTGATCCTCTCCCTGGGTGTGGTTATTGTGGCGATGGACCTGATTGGGGTCATTTCTTGCACCACCCTAACGGAGACTATGATTCAGCACTTTGGGATGATGATGTATTTGCGAGAGGGATGTGGTTTGACGGTTGGAGTTCACCATTACACTATGCAAGCGATGATGGCCTGACCACTTATTCTACAGGGATAGAGCGGGTAGCTATGGCTGAGGATGATATAGCTGACCGTCCTGTATCTTTTGGAGACTCAGCAAACTTAAACTATATCTTCCCAATCCAAACATTTAGACATACAGACCCCAGACATTTTAGCCCAGAAGGTGTTCAAAATCCTTGGATTCCAGGAACGGTCTATGCAGGAGAACAGATGTTTAGTGGAGAAGAATATTTACACCTTAACGAAATGTTGCAGTACGGCATTATTGCCTTCTCTACTAATGAGCTTTATTCCCTAGGATGGTTAATTTATCAAGGTGAAAATAGAGAATCGATTAGAGAAACTATTTTTGATCCTACTGGGACTTATTTTAATGCAGCAACTAGAGCAGCATTTGATAATAATCCCACAGACTTTACTAATATTAATAGGGCGATTCAAACTAATTACGGAGCAGGGTCTATACCACCAAATGGTATAGTTCAAGATATTCCCTATACAGAACTAGAAGATGGAAAAGAATATACCTTTTCTGTTTACTTTAAGCCTGGATTAGGTACTTCCGGTTTGGCGGTGGATAATTGGGGTGATGTTATTGATACTGATTACGGTTCATTCCTATTAACACTTAATTACCTTAGACCTAAGCACGACGAAAGTTGGTTTATATATAATACTAGTGGAAATGCAGCAACGCAACCCACAAACCCAAACACAGGTGTTGTAAATGAGGGAAATACAGCGCATTGGGACGCTGCATCATCACTTCCATATACTACTATTAAAGTGACCCCTGGAAATGCAGTACAAGGTCAAGCTATGGTTTCTAGCTATGCGGTTAATGGCCCAGCGTTTTACGATGCGACGAGTCCTGCTGTAGAAGGTGAACGGTGTAATGTTGTTGAGTTAGAAAATGGTTGGTTTAGAGCTTCAGTATCTGTTCATTGGAGGAGTTCTTGGATTAATAGAACGATAGATGCTCCTAATAATCCTGGATTGTGGGATAATAAAGAAGAATTTGCATTCCATAAAAACAAAGTAAATGGATTAAGGATTACTATGCAGATGCAGAAACCACATTCTTATGACTATGCGACTCCCCAAAATGTTAATTGGTATCAGACAAATTCTATTAAAGTTGTAAATGACTGGAAAGTTTGGGGTTCTCTTTTCCATGAAGGTAATGCTTCAGAGCTTAAAGATTTCCAATATATGGGAGGAGATCTCTTTGTAGGCGATACAGACACGATAACAAAGATTGATAAAGAACTTTGTTACATGGACACCTCAGGTAGTATGTTTACAGGCACCACTAAAGTTAAAGATGCTTCTTCTATCGGTGAGTGGAGTGGCATCCAAAGAGTTACTGCTTCTGTCCAAAACCCGCTAACTGGTATTATTAAGTTAAATACTCAAGTATCGGCACATAATTATGCCAACACTAATTTTAGTGGTGGTTACTTCTACCTAGATGAGAATGCAGTCCCACGAGATATTGATGGTTCAGCCTTTGTAGGAATTACAAGCTCAACTTTAGGTAGTTACATAGAAAAGAAAGAAACAGCATATGCACAGATAGAAGAAGATGAGCTTTTGGTTATTTTGCGGTACTTTAATAGTTTAACGAATAACTTAGGTTCTAGGAATGCAGCAGTAACAGCATCAAACATGGAGACTAGTGGCGGAGGTAGGCTTAATTACCGACTTCACCCATACCAAATGGATGGTCAAAACTCTCCAGGGTTATGGACTGTTAGGGATTCTAACTACGAGCAGGTTACAAAACTAGATATTACTAACTGATGATTGGAATAGTAGAAATTTATAGTGGTTTTGGCACTAATGACCAAAAGCTTCTTCATACAGAGCAAAATCTGATTGTAGATGGAGCAGGAGAAGCTATTGTTGATTTATTAATGACCCCTTCATCTATTGTTTCATCTGTTTCAGGTATGAATGATACCTCGAACTATACTGTCCAAGCCATAAGTTTCGGAAAAGCAGCGTCTGCATACACACAGTATGGACATTACTGGGCTCCAACAGCAGGGGATCATTTTGGAACGAGTTCTTTAATCACTCGTATTCAGGATGATCAAATTATGCGGGTTATGGAAATGAGTAGCACTTGGAACCACGGGGATGACCTCCAATTGTTAGCTTCATCCTATGCTGCTCCTGCAAGGGATAGACTTAAAAATTCTTTCCCTAATCCCGTAGATACAGTCTTAGAGGCAGGTACGGATACGGCAATTGATTTAAGCGGTGGTGAGTTCCACTATGATGAATCTGGCAAGTTAGTGGCTGGAAAGTACACTCCTGTTGGGCATAACATGAATGTCACCCAGTTCGATTCTGCCGCTTCCTCTATTTTTAGGGGGTGCTGGCCTTTATCGGGGACTGGATCAAGTGCTATCATAGTAAGCTCGCAAACTTATGGACACATGGATGATGTAGCTGGGCATGGCGCAGCAATTTACCCCAATCCCCAAGATGCAGGGCAGGTGTCTTCCATTCATTATGGTGGTAGTGTATATGGTGGACCATTAGGGGGTGGTTATAATAACGCACAAGCTATGGATATGTCTGGGTATGTCAAGGCATATAATTTATGCTTAGGTGAGTTAAGTGGTATAAAGAAAGAGCCTGGAGTTCAAACACTTGGATCATTATCAGGGCTATTGGTATCTGCTCAAGAAGGGACAGATACATTACCTGCGTTTGCAGTTCCTGGAGATACAGACCTAACTCATATAGTAGGCAAGACCACCCCTCTAGAGAATTGTGAAGTTATATATGTAACAACTCTTGCTTCAGGTGATGTAGGGTACTCAAACCTATTTGGAGGGATAACAACTCTAGGCTTGTGGACGATTGATTTAGAGAAAACATTAGATGGTCTAAGCGCAACAGCACATACTGAAACTGATAACTTATTATATTATGCAGATGGAAGTACCGCATCAGGCGATCCATACCAGTTCCAAAATACTTATGGTTGGGTTAAAACAAATTTAGGTATTACTGCTGATCCCGTTAGTGGTAATCAAAGAGATCCATATGGTGGACATGCATGGCAAGCGATTGCTGGCGCAGGCGAGGCAAGCACAGTAGCTAAAGTTGCTATTCCAACTTTGACCGCTTCTGGCGATTATACTTTCTCAGTTTACTTCCAAGGTTATCAGAATCCAGGCGCACTTTATGGATCCTCGATTGGATTACATATGACTGCTATGACTAGTGCAACTGATCTTCATTATGGTTTTCCAACCTCAGGTGGGGCTGCACTAGGACAGAGGGGGTCCTTATCTTCGCTGACAGGTTCTATCCAGGATGATGATTTAAATAATTGGACAAGAGTATCTCATACTGCCAAATTCCCTGATGGAACTAGTGCAATTAATTGTCAGATAGTTCTTAGTAGCTTGGGTTGGGGAGTTCCTAGCGGTGTTTTCTACGAAAGTGGAAAATATGTTGCTGTGGCTCATGCTAAGTTAGAGGAGGGTTCGACTGCTACAGATTTCGTTGCAGGAAGAAACGAATACCCACCCTTCCGCTTTAAGGCAGAAAATAACCCGCTAAGATATAAACTATTTGCCAAGAGAACATTAACGGATAACTTAGCCAAGATTAGTGATAAAAGTATAACTGAACCAGGAGCTATTGGATACCAAGATTTAACCCTGGTGTGGAGGATTAAGTTCGCATGATTAGAGGTAATGTAAAAGTAACTAAAATTTATTCTAACGGAGATAAAGAATTAATCTTCGATGATAGTAACATTGTTACTGATGGACTTGGGTGCTCTTTAGTTAATATATTTACTCAAAATGGGTCAACTGATGTTGAGGACCACCAGATCGGTTATTTTCAGTTAGGAGATAGCAGAAGGGATTTATCCTCTGTAAACTTTTTCTTGAAGAATAATTTCTATACTTTAAGTTCAGCTTTCAGTTTATCAGAGTATGGCAATGAAAGTCCTCTCATGCTTCAGACCACTCCCCAAGTGATGGTGGATGATGATTTTATTCCTGCCAATGATTTAGTTTACTTCGTATCTTCAGGGTTGTTTGCCAAACTTGACAGGCAAGCTTATACTTCATTTGATAATAGTGATGTAATTAAACATAGAATTACCCTCGATGAAGACACTGCAAATGGGCAAAGTATTCGAGAGTTAGGTCTTTTTATGAAAAACCCTGAGGGAGCTAAAGGTAAAGATAGAGTTATTTTAGCTGCTTATAGATCCCTAGAAAAACCTATTGTTAAAAATGCAGAATTTTCTGTGGCAATAGATTGGACTTTCTCATTTGCAGCCGATATTACTCAAGCTACCCCAGGTAAAAACTTCACTTATGTTGTTCAAGTTTTAAGCGGAACAACAGATAATGGTTCTTTAAGCACGGAAACAGATTTCGATGAATTTTTTATAGTAAATAAACCAGCAAAATATGATGTTTATCCTGATGGGAGCCCTTTAGTTATTGGATGTCATGGCTTTGAAAGAGGAGGTCTAGGGTTATCCTCAGTTGATACCACGCAATCGACTACACACCAATTTGATCAGATTTTAGTCTCAGGAGTCGTATCAGGGTTACTTGTATCAAAAGCTGTAGATAATGGATATTTTATGGTTCATCCATGTTTAGGTAAGTACGGATTAACTAATCGAGCCTTTGATGGTATTCGAGGTTGGAACAGAGCCATGCATTTAGGTTTGTGGAATGAAAATGTAGGTTTGCGTCATCTAAAACTTGCGGTTAGTTGGATGAAAAGTCAGCATCCTATTAATGATAAAAGGATTTATTTATGGGGATTCTCTAATGGAGGAGTCGCCCCTATAACGTATGCATCTAAACTGCTTGATCCAACAAAAGATTTTATGGTAGCAGGAATAGTATCTGAAAGTCCAGACGCTTTAAATTATGACAATTTCTTTAGAAATAGTCATGTACATCAGGATAGATTACGCTTTTGGACCTCAGGCATGGGAAGGTTGCCTTACATTCCGCAGGAGGAAACAGGTGCTGGAGACCCTCATGAGGGAGATTCGTGGAGTGATATTAGTGCGCTTCAGCTCTCTAGTGTTGCAGAACCCTATGCATCTATCTCCCCTTCCACGACTTCATCATTTATCTCTGAGTTCTATAAGAATAGTGCCTTTCATCATCAGCATGATACCTCTACTGTTTCGGCAAATTTAAGTGTTGCAAAAAACACAAGACACTTGCCATTAGTGCTTTCATACGGAGACGGAGAACAAAAACTTTATATGAGTGGAATAACCATGTTCCATAACTGGGCTGTTTGTGCAGAAGGAAGTGGGTTAAATCACCCTAATTACTTGCGACAAATAAGAACGGGGGACTACAATCAGCATAACTTTGACCATCTTGCGGGTATTAATTCAGATACAGGAAAAACTTACTTAGATACTGCTTGGGATTATGTTTCTGCGAATACTTTATCTTTCCCAACAGAAGGTGAGTATTGCATATATAAATCACAAAGAATTTTTAATGTGTTAGCCTCTCCAAGTTCTTCTGAATGGGACCATGATAATGGAGGTGCAGCGAATTTTTCCTTTGAAGATTACGCACCTACATTGTCTTCCACACTCTCTTCTATGAATAATATCGCTTCTTTCCGGCATTACGGTATTGAGACCTCTCCAGGAGTTCAAGAACAAGTTAGAAGATTAAAATCTAACCGAACCACAACGCTTCATCTATATCCAAATATACCTTCTAAAGTAGTAGCAGACAATGTTGAGTACAGGCGAAGTGAATTCCCAGGAGGAAATGTTAGTAATGATAATTATTTAATCGGTGCAGAGCATGGAGATCCTTTTGATTTTGGTGGAGACCTTACTGTAAATGGAAAGACTGGTTTTTATACAGCAGGAAATTGGTTAGGTGGTCAAAACCTTAGGGTTTTTGGTGATGGCCCAAAACAGCTACCAAGTCAGCAAGATCCTTATGGGGGTACAGAATGGGATTACTTATTTAGGGAGGATGCTGCTAATGAGAATGCCATCCATAACGGAAGAAAAGGTATAGTAGATGTTGGTTCGATATCAGGTAGAACATTTACTTTTTCTTGTTACTTTCAATTAGGAAGCGTTACAGGCGTAGATGTTAGTTTAGCTATGTATGCTGAAAAGGGTGGGGTATACGCCCAGGGGGGTAATTCAACCTTTGGAGGTGTTCCTTATCAAAAAGAAACTATTGATACTAATACTATTGATTCAGGTATTTCAGGTGGAACCCAAGGATACAATGATTGGCAAAGAGTTTCTTTCACTGGAACTTGGCCTGAGGGCGACCATGGAGGTAGGGTGGTTATTCTTCTTGTTTTCGGTGATTTAGCGGATATTGCTTCCTTTACTGCACTAAAATATATAGCCGTATCACATGCTAAACTAGAAGATGGTGACGTAGCAACTAGCTTCAATGAAGGTGGGCCTGGTAAGAAAACAGCCTCTATATATTGGACATATAATAAAGGGTCACAAGCTGTTCTGTTAGGTAACAATACACATAAACTAGTAACATGGGAAATAACACCTTAGGATTTTAAAACAGGTATATAATTATAATGAATAGAACAAAAGACACAATCCAGCCTTACGGATTCTTAGAGATATCTAAGATTTATTCTGATGGAACTGAAGAATTAGTATTTGATGAAAGAAACGTCATTACTTCGGGGATGGCAGTAGGGTTATCTCATTTGTTCTCAGCATCAGGTGGAACTTCTATTGAAAATTTTCAGATACTCAATTTCCAAGTCGGAGTGTCGGGGGATATAAATACATATGGAGTCTCCAGTTTTAAGCTAGTCTCTGGGCTGTCGCAAGTTCAGTACGAATCTTCTGGTTCTGAAGCATTTATTGAACTTTTGGCTCCTATAGAAAATGGATCTGTATTAGGAAGTAATAAAGCTTTTGTTAGGATACCGTTTAACCATGTTGAAAAAGTAACTAAAACTTCTGTCAGGTTTATACTGGTATTAGATAGGTATACTGCTAACGGGGTAGGTGTCGATCTAAATGAAGTTGGACTATTTATGAGAAATCCTAGAGGTTTAGCTGCTGAATCACCGATCTTAGTTGCATACAGACCATTTACTGCAATAACAAAGACTGATGCTTTTGCATTAGTCTTCAAGTGGACTTTACAATTCTAAATTATGCCATTTTATCCAGACGATCTCTACACTGTAAGCGCGGGAATAACTCCCACCACTTACTGGAACCCATATGTTACCAAGCATGATACTAGTTCCTTCTACAATTGGGAGCAAGATAACCTCCCACTGTACGATTTAGAGGAAAGAACAGAATATTTATGGGCTAAAGGAGCAGGGTATGGGGCTTCTGCTGTACCAAGTATGGCGCTGTTAGTGTCTGGAACTAATGAAAGTGCAAATGGTAGAGTATTTACCAACCTCCAAACTGCTGTTGATTCACTTCCTAGAGAATTAAGATTCCCAGTGTGTATTGAGGTTGTCGCTTCTGGCGCGTTAGGTTCTTTAAACTTGGAAGGTATAACCTGTAGCGAAGACGGGGCTTTAGAGATTATTAATAGAGGGTGTGCTAAAGTATATTCTGATCAATTCGGTGGTTTAGGTGCTTTAGCCGCTGGTGCTACAACTGCTTTCGTATCAGGAACGGGAGCTATAGGTAGAACTTGGAATGTAACTCCTCTAAATGGAGCTAAGTCTTGGCGATATGTATCATCAATCGACTTGTCAAGTTATGTGGACAATGTTTGGTCTAGAGTTGAAGAAAATATTGGTGTTTCAATTGCCAATTCAAAACTTAATACTAGACGAATTTTCCACAGACACCAAAATGAAGCTAATTTTTCAGGAACAGGAGAGGGAATAAGAGCATTCTTTAGTACCGCTCACCAAAATGACTCAGGGCAAAGGCCTGATAGAGTCCAGTTTTCTTTACACGAAGCTAGTGGGGGTGATTTCGCTGCACCTAACCCCTGGGCTAAAGGTACAAGTGCTGTTTTTGAGTTATCTGAATACGGAATAGCAGGATATACAGAAGGAGTAAGAAAACACAGCGTTAAAGATCTTTCTGTAAAAGTCTTAGATGTCAGCGCAAAAAGCCAGATTGATGATTCACATTTAGGTAGATCAGCACCTCCTTCTGTTAATACTTTAGCCTTTTCTCAAGTTGCAGGGGGAGTTAATGATCAAGTAGCGGGGTTAGTTTTTGCAAATCATGTAAGTTCTATTAGAGTTAACAACTGTGATGGCCCCATTTATCTTAGAGGATTTTGCGTTGATGGAGCGAACACAGGAGGTGGAGAAAATGGAACCCCTGTAGGTAAGTACCTCATTGATAAAGGTGCAGTGGTTGAAAATTCTAATGGTGTTACATTAGAAAATGTTGCCACTACACGATGCAAATTGTATGGAACAGAAATTAGAAACTCTAATGTAACTTTAAGTAGGGGATTCTATTCCCACCGCAATTACGAAGTTACGAATAACACTAAGGGGTCTGAGGCTAGAGCAGATAATGAGACCGCTGGGCTTCGGGCATTTAACAGTACCGTTTCTGTAAGTGCAGACCTATATGCTTCTGGTGTGGACTTCCTTTTTCACACACAACAAAACTCAGTAGGCATTCTATTAGAGAATAGTATCTTTGATGCAGGGGCCTCAGGTGATGGCGGAAGGCTTGCAACCAATGTCCATGTTGGGTATAATAACTTCGGTGTTAAAGCTATCAACTCACATATGGCTTTTGATGGAAGGCTAGATGTATTTAATAATGAATACGGTCTTGATTTAGATAACTCTGTTATTAAAACAGATGAGCTTACCGTAGAAAATAGTGAGTATATAGGATTGCGAGCGAATAATTCTCACATTGTATACAATAAGAATTATTCTAATGATACATTCAGCGACTTAGTTGAAAACTCAAAAGGTGTCCGTTTCTCACAAACCTTTTTCAGGCAGAATGGGCAACATTTAGTCCTTGATTCTAATAGTAGTTTCGGTTATGATGATTCTACAAATATTAGATCTTCTAATAACAACCGTCCCCAAAGGTTTGGATTGATGCGAATGGTACAGTCCCATGGTGTTTTAAACCGAGGTGCAAAGAATACATCGCTTCCTGCGGTTGAAGTTAATCAATCTAAAGCGGACTTAATCCATTGTAGATTAGATGTAAGTGGTATGTTAGGTTTACATCCAACTAAAGGCTCCGCTGTTTTAGCTCAGAATAATTCTGAAGTTAAATTCTTAGGTACTGGCTCAGGAACTACTATGGTTATTGGTCCCCCAGACCTTGCAAAGCAGTTGCATAATGCAGGGATCGCAGCAGATAATAATTCTAAGGTTTCTTTCCGAGGCCCAACTGTTATCGCTCAATTCGGTGTAGATGTTTTAGCTGATAATAATTCAGTTATGGAGTTCTGTCCTCATAAAAAAGGCAGTGGTGAATTAGATGTAAGTGGGTTTACTTTAACTAACCCTTTAAACCATACAGCGGTTGAGCTACACTCAACCAGGGCATGTCTTGTTGCTGATAATAACTCAGTAATCAACATGGAAAATTTGGGTGATTTCAACGCTTTTTGGGATGTCTCAGGCGATAGTATATACGGCGATGGCGTAGATTTTGACAACGATAATAGCCCCTCTTCATTATATTCAAGAGGTTCTATGCAGTTCTTCCCTAATCCAGCCGATGCTATAACCAACTCGATTGATAGTGGAAGTAGACAGAACATCGCTTCAGCACTCCCTGATACTGTTGCAGGAGATAGAATCAAAAATGCGAATATGAAAGGAAATGATACACTTTATCAAGTACTCAATCCTTTTGGAGCAGATTCAAGTGCCATAACTAAGATTAGTGTCTCGCTAGGAGGCTATTGTGTTCGTGCTTTAGGTGGGAGTCAAGTTAATGTTAAAAATGTCCACTTCCCATGTGGTGGACCAATTGCAAACGGAACCTATTTCGACCCAACTAAATCAGAATCCTATGCTATTGAGCCTAAGTCAGGTAATAACAACCTTCTTATTTGGAACATCGCAGATTCCTCAAGGCTAAACGCTTCATATATTAGTGTAAGTGGAAACCATCCTGCTAAAGCTGATTATCATGGTCCTAGAGCAGTGTACTTCTCAGGGGAATCATATAATGAGTTTGCCAGTGGAACAATTACTGATAATACATCCACAAGCGCAGTAGCTTATGGAGCAGAATATAATCCAGAGACAGGTCGAATTGCTGTTTGCGATTTGTATGGTTTAGGTGTTCAGGTTTCTGATGTTGATGGACTTCGTTGGGGTGACGATGAGGCCACTGGAGCAGTAATTCTTAGTGGAATTTCTCAGGCTGTGCATAATAATAGTACCACCATAGGTATGACTAGTTACCAAAATAAAGGTCCCTTTAGATTATACTTTAGTGTTGATCCCGCAATAAAACATGTTGGTTACGCCTCTGGCAATCTTAATGGGGCTGTACCTGAGGGAGGAGTCTACCCTTATCACTTTAATGATAACAGACCTTATCAGCATTTATCACAAGGATATAGTTTATCAGGACCAGCAGGAGTGTCACAGGATTTAGGTTGGAGGATTGATAATGTAAGCTCGACTGGATACCAACATCTTCTTCTTTCTAGTACTCCAGACGGTGCGATCAATCAATACGAAAATGTTAATGATGATCACTTCAATGGTTTGGCATTATCAGGATATTACAGATCCAAGGACTTCGGGCCACAGCATACCCCCTATAATATTATGCTTGATGAGTCAGCAGCTAACACCTTTGCTAATGCTAAGAACGCTGCGTTCAGAGCCGTAGGAGATAGAGGTGGTCCAAAGGTGACTATATACAGTTCACATGACACTTCTGGTGGAGAGATGGAGACACCTACCACAAACCAGTTGGGTATAGGATTCAGATCATCTAACATCTTTGATCTAGGGAAAGGAAACTAAATGGCATACAACGGTAATAATAGTGGAAATGGAAATGGTAATGGTACGGGATCTTCGTACACTGGCGATTCTAATTTAGAGTTTAATTTTACAGAAAGTCCTTATAAATTTACCGATCCTGTTCGTTACTACAAATCAAACGATCCCTACTATTGGGAAGTTGACAACATCCCACTTAAGCAACTTCAAGAAAACTGCTTATGGCTTAGAGACCAAATTCAGAATGGCACGGGTACTGGAGGAAGCACGGGTGGGACAACCACTAACGGTATTAACAGGGCAGACTTTAACGAACTTAAGCCATATGTAATTGGTACAGATAGGATTGTACGAGTTAGGCCTGGAAACTTTACTGCAAGAGTTAACGATGCCTATGGATTACAAAATTACATAAGCACTTTACAGGGTGAAGGACCAAACTTGCAGGCTCCTGAGTATGATCCTGATGTTCCTGGATCTCAAGATCTTGAAAGATTACTCCCCACAAAATACCTCCTTACTCTTCCTCAGGAGACCCTACACAAGCTTATTGGTAATTTTACCGTAAATGCAGGTACTCCTAGTTTAGCGGGGTTAGGGTTCAACGGTTTATACGATTATTACCGTATATTTAATACTACATTGGAAGAAGGGTATAATCTCCGATATCAAATAGGAGAGGCTCCTAATAGAATTCCAGGTTTAAAGACTTCTGTATGGAAATACGCAACAACTAGCTCTGATACTCTTTTGTCTCAAAAGTTATCTATGGAGTTTACTAAGAGATGGAAGGGTGTAGCTAGAACAGCGGTAGTTAATGTACCTCAGGAATTAGCTATTGATATCCCAGCGTTCGATTCGGCTGATTTTATGGATAATTCAACTGATGCTTCCCCTAATTATCGTATTGATTTAGTTTTCTTATACACTCACCCTGTAGATTCGAAAAGAACTAGAATAGGTAACAGAGACGGAATAACAACAATAACGGCTCCAAAGTTAGGGTTAGTTAAAGGTGCTGGATTAATTCTTAAGAAAAAAGATAGTGCTGGTGTTTTAACCGATGTTGCCCCAGGTGATATAGGTAACGAAGCTGCGAATGATACAGTAGAGTATGTTCTTGATGAGCGAAATCCAGGGAGTAATGATGTTTCAAAAAGTTTACTTTCTCCCATAGTAGATCACTGGGACACAGAATTAACTACCATCCCTAACGGTTCAATTACTTTTAGAGGAAGCTTCCCATCACCTGATGACTTAATGAATTTAGCCCCTCTGTTAGCTGATAATCTTGTAGACACTGATATTAGATTGGTTGGACAATCAGTTTTGCCAATATGTTATGTGTTCTCACAGAGCGGACAAGAAACACAAACTTTATCTATGGATCATATCGTTGATATCCGTCCTTTCTTTAGGACTGCTGAGTTAGCGTATAATGAACGAGCAGGTATCGCTGCTGCGGTTCCTCAATTATCTATGGTTAACCCTGCGGTCGGAAAACGCCAATTACAAGAGTATGCTAGGAATATAGAAGCGACAATAGTGGAAAGATATGATCAGAAAATTTCGGAATTAACGGCTTTGGTAAATACTGCAACAAACCCAAATAAGCCTCAGTTCTATAGTAAGATTATTAATTCTTCTTGGCCTAATGAAGATAAACTTTCAAGAGATGGGTATTTAATATTAAAACATACAGGTGCAGGAACTTCTATGCCAATAGCTTTTAGTGATGCTAACCCACAGAGAACAATATTATATAATGATAATAATGAGATTTATATAGCAGATCAAGGTACGATTGCTTTAAAACGAGGCATCTATAAAATTGATTGTTTTATAAATCCTATCTGGAGTAGAGAACGAGATTCAGAGGGCATTCAATCCTCTAAAATGATGGATGCCAAGCTACATCTTTGGCGAAAGCCTGGTGGAGGGCCACTTAGTATTGATAATACTTCTTGGGATAGGTTTGAGGGAACTAGTGATAACTATGGAGATCACGGTACTATGGGCGAAGGAAGCTGGTGGGCTCCTCCAATTGAGGGCTCTTTAAATCGGATTGTCAATTTCGAAAATCACGGTAAAACTATAGGAGGCACTATTATCGCTCATGTTGTGCCTCCACCAGAGGAAGATTCCGTAGATTATCAGGTTAGGTTGTCCCAAGAAGGGCTCGTATATGAAGATTCAGATGGAGACCCAGGCAACCAGAGAGAGAGCCAAGATCTTATAGTTGAAGGTAGTTTTAGTATCACTAAGTTAGCAGATATTGAATAAATTATGGTTTATAATAGGCCACAAGGAACCTATAAGTTTACTCCCGCGCCCTTAGATGGAATTAGAACCACTAAATCAGTGATTCCATCTGCGGATAGATACTCTTTTACTGGAAGATCAAGTGTATTTGATGAAAGATATGAGTGGCCTGGGCACGGGTATCGGGATGTTATCTCAAAAAAAGAAGCGAATCTTCCCGTAGCGTATGATTGGTATAACATAAAAGATGTTTTCTCTAGTAAGGTTCATGAAAGTATCTCAGAGATAATACGGTTAAACACTGAAGTAGGCACCTACAATCCATATCCATATGGGGACATCTCTTTAAGTATTATTGAACAGAGTCTAGCTGATGACTTGAAAATTAGTTTAGAAAAGATTGAAACTTTAGACGGTAACTCAGCTAAAAGGAACTTCCTAGCAACTATTCAAAATCTTTTAGTAAGAAATGAATTGAAGTACTTTAATTCTAATTATATAAAAAGATTAGGCAACACTCATGCATTTAACAACGCTCCAAAGTATGCTACTAATAATTTAATTAAGGATGAGAATATAGCATATAAGATTGCAAAAGAAGATTCAGCAGACCTAGACTATACAAAGTATTCAGGTGTTCTATCTGATAGGTTAAAGTACTGGAGAACCATTCCTGCCGATGTTAATAAAAAGCTTGTTGTATTAAAAGAAGATGGGACAGAGCATAGTTTCACAATAGCCACAGATGACACGCTACATGTTGAAGACTCAGGAAAAACTGTTAACAAAGTGCCCTACGAGGCTGGTGATCATATTTTAGTTAACTCCTCTATAGTTAAACTAACATCAGACATAAGCAAGGCTAAAGTCCCAACACTCCTTGATTCAGAAAAAATATTTAATTTGTTGCGTGAAGACTCTTCAATAACTATTAAGGTTGCTACTACGGAAACAGATAATATAGAAACTACATACACTACCGCTACAGGTAGAGACTCATATATTGTTCTTAATTTGGACACAACATCTGTTAGTGATTTAGAGTCGAATACCTCTTTAATTAGGTCTACAACGGCTACTTATAATACAACTACCACTATTGACACAGATTTAGAGAGAAAAGCTTTCCCTAATGCTGTTTTTTATGTTCTACATGATGACCCCATCATTGATTATCTGATTGATAAAGAGCAAGCTACAGTAACTTTCTCTGATTTTTCTACTCATTTTTTTAACAATATAGATGAAAAAACCTATCCACGGTGCATTCCTCAACATATAGTTATTGTTCCCACGGATAAAACAGAGTATACTCCTTTTCATGGTAGGTCTAAAATGGGAGTTTATGGTACTAGATCTCTCAAATTTATTCCCCACCTGGACAATGATGTACAAGATTCAGATGTTAATTGCTCCCATCTAACCCACAACGCCACAACAAATACCTACACTTTTAACACGGCAGCGTTTCCAAATTCAACTTATTATAAAAAAGGTAGTGAAACTTTACCTAGAACACCAGGACCGCTCTATAAAGCATTAACAGTTATGAAAAGTTTAAATACTTCCTATGGTACTTTACCTTCTGTTACTCCCTTTGTTGAATTGTTTTATCGCTTAACCCCTTCCCAGCTCCATTCTTTAAGACTAGATGTTGAAAATTATAAAACTTTTTTATCTAAACTTAGGTTGCAAACGCTTTCGAGTTCAACAAGCGTATCAGAAACTTTTCCAAAAATGGGTCATGTTAGTCGGGATAAGTATACCACATTATTAACTTATGTGGGCGCTACTGAAACATACCCCAAACTTTCTGTTTATAAAAATCTAATAAACAAGAGTCATGCACCTATTTACTTGGAAGGATATCCCTATGAGTAGTAAAGTAGGAAGACATAACGCAGCAGATACAGGGACAACTACTGCTGCTGGAGGATCTAAGTGCATGCATGACCATGTAGTGGAAACAGGATATTCGATTGTGCCTGATGATTATACAACAACCTTACAAAATGCAGGAAGTGACCAAGGTGCAGCTACGGTCCTGGTTAACGGATTTAGGGGCGCAGTTGCAGGAACCCAGGCTACTGGATCTTTAGGAGATACTGATTGTGTTTTAGGAGATGATAGCCCAGGAAATACTAGTGAAGACCATACACCTTCTTGGGCTACTGAGGGCTCTGCAACGGTATTCTTTGAGGACAGGCCAGTACATAGGGTAGGAGACAAAGGGACAAACCCAGGAGATAGTACTTATATTTTGAGTGATGGATCACCAAATGTCTTTGCTGGGTGACAAAAACTAAATTTTTATTTACACTACATAATATAACCTCTAAATAAATGTAGAGGTTATATTCTAACCTAATTCTAATTGAGGAAAAAACAATGGATTTTAACACACAAGTAACTGATGAGTTTATCAAGCAACTCTGCGAAGAAGAGTCTTGGGCAAAAGCAAATATCAAGGTAGCAAAAATTGAAGAGGCTACTGAAGAGGCAACCGAAGAAGTTGCACAAGTTTCTGAGGCTACTGAGGTCGTTGAGGAAGCCGCTGAAGAGGTTTCTGAAGAGGAAGTTTCCTTCTCTCTTGAAGATCTTGAGTATGTTCTTGATAACCTTGAAGATGACGCTCTCCTTGAGCATGCCTCAAATATGCTCGAACTCTTCGATGCCGCAGAAGAGTACCTTCTAAATGAAGGTGATGAGGACGAAGAGGAAGAGGAAGAAGAAGCAGAATGAGTTCGGTAGAGTCCATAGGGGACTTTGCTTTAAACTTAATTGAGCAGGAACTAGAAAGTCCCACTCCAACCTCCAGAAATCCTTTTACTGGCGTTCAAGCAGAGAAAGGGCAAGCTGATATTAGTGACATAGAAGTCCCTAGTAACATGCGAAACCAGATTCTTAACGAATCTTTTTCTGTTGAAGCTCCACAAGAGCCAGAAGAAAAACCAGAAGTAGAAGAAATTCCTGAAATTGAGATTTCTACACCTGAAGAACCTCAAATATTGCACGAACATGCTGCATTAGTTGAGCGTTTTGAAGGTGCAGTTAGGGAGTTAACTTCTGTTCTTCGTGAAATGACAGGCTCTGGTTTTGTTGGTGGGGAAGCAAAAACTACAGTCGGTCGGATTTCTCCTAATTTCGCAGGTACTCCTAAAAAGTCACGAAAAAGTAGAAGGAAGGACCTCTTAAATATTTTAGGAAAAAAATGATGGATATCCTGGATCAAATTCTTGAAGCAAAAGGGAAAAGATACCCTTCAGGCAGAGGTAAGTACAGCACTTTAAATAAGTCAGGAAAAGCCACTGCTATGAAATCCAAAGTTAAGGTATACGATACCTTAGAAAAGGGTGTTTGTGCAGGATATCCTGGACAAATGATGTCAACAAAAGGATCCAAGAGAATTTATGTTATTACCAAGCAAAGGAAAAAGCAAAAGTCTCAAGTTCCCTCTTGCAGCGGTAGAGTAGCCAAAGGGTTTACCCCTGGAAGCTCTACTCCATCCTCCGAGTTTTCAAGCATCAAAGCGCATTCAGTTAGGACCATGAGAAAACACGGAAGGCAGAAGTCCAAAAAGTTCGAAAAGTATAAGGAGCACAAGTAATATGATTTTAGTAGATACATTTATTTTAGAAGAAATGGAAGTTCTAACCGAGGAAAAGAACGGTCAGACATGTAAAAAACTTCGCGGCATTTTTCAAAGAGCAGATGAAGCAAACAATAATAAGAGAGTGTATTCTAAGGCTTTATTGGAGCGCGAAGTCACTAAGCTTACTGATGCTTTAAATGAGAGAAGATTGATGGGCGAACTAGATCACCCAAGCCATGACTCTGTTAAATTAAGCAATGTTTCTCATCTTATTACAAACCTTCATGTTAAAGGCAACGATGTTATAGGTGAGTGTGAGCTTCTTAATACTCCCGCAGGTAAAGTAGCTCAAGCCTTGGTTGAAGGTGGTGTTAAGATTGGTATTTCTTCTAGAGGTATGGGCACTCTTTCTGAGGGTGACAATGGAACAAAGAAAGTTAATGAAGATTTTAAGTTAGTTACTTTCGACCTTGTTGCTGATCCATCCACTAGAGGTGCTTTCCCTACTCTTGCAGAGTCCACTCAATCCGATTTAGTAGAAAACATTGTTAAGGATACTTTAGATAAAGCAGCTAAGGAAAAGGTGTTTACTACTATTCTTAAGCAAAAGATTACTGAAAAAACCGCCAAAAAGGGTGGTAAAAAAGATCCATTACACTTGTTCAGAGGTGATGCTAAGTTCGGGCACAACAATCCTAATGCTCGCAAAAGAAAGCACAGAACTTATGATAATGCAGAAACACCTACTGAAACAGTAAAAGTACAGGAGTATACTGGTGGTCATGGTGGAAACCCCCACGCTGGTGAGCCCGAGCACCTAAAGGCTGCTCGTAGAGGCAGTGAGATTCTTTCAAACATTAAGTCTCAAAAAGCCGTTAAACCTAAAGCTCCAGCAAAAAAGAAAAGTGTTTTTGGTAAAGTAAGCGGAGCGGTAAAAAGATTACTTCCAAGTTCTCAAAACGATAGCACTAATTATACTCTTTTGCGCTCTTCCTTGGATCAAAAATTAAATGAATCTAAAAAAAAAGATAAAAAAGGATTAAGCGATAAGGACGCAAAGATGCTTGCTCACGGAGGTTCGATACAGAGAGCCGATAAATGGGCTAAACAAATGCGTAGTGGAGAAGGTGCTAAGGCCCCTGAGACAGGCAAGATTATACAAGGGCTGTTAAAAGACCTTTTAAAAGATAAAGATAACCCTGCGGGAACAGGTGCGGTTCCAGACAGTGCCTGGAAAAGGTTTAAGGATAGAACAGGTAAATAATTACAAAAATTAAAAAAAAGTTAATATAGTTTATATTAACTAATAAATAAAGATAGAAACGGAGTTTATTATGAGTAATAAAATGGAAAATCTCGCCTCTTTACTTCCTGAAAATTTAAGTGAGGAAGCACTAGAGGATATTGCGAACATCGTTGATACAGTTATAACTGAACAGGTCAACGAAAGAGTTCAAGATTTGGAGGATAAAGTTTATTCTTTCCTTCGTCTCAAGATGGACTCAATTAAAGAACAAGCTATAAGAGAATTAGAAGCAGAAGATGATACTTTTAAAAATGCCAAAAGCTTTGAGTACTTAAAGTCACTCATGGCTATTGAGCTTTCTGAAAGTGATAACGAGTCTGCTGTCGCTCTTGTATCGCAAGAAGCTCAAGAGATTGCTGAGGAGAATCAGCTAATCATTCATGAGCTTAACGAAGCTCTTATGGAGAATGCTAAGTTAGAAAATACTATCAAAGTATATAATGACAAGTTAGCATTAATCGAAGAGAAAAATCAGACACTTCAGGAAAGCGTACAGCATCTTGAAGGTGTAGTAGAAAAGCCTTTCAAATCAAACGAAAGAGCTTTAGTTATATCAGAGGAAGTAGACTCTGAATCTACTACGGTTGAAACTCAAAGTAATAATGAGTTCTTAACCGAAGATGTTATGGCGTTTATGCCTTTCAACGAAACTAGGAGAAATTAATTATGGATATTATGCCCACAGACGGAATTAAGAATGAAGTCGTAGAAAAATGGGAACCAGTTCTTGAAGGGATAGGCGATGACTACGGAAGAAGAGTAACCGCTCAACTTCTTGAGAACCAAGCTAAGTCGATTATTTCTGAAAAACTTCAGGAAGCAGTCGATACTGGTGGTACACAAACTACCGTAGGCCGCTTAGGTACTTTCCAGAAGTTTGCTTTTCCTATTGTTCGTCGCGTTTATCCTGAACTAATCGCTAACAATATTGTTGGCGTTCAGCCAATGCAGGGACCTGTCTCACAGATCTTCTACATTGGTAACAGTCGTGTTGACGGTGGTTCTGAGCAGCAGATCTACAACAAGTATCAACTCACATACAGAGGCTTGACCACTAACCCAATCTTCTCACAAGGAAACTACGATATGGACCAGACTAATGGCTCATATGATGACCAGTTAGTTGTTGGGAACGCTGGATGGGCACCTTCTGCTCTTGCAGGTAGAGATCTTACTACATCTGCTCTCTTCATGAGTGCTGGTGCTAATGGTCCTTACGCTTCTGCAACCATGGGTGGTAAGATTGCTTCTTGGCCTGCCGAAGGTGATCTCGGTCGTGACGATACTGGATCGACTCGCTCTGGTCCTCACGGAATGATGGGCTTTAATGTCTCTGCTGGTGAGCGTTTGGCTGGTTCTGGTATTCCAGAAATGGTCTTCCACATCGAGCAGCAGCCTGTTGCAGCCCGTACTCGTAAGATGAGAGCCCTTTGGACTCTTGAGGCTTCTCAAGACCTTAAGGCTTATCACAACCTTGACCTTGAGCGGGAGCTTACTGACATGCTTGGTAAGGAACTTCGCCTTGAGATCGACCGTGAGCTTATCGAAGATCTTCGTATGCTTTCATACGATGTTGATGATACACTTGCAGACAAGGGATCTAAGTGGAAGAAGGCTAACCTTGATCAGGCAAATTCGAACAACTTTGTTCTTCAGCCTGACATGGCAACTAATGATCCTGCTGCTGACTTCTTGTATGATTACACTACAGGCACGGACAATGCAGGAACCCACGAAAATGTATTCTTATACGATTTCTCAACTTCTGCTCTTGATTTTGCACCTCAGCATGTCGGTCATGTCTATGCAAACTTGCTTGCAATGCTTAATCTTATGAGTCAGGACATCTACAAGACTACGATGCGTGGTCCTGGTAACTGGATTGTCTGCTCACCTCTAGTCGCTTCAATGCTTCACTCTGCTGCAAAGCTTGAGGGTGGTGTTGATAAGGTTGATGGTCCCACCAATGTTGGTGGTAGTAACATTGAGTACAAGGGTAAACTTGCTGGTCAGTTTGATCTTTATGTCGATCCTATGTACCCAGAAGATGAGCTTATGATGGGTTATAAGGGTGCCAATGCTATGGATTCAGGCTTTGTCTATTCTCCATACATCCCACTCCAGACTCTACCCACCATCGTTGATCCCACCGACTTCCAGCCCAGGAAGGGGATCCTCACCCGCTATGGTAAGGCAGCAGTAACCCCAGCCTCAAGATACTATAGAATCTTGAGACTTATCGGGCCTACCGCTAACTTCCTCTTCACCCCATTCGCTAAGGTGAAAGGCGGGATGGCATAAGCCATAATGGTTGAATGATTTAGATAATAAATCATAAAGAAATAGAGGGGCCAGGGAAAATTACTTCCTTGGCCCTTTTTCTTTGCCTATATAAAGTAGAATAATGTATACATACAAAAGCTCCTGCCGATTCAGGATGTTATTATATGTTGGTGGTGAGATACTTGAGATTCGCCCTAAACAAATAATAAAAACAAAAGAAAAGCTAGATTATCCACAATTAACTTTAATTGAGGAAAAGAAACGAGGTAGACCCAAAAAGAAGGTAGAAATAGATGGCGACAAACAAGACATTTCCAAGACCGAGGCTTAATGGTTACGGGACAAGTTTTGGTAATAGAAATAGTTCTAAAGATTATGGCTATGACCTCCTTAACTATACCCCAGAAGGAGATATTGATCCTTCAAAACTGAATAAAACTAAACTATCAGATGGGGTAGAGTTTTCCCCTTTTGATGAACTAGTTAAAGACTATGTTTTGGGGATGTTAGGTCATCCTATTGTTCGTGTCGAACTTACACATTATCAATTAAAAGCGAGCATAGATGAAGCTGTTACAAAGCTAAACTATCATGCTCCATTATGGACTATGCAGTATGCAGTATTTGAAGCTTCTGCTGGTCAGAATGTATATGAACTTCCTACATATATGATTGATAATTTAAGCTATATTGTGTACAAAAAATCTTTACTTAGTATCCAATCGCAAGCAGGAACGCTTGAATTTGACTTTTTTATTAAGTATTTTCAAGAGAATTTCTTGTTTGAAAACTTTGGGGTAGGTGATTTCTACCTCCTCCAAAGTATGCTCGAAAGTACACGAAAGATTTTAAGTCAGGAAGGCTCATATAATATTTTAAATAACCGCTATGTGCAGTTATATCCTGCTCCTGTGATGACCCCAGAACCTGTTATTATTGAGTATAGAGCATTAGATTCTAATACTATACACCCTGCTTATGTTAATTGGATTCAAAGGTATGCGTTAGCGGTAGCTAAAGGTGTATTATCACAGGTTAGAGGTAAATATGGACAGGTTCCTTCTCCTGGAGGGGGTGTCTCACTTAATGCTCAACAGTTAGCACAAGAATCAGCCGCAGAAAAGCAAGCTCTTATGGAAGAACTCACTTCGCAGATCGAAGAACCACCCGTGTTCACTACATACTAATATGGATAAGAAAAAATTACACGATATTCTTACAGAAAGACAAGCTCTTAAAGAAAATATTAAGAGTGAATTTGATGATCGAATTGATGAATTGTTATCTTCTACCCTAAAAACCAAGGCGGGGAAGCTTAGAGGCTCATTAGGAGCAACAGCAAAGCGTATCAAAAGAGATGTTATCGGAACAGCGGACGATTACCGTTTCGGTTATAGGAAAGGCTATATGGGAGCATCAATGAAAGCTCAAGCCAAGCGTGATGCTATGGTTGGTGGTGTGATTGATCCTAACACTGGAGAAAGAGTAGTAGGAGATAAAGCTTGGGATATCGCACAAAGAAGAATGGCAGACAGAAGATTGAAAAGCGGTATTCCTACATGGTCTGATCAATGGAAGATGAACGCTCCTACTGCTGCTAAAAGAGATGAGTTTGCTAGAGACTACGAACTGAGACAAGGAAGGCCACTTCCTGGATTTACTTCAAGATATGGAGATGTACAAAGAACAGAAGTGGATCCTGACACGGGTAAAGTAACAAAGAAGACAGAGTTCGGATTTCAGCCAGGAAAGCAGCAAACTGGAACCGCTGGAAAGTACATGAACCAAACAACTCCAGATAGGATCAGGAGAAGAGAAAGGCAGCAAGCTCAAGCTAAAAGATTGGCTGGTGATCCTGACACAATAGCGACATTTAGAGCCGCAGCTAGAGCTAAAGGTTGGGGTGGGGAATACAAACAAAGACCTGGAGATAGAACGGACCCCTCTTATCCATACACAACAGGGACTCCTGAGACACAAACTGTTAGGACTCGTAAACCTGGAGAAACTGATTTCCGAGATATAGAAGTAGGAACAGGTAGAATGAAGAGACCTACTGGGATCTCTAAGACTGGCAGACCTATTAGTAGAGGAGGAGTTCCATGGTGGCAACAGGGAAGAACAGAAGCACCACAGGAGGTTGAAGTTGAGCGTATGCCTCCTAAGGAGCCAAAACAACTCCCAGGAACTACCAGACCTAAAATCGCAAGAGGAGCAGACGATCCAGTCGCACTTCCTCCAGGAACCACCAGACCTCAAATCTCAAGAGGAGCAGATGACCCCGCTGCTCTGCCTTCAGCAGAAAGACCTCTTCTCACTAGAGGTCCAAACCGCGCAGAGCGTAGAAGACGAGGTAGAAAAGCGAGACAGAAAAACCTTCCACCTCAACAAGGTTCTATGGGCGGGGCTTCGGTAACTACAGCAGGTGGTAGAAGATCAGGTGTAAAAGGGGCTGGAGGAAGAGCCACGAGAAGTGTACAGCCTAGAGGAATTGGTGCCTCCACGGAATTGGTGGGGCCTCGCCTTTCTGAAATGATGCAAAAAAGATTAAATAATGCCTAAGAATTTTAAAGTTACTACAAATATGCCACCCCTCCCTGAAGGGGAAGGCAGTAGTATGCTTAACTTTTTTGATCAAGAAAACGCAGATATTAATCTTTTTAATCTTGTTGACGATGAGCTAATTAAGATCTCAGGCTCTGAGCTATATTACTACAAATATTATCAGAGTGAAGATCATGATGATGTATATCTAGAATCTCGTAATAAGCCTATGGCTACAGAACCAATCGTTGTTCATGGTCACTATGAGCCTAAAGCTTTGGAGGAAAACCTCTCAGAGTTTGGGATCGAATTAACTAATGAGCAGTTGTTTGTGTTTAATAAAAGCTACATTGAGGAGAGATTAAATAGGATGCCCCTACCTGGAGATGTTATAAAACCTAAATTCCAGGAGCAGAAGTACGAGATCTTCCAAGTTCAAGAAGATAGCTTTGAAATTTATGGCGTGTATCATCTCGTATGCTCTGCTAAACTTCTCCGCTCTAGCGAGGAAGTGCAGGACACACCAAACTTACACACAACTGATGAATTAGGAAGGTATATGCATGGCGATTGAGGGTAGATCAGCTAATGAAAAGCTTCGTGGGTATCTGATGGAGGCTACTAAAAAATCCACTTTACCTGCAAAAGTTTATAAAGAAACTTTGAGGTCTCTTATTCATGAGTTCGGTAACTTAGGGTATATTGATGCTGAGGGTAATTTTACTGATGTAAAATGTTTTCACGCAAACCCTGAGCGGACAATCGCAAAACTATATCAAGACAATAATATTATTCTACCTGTAGTCACTGTCGGACAGACTAAGATTGATGATGACCCCACTAGGCGTAAGTATAAGCCTATTATTATTGCGAGTAAGTTTTATAATGAAGAAACAGCTAGAGCAGAGAGGGTGATAAGCTTTGTTGATAGGCCCGTAAATATTAGCTACGGTGTTAGTATTTGGACCAAATACATGGAAGATATGGATCAATTAGCAGAGCAAGTAAGGCTTAAGTTTAATCCTAGCTTGTTCTTTATTACTCCATATAGTAAAGATACGAAAGCATTCTTAACCGATGAGGCTAATAACTCTGATGTAACCGCAGGGGATAGGGAAGACAGGCTTATTCGAAAAACATTTACAGTTTCTGTAGAAACTTATATCCCCAGCCCAAAATTTAGGTATACCTCTACTGGGAAAATAGAAGAATTAGGGGTTGATGTCCATTTAACCTAAAAAAATAATCAAACTTAGTTACAAGGTATAGTAAATATAATAGAGGAATTATTATGAAAAGTATCACCAATGATAGTTTGCAGGGATTTGAGATCCACATTAACACTCCTAAAGGTAATGTCACAAGATGGCTAAAGCCTAAGGAGACCATAGTAGTTCCTTCCTACTATATTACAGAACAAGTAAAAAATATGCAGAAAATGCAGCTTTTGCGTTTAAAAAATGCTTAGGAGATAAGTTATGCCAAATTTTGTAAGTCCAGGTGTCTATGTAATTGAGAAAGATATTAGTGAATACACCCCAGCGACTAACCCATCTATTGTAGGTGTGGTTGGATTTGCTGATAAAGGAGAGCCTCATAAGCCTACTCTAATTACTAGCCCAACTCAACTTGTAAGTACATTTGGTGAACCTAGTGACGATCTAGCAGGTCAGGGAATTCAAGGTGCATTAGAGATTCTTGCTGGTCCTAATGGAACAAATCAGCTATGGTTTGTTCGCGCAATTGACGACAATTCTGCTCAACATTCAGCAGCTAGTCTTTCTTTAGGTGCTTGCCCTGCTTTACTTGTTAATGAAGATATTTTTACTGGTGCAACTGAGGGCCTTTGGATTGAGATTACCGTTCGTGACAATAATAGCGATTTTGGGTTTCCAGAGGAAGTTAGAACTTTCCATGTTCCTTCCCCAAATGGTCAAAGCAATGCAGAAGCTTTAAGACAAGCAATAGGTGGATCTTTAATTTCTGATAAGGTTGGTGTTTTTTGGGATAATGATGACGATAGTGACTACTTAAGCTCAAATTATGGAGTTTTAGTTGGCTTTGCAGCAGGCGAAAATGCTGAAATCACAGCAAGAGCATATACTAGTGCTGACAAAGGCTCAGAAGATGAAGTAGACGCTGCCTTTGTTGCATTAGGTCGTAATGGTGAGCCTTTGCTGGTAGAGGAGGGCGAAGGTGCTGGAGAACCTGATTGGCAAACCACAAGTACCGCAAAAGGTTGGACTTATGCAGCAGGATCTTTTGATTATAGAGTAGAGTCCTTGTGGCCTGGAGCAGGGTATAATGAAGTTATAGGGGTTGGCGGTGCCGTAAAAGGTAATGCAGTTGCTACAGAACCCGCTGGCGGTGATCAGTCTGTTTTGTATGTTTATGAGAATGGATCAATTTTAGAGAACTTCACAGTGTCTCTAGGTTCTGAAGCTTTTGTTGAATCTGTTATTAATACAGGTAATACAGAGACAACTTCTGAAATTATTCGCGGTAACTTACGAGATACAGGTAGCACCTTTGAGGCTAATCCTATTCTCTTTACCAAAAAAATCTCTGTTTTGCTTGGTAATGCTGTGGTAGATGCTGGAGGAGCCGGTGACATCGAGCCTAGGTTTAGTAAATTCATGCAGGGAGGTATAGGTTTAGGCGGAGGAAATAGTGGCGCTGAAGAAAACACGACTGCATCCCTTGTAGGAAATGCAGCGACACTTCCTAAAACAGGAATGCAAGCCTTAGATGTAGAGGGCGTTCCAATTACTATGGCTATTGTTCCTGGTATTACCGACGAAGCTGTTCAAAATGAGCTAGTAGCATTAGCAGAAAGAACAAACGACTTTATAGCTGTTTTAGGTACTCCTCTTGCAATAGGTAATGCTCAAAACGCTATTGATTGGCATAATGGTAAATTAATCAGGACCTCCCCAATTAATAGTTCCTACGCAGCTATTTACTACCCTGCTGTGAAAGTATTCAATCCTTACTTAGGTAGGGATATCTTTATGGATCCAGGCGTCTATGGAGTTAAGCAGATGTGCTTTACTGATAGTGTCGCTGATCCTTGGTTTGCTCCCGCAGGTTTTGTTCGGGGTAGACTTCTTAAGCCTACTGAGGTTGAAGTTGATCTCAGTCAGGGAGACAGAGACTCTTTATACAGTGGCGGTAACGCAATTAACCCCATCGTTAATTTCCCTCAAAGAGGAATTACGATCTTCGGGCAAAGAACAGCACAGAGAGATCCTACTGCATTAGACAGAATTAATGTTCGTAGACTCTTGCTTGTTGTTAAGAGAGTTATTTTAGATGCAACTCAAAGATTTGTTTTCGAGCCTAATGATGAGATCACCTGGGAGAAAGTAAAGGCTACGCTTGATCCATTCCTAGATGATATTAGACGAAGAAGGGGAATTAATGAATTCAAGGTTGTTTGTGATGAAACTACAAACACACCTGTCAGGGTTGATAGAAACGAGCTTTGGTGTAAAGTTCTTATTAAGCCAACAAAGACTGCTGAGGTTATTGTTTTTGAACTCAACATCACAAACCAATCTACAAACTTAAGTTAGAATAGGAGAAACTAATGGCACTTACTGGATACTATGCAAACAATTTAAATCGGGATATTACGGATGGTAATACCATGCCCGTTATTTCTCAGGACATTGATTCAATCAGAGCTTATCAATGGGAAATAACATTTCACCCTCCACAAGAAGTTGAGATCGGTTCTTTTTCGAAGCCCTTAACTCTTGCAGCAAAGCAGGTTAATGGTATTGGTCTTCAGGTCGAAGATATTCCTGTACACAGGGTTAACGATCAAGTTTACTATCCTGGCAAACCAAGTACTGAAGAGATGACCGTCACCTTTGATAACCTTGTTAAGACTAAAGCTAATGTCGGCCTATTTAAGTACTTCCAAACCATTTGGGATCCAACAACAGGTGAGTTTACAAGCAGCTTCCTACAAACTCCAGGCCGCTTTAAGACTAATATTGAATTAGTACAACTCTCTTCTGACATGCAGCCCTACAACTACATTCAGTTGATTGGTTGCTGGCCTAAATCGCTTACTGCCGCTGAGTATAACTACGCTCAGAATGAGTTCCACACTTTAGAGATGAAACTTCGCTACGACTTTATTATTCATAGAGAGGATATCTCAACCCCTTAATAAGTAATGATCAGAATTAAAGGCCCAACGCAGTCTTTTACGCTGGGTTGGGCCTTTTCTTTATCTATAATGATATAGAATGAACTATTTTACTCAATTACTAGAAAGCTACGACAAGCTTAAAAAGCGACAGTTAAGTATTAAACTGGACGAGGTTACTGCTGCGGGTCAAGTTCCTACAGGAGATTATCAAACATTAAAAAAACAAAACCCCGAAGCGGCCAGCGAAATTGATAACCTGCTGATTAGACAGTTAGGGACCGCAGACCCTAAGGGGCCAATGCAGATGGGTACGGATATTCCCAACGCTCCTAACCCTGATAATCCTGAAAACGGTTATGGCGTTCCTCCAGGAACAATAGCAAAGGTTGTTAAGACTACTCAAGGGGAAGGCAATCCAACAGCCATACTACCACAGGGGCAAACCTTTATTTATTATCGAGGCTTTGGTGACGTTAAATCAGATCGCCCGATTATTAACCGATATGGTGAAGGTAATTCTCAAATATTTAGAAGATATAGAAACGCTTTAGCGGCACGGTTCGAAGGGGCAGCCCCTAAAAAGACCACTCCAGATAAACCTAAAACTCCAGAAGAAAAAGCAGAAGAGGAACGTAATAAAAAAAATGCAGAGCTTAGGCAAGAATTGGATCGTAATGCTTCGTGGGATAGAGCAGGTGGAACTTTTGAAAGGCATAGAGGTTTTAGGGATGATGGTCCTGATGGTCTTGAGGATAAAATAAAAGAGTGGATCGGTAACGGCAAAAAGTTAGCCGAAGATTATAGAGCACGAAATCCAGAAGGTAAAGACCACTGGGCAACTGGCGGATCTAGAGCAGCTAAAGGCAGAGAAACCCAAGCAGAGCAATCATATATTACAGGAAATGCAGGTGCAAGTTTAGAAAGAAAATTCGCTCTAGCAGAAGGTATTGATATCTCGTCTGAAGCAGTATTAGATGATAAAGGAAATGAGACAGGCGAAACAGACCTAATTGTTACACCAGTCGTTTTAGCGGAGAATGATATAGTTTTAATGCGAGGCGCGGCAGAGTCTGTAAACTTCTTATTTAGAGCAGCGTTGGGTGGAAAAGATTTTCAAGACTGTGGAAAAATGTCTACCTATGTTAAAAAACGAGGTGATAGCTATGTATTTCTAGCGCGGGGTGAGACTGAGCAAGGTATGGTTATACAATCTAATCCTATGCTAGACTACGCTGCTGAAAGAGCAGTGGATAACTGCGGTGGTATGCCTATACAACAAGTACCTAAAGCTAAGTATGATCCACAAGAACTCAATGATTTTAGAGGAAAAATCAATGAAGTTGCTATAACCAGCCTGCATATAGCGGGTCTTATTCAAAATGTAAAAGACCCTAAACAAAGAAGAAAAATATTAAAAGATCATCTAGACTATATCGCTGGTAAATTGCTTGAAGATGATTTTAAATTTAAAGCAGCCATGCAATGGTCAAAAAAGGTTGCAGCGGGGGAAGTGTCTACTGACACAGAAAGTCAAAAAATATACGAAACTCTTCAAGAGTTAGAAAAGATGACTGCGAACGATGAGCTTCTAAAAGCTTATTTTGTTTCGTTATCACGATTAGAATTGCCAGTCTTAGAAGCTCTAGAACCTGATCTTATTCTTCCAGTAGGGGTAAACACTGGACAAGGGTATGCAGATGATAATGTATATGGGTATTTAGATTCAGATGTAGTTGAAGCTAAGGTAGAGCATTTTCGTAGCAAATGTTTAGCACAGGGAGGGACAAACTGTGATCATCTTTCATTAGGGTATGAGACTACCACAATAGGTGAACTTCGAAAACAAGGAAAAGAAGCAAAGAATATACTTTCTCATTACGAATCTGTTTATAAGTCCGAAGGAAAAACCTTAACAGATAATACTCCAGTATACACAATCGGATCTAGCCTAAAAAGTTATTTAAGATTTGGAGGTTATAAAGCAGGTGAAAACAATAGTTGGGAGGACCGATCTAATGTCCTTAGAGAGCAGGGAGAGGGGGCTATCCATCCCGAGATGCACCAGCAGACAAGAACAGTTTTAGGTTTAGATGCTTTAGACGATACAGGGAAACCTATTAAGGGGGCTCCTACTTATGCTGGAGTTGTAGCGTATCAAGATAAGTTAGATGCAGATGTTAACGCGCTGAATACCGTCTTTCCAGGGGCTGAAGGCGTACAGGTAGATAAAAAAGGTAATGTAGTTCCAGGGGAGTGGAGTAATACAGGCGCTCAAACAGTATACAACAAATTAAAAAATCAGTTTTCCTACCTAGAAGGACAACAGGATAATGTTCTTAGATTATTTAAAGATGATAAGGGGTTTTGGCTTCCAATGACTCCAGAAAATCATGCATATATTAGCGAAAGAATGACACGCTTACTTACCACTGCCAGATACCACCGCGACGGCAATGAAAGAGATTCGAAAGGTAATCTTACTTTAAACGCTATTAACGCAAGAGCTAACGCAGCGTACACAATACAACTGCTGGGTGGTGCTGTAGGAGGAGGTTTTACTAATGTAAAAGATTTAGACTCTGGTACTACTTTAGTTGTTTCGCACCAAGCTCCTTTAGATGGTCCTACTAGGGGCATATTATATAATCCTGATGACTGGGATTTTGAAGGGTCAGGCAGTTCGCTTAAGATTACAAGAAGAGGTACAAAGCAATCAATATCGTTAAAAACTACAAGAAAAACAAGATCGAACTCATATCAGACTGGTTCTGCGGTAATGGTTAGCAAGGCATTAGCTGAAGAATACTCTATGATAAATGAAGCTGTAGGTGCAACAAATATAGATGATGGGCAAGAGTCGTTAATGTACAAGTTTATTATGGGACAGAAGCTTCTCTTAGAACAATTAGAGCAAGAATTAAGTATTAATTAGATCCAAATATCGTCGTTTAAAAGTAGATCTTCTAGTAGGTACATAGAATAATTATTATATTCTTTATTACTTTTTCTAGTTAGATCTATTTTTTTTATATCAATATTAAATGTATTAGAGCGTACAATAGCTATTATTTTTTGCCTATCTTGTTGAAATATCACTAACGGCTCTTTATTACATCGTTTAGAATCTTTTTCACATTGGTCTATAAATTTCCATAGCTCAGACCTTTTATTGAATAGACTATATATATTTTCTTTGTTATATCCTTTTTTGCATTCAATACAGAATTTAAAGTCTTTAGGAGTTATTAAATCTCCATAAATTTTTAGGTGATCTGGGATATTATGGGTTGTGGCAAACGCACCAGAGCCAGGAGAACGGCTAAACTCTTTTGTGTCGAATTTATTATTTAGCATTGTTGCTATCTTTCGTTCAAAAGAATGCCCCTTATTCCTACTGTTAACCTTTTTAGGTTTTTTAGTTTTTGTTAGTTTTGCTACATCAAAATTATCTTTCATACACTATTATACACCGACAGGAACCAGCAATGGATAAAACAAAAGAAGTAGCGATAGATATCAATTTATCCGATTGGTCAATCAAATTAAAAGAGAGGACTAGATCCCGAATGAAACTACAAATTAAACTAAACCAGATAGAAGCTCAAGCGTTTAAAAATTTCGCTGAGGTTGTGAAGCCTGACGAAATCTCTGACGAAGACTTCCTTAAAAGTATCTTCAAAATGGGCTTAGAGACTATGGAGTCTAAGCTAATGAGCGCAGTGGAAAAACACGCGGAAGAGAATAACATTGATCTAGAATCACTGCGAGACGAGGCAGGCTATGATTCTATTGAGGAACTGGTTGCTGAATCTGCAAAAGCAGATGGTACTGATGAAAACTAAGACTAAAAAAATTAAGTCAGATTATTACCTGACATTCCTGAAAAAGGAAAACGATCTCAACAAGATTCTGAAAGCCCATAAAAAAGATCCAAGGAAACTTAAAATTCTATTCGTTTCTTTGTGGGACGATTACTGCACTGAACTTGTTGATTCTTTAAAGAAACAGGAAGTTAACTCTTCCAAGAAGCAGCCACTGTATATTGTAGACAGTTTCCATATGCCTCACTCTTTTGTTATATACAAAACAAACAAGGTTCCGCAACTTGTAAAAATAGACAAGCATAAAGTCTATACTGAGGACTACTTGCCGAAAATATATGAGACCTTAGGGATCGAGTAGATCTTTTTTTAGATCAATGTAATTGTTGATCTTCTCAGTATATTTTTTATCCTTTGTGTATAAAAGCTTCAAATTGTTCAGTATAATAGTTGTGAAGTAATTAAATGCACTTCCGTTTTCTTTATTGAAGTTTTTTAATGTTTTTAATATTATTAGAAAACATTCCTGCTTCGCATCATCGAAGTCTAGCTTAAATGAAAATGAATTAATTATGTTCCCGATAAGGATATCGAACATAGCAAATAATTCATCCTCAGACTCAGCAGGACTTTCCTGATAAGCTTTAATTAGCTCCTCGAAGCGTTTGTTATCTATATAATGGGTTTTCATTACTATATCATAGTATGCGTAATCTCTATAGTTTATATAACTCTACTAATACCAACGATTTATGCTCTGGTTGTACCATTTTAGATAAAGAAAAACCGAGTTATAGCATCACAGACTATGATTCCCTAGATAAAAACGATGTTCTGTTTTTATCAGATTCTTTTTATCACAGGTTTGGGAAGCCGATGGCCTTTTCTAAGCAAGAGAAGGAACTAATTAATGCTTGCTTTGATCATGACGCTTCTTTTTCTGCGTCTATCAAGTGCCCGTCTGTAAAGGAGGCTGATATGTCTCCTGATAACATGAAGTTATGTAGACAGCACTTAGATTTAACGATACAAAAGGTAAAGCCTATATTAGTATTTACCTGTGGAAACCTTGCAATGAAGATGCTAATTAAAAAAAGTGGCATCACTGATAAAAGGGGAAGATCATATGATTATACAACTGATGAAGGACATTCTTGTGTTGTTGTTCCTATCTTTCATCCTTATTCTGTGGTTAAAGAACCTCGGCATAGGCTTCTCTTCGAAACGGACATTAGGAATGCGTATGAAAAGTATGTCCTCGAAAAGAAGCATGAAGGGAAGCTCCAATACAAAGTCCTAACGGATATTCAGGAAGTAATTAGTTTAGCTCAAGATCTAAAGGATACTGAAGAGACTTTGGCTATGGACATAGAAACCACAGGTCTTAACTTCCTTAAAGATAGCATCCAAACAATAGCCATCTCATCCAGAGAGACGAACTGGGTAATCCCTTGCGATCATAAGGACTCACCATTCAGAAAGGGAGAGCCCCACTATGAGAAGATGTGGATAAATCTCAGAGCCATACTAGAGAACCCAAAGAACAAGAAGGTATTTCACAATGCCAAGTTTGATCTAAAATTCCTGATCAATTACGGAATTTACACTAAGAATGTGTGGGATACTAAGATTATGCATCACTTCTTGGATGAGAACCTACCTAAGAGCTTGATGGACTTGGTGAAGTTATACTTTCCTACCGAGTTGGAGAGTCTTTAGGGGATACTAGCTTTTTTAAAGATGCTTTTAGCATTGTTAATCTTCTTTGGTTAGATCTGGTTAACATACTTCCTGCTTCTTTGTTACGAAGTCTTGCTCTTTGTACTGGGCGGGATTCATCTTTTGGGTTGTCGGCTACAAGCATTTCAAAAAGTTTATTGTATGAGGTAATACCTAAACTTCTTGACGCAATTTGCTGTCCGTATTTTCTTTGTTGTGACGCGACTCTTTGAATTGGGCCTTGTCTAGATGCTTTTCTTTGCAATTCTCTTTTAGCTCTTTGTTGAGTAATAGGTGCAATACCCTGCCCTCTTTCTATATTTCCGCGCCTTGCTAAAGATGTTTGGACTTTTGTTCTAGATCTTTGTTGCTGGATAGGGCTTAATCTTTCGAATAATTTACTCATAATCTTAACCTATAATTGGGCGTATGCCTCTGTAATATGTAGCCATGCTAACCGTAACAAACCCTAAAACTTTCGATTGGTCTTCGATGTCTTTATCAGATTGCTGTGAGGGCAATGCGGCTGATGCATATTTTACTTTGAAACTTTTTGATATAGTTTCAAACAAGTTAGAGGAAAATGGCTGCCTTGCCTTTGTGGAGCAAATTTTACCTGAGGCGTTAGATGTTTTTTCTGACATGGAGTATGAAGGTTTGCAGGTTAGTGAAGCAAAGTTAAAGGAGTTAGATAGGGAGTTGTCTAACCTTATTGTGAACCAAGAGGACGATCTGTATTCTTACCCACAGGTGGTAAACACAGACAACCTTGCGTCCAACAATGATTTAACTGAAATATTTTATACCCGAGAGGGAGGTTTTGAGCTTTACCCTCCTGACAAGACTGGAAGTGGAAAGCCTTCAGTCTCCGCTCCAACCCTTAAGCTATTACTCGAACAAATTAACTCTGAATTAAGTAGAAGATCATGAGTTCAAAGTGGCAATACAGAGAAGAAGGAAAGAAGATCAGTAAGAGGGTCATCAAAGATAAATCAACTGAGGATCTTCGTTCTGCTTCAAAATTTATTTCTGATCTATTAAGTCTTAGAAAGATCCAGAAACTACAGAAGACGTATATCCTGGGCACGAAGAAGGCCATTGATTACAATGGAAGGAGCAAGGTCTATGTAGACTACAGGCTTGACGGTACTGCAACTGGGAGGCTCTCCTGCGCTGCGTACAACGCGCAGAAACCTATGGGCGTTTCCTTTCATACTCTTCCCCGTGACACTGATACAAACATTCGGAGCATGTTTACTGCAAGTCATGACTCTCATTTTGTAACTGTAGACTATGCAGCCATGGAGTTGCGAGTTCTTGCTCATGTGGCTAAAGAGAAAAGTATGCAGCATGCGTTCAATTCTGGCGCAGACCTGCATACATACACGGCAAAGCTATTGTTTGGGAAGGATGATATTTCGAAACGGGAGCGACAGATTGCGAAGACGGTTTCCTTCTTAATTGTTTACGGTGGAGGCGCGTTTAACTTAGCTGAAACAATGTCCATACCTATGGACAGAGCGGAGAAGATAATTAAGAACTATCAAAGGGTCTACCCTGGAGTTTTTAGGTACATGGACCATGTAAATGAATTTATACGGGAAAATGGTTATGCATATTCTATCTTTGGTAGGAGAAGAAACTTACCTGATGTTTACTCCCGTGACAGGTCGGTAGTTAACAGAGCCTTAAGACAGGGCCTAAACTTTACTATCCAAAGTACAGCGTCTGATATTCTTCTTTGCGGTTTATTAGGTGTTGCTAGGAGGTTTAAGGAGAACAACTTAAAAGCTAAACCTGTTGCAACTGTTCATGATAGTGTGGAGGTAGTGTGTCCCAAAGATGAGTTGGATGTTGTTCTTTCAATCATACATGATGAGTTGGTTAATTATCCGACTATTAAGAAGTTATTCGGTATCGAGTTTGCCGTACCCCTAAATATAGATGTTGAAGTGGGAACTAGCTTTGGCGATGGAAAAGAGGTTGAGTTTGAAAACATTATTACTGACTGATTTACATTTAACACATAAGCCTATAGGGTTACTAGACGCACAGAAAGAATGTATTTTAAAAATATTTGAGAAGGAAAAACCTGACGAGGTTATTATAATGGGAGACCTCGTAATGGTTAGGCGACCTCAACCAGTGGTCCTCTCTGCGCTCCACGATATAATCAAAACCATAAGTTTGCATTGTCCTATGGTTTTGATTCGAGGGAATCATGATAGTGATAATAGATCCGATGATGGGTTAACAATATTATCTCTATTCGAATCAGACAATGTACAAGTTGTTACACAAACTACCCATGATTATGATAAAAAACGAACCTACATCCCACACTACGAAGATCAAGACAGGATTAAAAACATTCTACTTACTGTCCCAAAAGATCATAGCGTCTTTGGGCATTTTGGTTACGACGGTTGCCTTAACTCCGCTGGTGATGCTGATTTCGGGATTACTCTTGCTACTTTTAGGAACCGCACTTATTTGGGGCATATTCATAGATTCAAACAATCAGAATTAGTAACAATCTTAGGGACTCCGTATAGCACTAACTTTGGAGAAAGTCGGAAAGTAAACTATTATGCAACCATAGAGGATGGCGAAACAAAGTACCATGAGGTAACTTTTGGGCCTAGGTATCTTGTTGTAGATAAGTCTGAAGTAGAGTTTTGTCTAGATGATATTAATAATCCTGATTACTACACTCTTTTACGGGTTAACCTATCCTCAGGAGAAACTCAACCAGTCACAGATGAGCTAGATGTTGCTTCTGTAGAGTTTAAGTTTAAACCCGCTTTTGATGAGGAGATGCTTTCTGATTACAAACCTAAGCGAGACTTGTTTACCTTGAATGAAGTGATTTTAGAAGACTATATTGATGCTGCCCATACTGATTTACCTAAGGAGGATATTTTGGAGGGGCTTCGACTAATTCGAGATGAACATTAAGAAAGTAAGAATTCAGAACTTTTATTCCTTTAAGAACGCCACTTTAAACTTTTCCAAATCAAAAGGTATTGTCCTCATTGATGGGTATAATTATGATACTAAAGGTTCTAATGGAGCAGGAAAAAGCGTCCTGATTGAATCCATTTATTTTGGTCTAACGGGTAAAACTATTAGAAAAAGTACCGATGAAGCTTTAGTTAATAATCAGGAAAAAAAGAAGTGTCAAGTTGAGGTGTTCCTAGATGACGGTGTTAGGATTTTACGCCAAAAAAAGCCCACAAAATTGAAGCTTTTTATTGATGGGGAGGACAAAACACAGCACACTATATTCGATACACAAACCCTAATTGACGAGCGTTACAAAACAAATTATAAAGTTTTATTAGCCTCTATGTTTTTTGGACAATCGAATGATTTGAACTTTTTAGATTGTTCTGCTGAAGATAAGCGAAATATTATAAAGCATTTCTTAGCTCTTGATGAAATTTTTGTTATGAGGGATAGAATTAAGTCTCATAAGGCTGGTTTTTATCAAGAAATGAAGGAGCAAGATTCCTTAATAGATGAGCATAAGAGAACAATTTCCGAGTTCGATAAAAAGATCACCCAACTTCAAAAAGCAAAAGAAGAGTTTGCAAGCTACGACGAAGAGATTCTATCCTTATCTTTAGATGAAATTCTAGACCTAGAAGAGGCCGAGTCTTCCAGAGCTTGGCAGTTGACGAATACACAACAGGACATAGATAAATCTACGAAAAAGATTGAAGAGTTAGAGAAAGAGTCTCGCAAAGCACCCCAGAAGATTACTTGTGAGTGGTGTGGTGATTTAGTTGAGAAGAAGGTGAACAAAGAGGCGTTAAGTGATGAAATTAAGTTTCACCAAAAGCAACGAGAACTGCTTCAAGAGGAAATCTACGACCTAGAGGATGCTGAGGTTTATATTCCAATTTCATCCAAAGAGTTTAGTAAAGTACTAGCCTTTAAAGAGTTATGTAGGGATGAGACTAATTACGCCGAACTAATTCAAAGTTTCAATGAAAAGATTGCTGAAGCCAGCAAAGTGAAGGCTGGTAATAAAGTTAATTATGAAGTAATGCGTTTTTGGGAAAAAGCCTTCTCCCAGCAAGGCATAATTAAGTATATAATTAAAAATGTATTAGACTATTTGAACGACAGGATCAATTATTACTTGTCATTTTTAACTAATTCAAAGTATATGTTAAAATTTAACGAAGAATTAATCGAAGAAATTCATACTAACGGACAACGAGTGCAATATATATCATTGTCAGGAGGCGAACGACGAAAGGTTAATTTAGCAGTCACGCTTTCCCTTAAAGATCTTTTACTTTTAACGGACAAAACACAACCAAATTTACTATTTTTTGATGAAATAGCTGAGAATTTGGATGAAGAAGGTATAACAGGGCTCTACGGACTACTTCAAGAGATTAAGGAAAATAAAAAAGTTTTTGTTATCACTCACAATAGTCACCTAAAGTCCCTATTATATTCCTCTAAGAAAATTACTGTTACAAAAAAGAAAGGTGTGTCTGACATCAAAGGAAGAAAATGAGTAAAGCTGTATTAAGTGATCTAGGTCAGGAAATTTTTGAAAGTCGCTACGCCTACCCTGGCGAAACTAAGTGGGCAGAAAGAGCAAAGGTTATAGCTAAAACTGTTGCTTCCGCAGAAATTGATGAAAACAAAGAAAAAGTTGAAAAAGCGTTTTATGAAACGGTCGGTTCTGGGGACTTTATCCCAGGGGGTAGGATCATTTATGGCTCTGGTAGGAGTCGCGGTAATCACAACCTTCTTAATTGCTATGTTATTATTCCAGAAGACACTGTGGACTCCATTGGAAAAACTGTACAGGACATGTATCGGATCTCCTGTGCAGGTGGAGGTGTAGGCTTTAATGTTTCTAAAATTCGTCCTAAAGGGGATCATATTGGCAGTGTTGCTAACTCCGCTCCTGGAGCAGTCTCTGTTCTTCAAATGATTAATGAGGTAGGTGAACATGTCCGTGCTGGTAAGAATCGCAGAACTGCTCTTATGGGTATCCTTAATGTTACCCACCCTGATCTACTTGAGTTTTTGTCTGTAAAGTTAGATCAAGGACAACTTAATAATTTTAATATCTCTGTTGCTATTACCGACAGGTTCCTAGAAGCAGTAGAGCTAGACGAAGAGTGGTATTTTTCTTTTAATAATAAAGAATACCACTCCTACGAGATGTTGCGTAATGGTGAAGAGTTTATTTATGTAATAGGCATGGATGAAGAAGATGCTCTCGCTCGCGCCGAAAATTTCCATAAAAAAGATTGGAAAGATACATTTGTCTGTCAAGGTCGTAAAGACATAAAAGCCAGGGAGTTATGGGATTTGATCTGGAAAAATTCTGTAGAATCTGGAGATCCTGGCATCTATAACATCGACTTGGCTAATAAATACACTAATGTGTCGTATTTTGAAAGCCTTGATTCGACCAATCCTTGTGGGGAAATATCGCTCCCATCCTATGGAAACTGTTGC